GACTTCTTACATGGACAATGCGGCTACGACCAAGCCCAAGAAAGAAGTCGTAGAGGAAATAACCAAGTGCCTAACAGAGCACTGGGGAAATCCGTCTTCTCTGCATCCTTTAGGCCGTAATGCAAAAAACATCCTTGATTTCGGCAGAAAAACTGTGGCGAAGTTTATTGGGGCTCATCCGTCTGAAATTATTTTTACATCTGGAGCGTGTGAAGCAAATAGCCATGCAATCTGTGGTTATTTAAAAGAAAGTGATCATCGTCTTGTTACCACATCAATTGAGCACAAGTCGATCATGAACATTGCAGAGGCATATAGCGACAGAACAACCATCATCGGCGTAGACAGTAATGGGTTTGTTAACATGCAAGAATTGAGTTGGGCATTAGAAAGTCAACCGTCTTTAGTAAGCATTCAATATGCGAATAATGAAATTGGAACAATCCAAAACATCGCTGAGATCAGCAGATTAGTGCATTCGTACAAATGCATTTTGCATACTGACGCAACACAGATTATTCCAGATAGAAAAATTAATGTAAAAGGCGTCGATATGATGTCTTTCAGTGGGCAAAAGTTTGGAGCTCCAAAGGGCATTGGTGTGCTGTATGTAAAGCGTGGGATAAAGCTGCCTCCTCTGATTTATGGGTCGCAAGAGAATGCGCGTAGAGGTGGAACAGAAAACGTTCCATATATTGCTGGTCTCAGTGCAGCCATTGCAACCATCGAATACCCAACAGCAGAATGCAGAGATTGTTTTGTGAATAAAGTTTTATCATCAATTAGTGGTTGTTCGTTGGTTGGGTGTGCCTGCGATGATAATAGATTGAAAAATAATGCGTCAATTTATTTTGATGGTATCAACGGAGAAACGCTTGTATTGATGTTGGCGCAACGAGGCATATGTGTGTCGTCTGGCTCTGCGTGTAATAGCAACAATGCAAGCGGGTCTCATGTTCTTAGAGCGATTGGGATCAAGGAAAACAATGTGATCAGATTTACGTTTGACAATAACACGAAAGAGGAAGTTGATTTCGTTGTTGACGCATTAGTACAAACAATATCTTTGTTAAGATGAGGTATAAATATGGAAGTAAAGAAATTTGAAGGCGTAGAAGACGCAATTAAGCAATGTCCAAAGAACGATGTTATTATTGATAATATGATTAAGGCTTGGACATATATTAATGATGATAAATATAAAAAGATTATATGCTCTGTGTCGGGTGGGTCTGATAGTGATGTGATGCTTGATATTTGTTGGAGATGTGACAAAAGCAATAAGGTAGAATATGTTTGGTTTGATACTGGATTAGAGTATAACGCAACAAAAGAACACTTAAAGTTTTTGGAGAAAAGGTATGACATAAAAATTACAGCGTGCAAGCCAATTGTGTCTATTCCAACATCGTGCAGACAATTTGGACAACCATTTATGAGCAAAAGAGTAAGTGAATATATGGAGAGACTACAGCGTCACGGATTTAAATGGGAAGATGAAGACTTTGATGTTTTATATGCACGATATCCAAAATGTAAATCTGCGTTGGAGTGGTGGTGCAACAAAAGACCATGTGTTGCTTTTAACATCAAATACAACAAATGGCTCAAGGAGTTTATTATCGCAAATCCTCCCGATTTTTATATTTCTAATAAATGCTGTAATTACGCAAAGAAGAAAGTTGCAATACAATTAATCAAAAACAATAACTATGATCTAAACATTGTTGGTGTAAGAAGGGCCGAGGGTGGATTTAGACAAACTGTATATAAAAACTGTTTTGATAACAATGACAATGGGACAGATAATTATAGACCGCTGTTTTGGTATTCCGATAACGATAAGTGCGAATATGAGAAACATTTTGGAGTAGTTCATAGCGAATGTTATTCTAAATACAGATTAAAGAGAACTGGTTGCTGCGGTTGTCCTTATGGTAGGGATTTTGAAAACGAGTTAGAGGTCATCAATAAACACGAACCGCGCCTGTCTGTTGCAGTTAATAATATTTTTGGTGGCGCTTATGAGTATACAAGAAAATACAGAGAGTTTTGCAAGGAAAAGAACAACACGACAAAATGAATAAATTGTAAACAATGCAATGGTGTACTTGACAAAATGAATATTATATGTTATAATATCGACGCAACAAAATGAATTTGGGGTGATAATGTGAGCAATAACTATACGGTACTGCATTTGCATTCAGATATGTCAAACTGCGTGACAAACATCGACAGTATCACAAAATACCAAGATTACGTTAATAGAGCCAAAGAACTCAATATGACCGCTCTTGCATTTTCTGAGCATGGCTCGGTTTTTGACTGGCATGGCAAGAAAGAGGCAATTGAAAAGGCTGGGATGAAGTATATTCACGCCGCAGAGTTTTATGTAACAGAAAAGATATCTATAGACGAAAAGGGTAATCCGATTAAAATTCGTGACAATTGGCACTGCTTACTTATTGCTCGTAATTTTGATGGCGTAAAAGAAATTAACAGGCTAGCAAGTAAGTCGTTTAACCGCAAAGATGGTCATTATTACTATGCTCCAAGAATTGAATTGGGTGATTTGCTTGGAACGTCTGACAATATTATTGTATCCACTGCGTGTCTTGGTGGCATTTTGAATCGAGCATCGGAAGCAATTCAAAGACAATTTCTTGATTTCATCATTCGAAATAAAGAGAGGTGTTTCTTGGAAGTGCAGCACCACGACGTCGATGATCAAAAAGTCTATAACAAGAAACTTTATGAACTTAGCACGATGTATGATTTACAACTCGTAGCTGGTACAGATACGCACTCTCTTAATAGTGAGCACGCAGAAGGGAGAAAAATCCTACAATTAAGCAAAAGTATTAGGTTTGACGATGAAGACGGATGGGATTTAACTTTCAAGTCTTATGAAGAGTTATGCTCTGCTTACGAAGAGCAGGGGTCGTTGCCAAGAGATGTCTATCTTAGAGCAATTGAGAACACAAATAAGATAGCGGACATGGTTGAAACGTTTGAGGTAGATAGGCGTACAAAATATCCTCATATTTATGATGATCCAGATAAAACATTTAAAACAAAAATAAATAATGCTTACAATAAGCATCCGTTCTTGAAGACTCGCTATCCAAGCTCGCAAGTTATGAAACAAATCAGAGAAGAATATGATGTTTACAAGAAGGTCGGGGCAATTGACTTTATGCTTCTTGAGACGTATTTGAGAGAGTGGGAGCACGAAAATGACATCCAGTGTGGATATGGGCGTGGTTCTGTATCGGGCAGTTTGATTGCTTATGTGCTAGGTATCACCCAGATGGATAGTTTAAAGTTTAATCTTAACTATTTTCGCTTTATGAATCCTGGGCGTGTCACCAATGCAGATATTGATACAGACTACTGTTCAAAAGATAGAGAAAAAATTAAATACTTCCTACTACACGACAGAATGAACTTACCGCATATCAAGACAAGCGAGATTATTACGTTTAACACTATTGCCACAAAGGGAGCAATTAAGGATGTGTGCAGAGCGCTAAGTATTTCTCTTGATGAAGCACAACAGATTAGCGATGCCGTAAATATTGATGGAACTATTGATGACAAGTGGAAGGAAAAGTATCCAGAAGTTTTCAAATATGTTAACATTGTTTCTGGGACAATTGTTTCTATTGGCTCACACCCAAGCGGCGTTCTTGTAAGCGACAGGGAGATCGAGGCCGATGTTGGATTGTGTAGCCTTTCTACATCTGACTATCCTGTATCAATGTTGGATATGCATGGGTTAGATGACCAGATGTATGTCAAGTTAGACATCCTTGGTCTGGATAATATTGGCGTAATCAATGAATGTTGTAAACTTGTTGGCATTGATAGATTAACCCCAGATAACGTAGATCTTGAGGACGAGGCCGTTTGGCGTAGTATTAGGGATGACACCACGATGATATTCCAGTGGGAGTCTGATAGTGCAGCAGCTTATCTTAAGAGATTTATGTCAGACGCTGTAGTTGCTAAAGCGAAAGAGCAAAGCAAGAATTTTTCTTATATTAAGTGGTTCTCGTTTGGTAATGGATTGTTGAGACCAGCTTGCGCAAGTTATCGTGATGAGGTAGCAGATGGAGTATTCTACGATAATGGCTTCAAGGAATTAAATGAGTTTCTTGCTCCAGAGGCTGGGCGAGTATGTATGCAGGAAACCATTATGCAGTTTCTTGTTAAGTTTTGTGGATATTCTAGTGCGGAGTCCGATAATGTTCGTCGTGGTATTGCGAAGAAAAAAGGCACAGAACAGCTTCTTCCTGAAATCGAACGTAGATTTATTGAGTATTCGTCAACGCACTACGATATAACCAAAGAAAGATGCCAAGAAGTTATTAAGCCGTTCTTGCAGATTATTCTCGATGCATCTTCATACGGGTTTAGCTGGAATCATTCCGATGCATATAGTTGTATTGGTTATGTGTGTGGATTTTTGCGCCACTATTATCCTCTTGAGTTTCTAACCGCAGCCTTTAATACGTTTACTGGCAAGGAAGACAAGATTGTAGCTATCACAAAATATGCAAATAAAGTTGGTATTAAGATTTCTCCTCCAAAATTCCGCTATTCACGCAGCGGTTATCATATGAGCAAGGAAACGAATTCTATCTATAAAGGGCTAGAGTCAATCAAATACATGAATTCTAGTGCATCCGATAAGTTGTACGAAATGAAAGATATGAAGTTTAATAGTTTCATAGATTTTCTGGATATCTCTCCGCTTGATTCAAGACAGCTCGACTTACTCGTAAAGCTCGATTTCTTCTCTGAGTTCGGAAAGGCGCAGAAGCTCTTAAAGATTATTGATCTATATAACGCACTTCGTGGCAAAAAACAAATAAAAAAAGACAATACGGCAATTCCAATTGAAATTTTAGGTAAGTATTGCGTGTCTGAAACTGCAAAAATGTATAAGTTTGATGATGAAAACATGAACACTATGCTTACTTATTTGTGCTCTTGTATCCCAGATACAGATATCCCATTGCAGACAAAACTGCAAACGCAGCAGGAAATGTGTGGTTATATATCATATGTAGACCCATCTGCGCAGAACACGGCGGTAATCATGGATATTGACACTCGTTATAGTACATTCAGAGCACAACTTTATTGCCTTAGCAACGGTCAAACAACAGTTGTCAAACTCAAGAAAAAATCTTACGAGCAAATGCCTATTGCCGTAGGACAAGTAATCAAGTATTTTATTGATAAAAAACCTGGCTGGAAAAGACTTGAGGACGGTACTTGGTCTCAAGACTACAGTAAGGAAGACCTTTGGCTCTCCAGCTACACTGTCGTTTAACATGCGGCCGCCGCAAGGCGGCTAATTGTTAACGAATTGTAAATAAATCAACAAGGCGCTTGACAAATTTCGACAAATATGTTATAATATAGGCACTTCAGAACACGAGGAGCGATTATGAACATTAACGTTAACACAAAATTCAATGTAGAAGACTCCGTATACAAATCATATTGTTATGACGGAGAGACATTCATAAGCACAATGCCGTATACTGTTTGCAGAATAGTAATCAAAATAGAAGACGACGTAAAGATATTTTACGAGCTTCTACAGGATACTGGTCTGTGGCCAGAGTCGTATCTGTTCGGCACATATGAAGAATGTAAACAATTTGTAAACGGTTTCTAAAAGTACTTGACAAATTGTGGAAACTATGTTATAATATGTTCACAAAACGCGACAAAATGAAAGGAGAACACATGAAAAGAATTATTGCGTTTATCATTGCAGTGATTGCGTTATCAACAATGCTGGTATCTTGTGGCAACCAAGACCTGTTTGATACCAACAAAACGTACACGCGAGCAATCATCACTTACGGCGACGGTCAGACGTTTGACGTCAACATCAAGCAGTGGCGAGACTACGACGGAGAGCAACTTCAAATCATCGCAGATGATGGCACTGTTTATCTAGCAAGTTCATTCAACACGATTCTCATCAACGAGAAGTAAGAGGTGCATCATGAATCCAGTATTGATTTTAGGTGCATTTGCAGCAGGAGCATTGCTGTGGCTGCTGTGTTCGTTCTTATATAGACCGCTAGGAAAGCTCGGTTCTAGATTGGTTGACGATGCAAAAGAAGCAATGTTCGGAGAAAAAACAAAAGAAGAAGATAAGGAGAATTAATAATGAAAAAGGGTTATATTGGTGCAATTATTCTTGGCGCAATCATTTTTATCGGTCTGATTGTCTGCCTTTCGTGCTTGACAAAGGTTGACGCTGGTTATGTCGGTGTTGTTTACAACATGAGTGGTGGCGTTGATGGTGAGGTTCTTACGCAGGGCTGGCACTTCGTTGCTCCTACTAAGAAGGTTACGGCATATTCTATCGGTATCGAGCAGTCGTATCTAACTGAAGCAAGTAAGGGCGACTCTAAGAAGGACGAAAGCTTTAACATTCCTACCGCAGATGGTAAGACTGTCCGTGTTGACCTTGAGTTTTCTTACAAGTTTGATGCAGCCAGAGTAACTGATACCTTCGTAGCATTCAAGGGTCGTTCTGGTGAGGAGATTAAGGATACGTTCATCAAGCCTAAGATTATTGCTTGGACACAGGAGATTTCAGCAAACTATCCTGTAACTGATATCTTTGGTGACAAGAGAACGCAGATCAACGCAGAGCTTGATGTTTATTTGAGAGAGAAGTTCGAGCCTTACGGCATTATCATCGACACCGTTAACTTTACTAACATCTCCGTTGATGATGAAACTGCAGAGGCAATTCAGAAGAAGGTAACAGCTCAGCAGGAGCTGGAGCTGGCTGAGATTGAGGCTAAGACTGCACTGATCCAGGCGGAGAAGGACAAGAATGTAGCACTCATGAATGCAGAGAAGGATAAGGAAGTCGCTCTTACCAACGCGAACAGAGACAAGGAAGTTGCAGCAATTGAGGCAGAGAAGGTGCTGATTGCAGCAGAGGCAGACGCAGAGAAGGTTCGTATTGCAGCTGAGGCTGAGGCGGAGGCAAACCAGAAGATTGCAGAGTCTCTTACTGATGAGCTTATCAATAAGCTTCTCATTGAGCAGTGGAGCGGTGATCTGCCTATGGTCTCTGGCGATGGCAGCGTGGTTATTCCTACCGACATTCTGTCTAAGTAATTAAGCATATAGGTTGTGGGGCCTTCGGGCTCCGCAACCACCACAGAAAGGATAAAAGATGAAACATAAGATTAGATTGGACACTCTAAGTGATATTAATAGATTTGTAAGTATTTGCTCTCAGTTTACACACAAGATCGACTTGATTGACGGTGACAGTTATCGTGTGAGCGCAAAGTCACTAATTGGCGCTGTGGCGACCATGGACTGGTCTGAAGTATATGTAGAGTGTGAACATGATATTTATTCGCACATTGCAGATTTCGTGGTATGACGCGTACTGAAATCTCGTATTTTAACGCTGCCAAGGCTATGTCGGAATTGAGCGATCATAAGCAATATAAACTTGGGTGTGTTGTTGTAGATAGGCACAAAATTATTTCATCTGGACGGAACAGCCATAGTAGAACGCATAGTATTCAAGCTCAGATTGATACAAGGCGATTTGGCTGCACATGTCCAGGGTACAAACACGCAGAGGTTGACGCTCTTATTCCGTTGATTCGACGCGGTGTAGATTTAAGCAAAGCATCTATTTATGTTTATCGTCAGCATAAAGACGGACGACTTGCAATGGCAAAGCCATGTTGTGGATGTGAGCAGTTAATCAAAGAGTGCAAAATTAAAAAAATATATTACAGTATCGAAAATGGGTTTGCTCAAGAGAAATGGTAATTGTAAATAAATTGTAAACGATTACAAAAGCACTTGACAAATTAAGTAAATTATGTTATAATATACAAGCAAACACGACAGAATGAATGTTCTGCCGTGAATATGGGGGCTTAGCTCAGTTGGATAGAGCGCGTATAATTGAGGTTTGACAAAATCTTAAACTGCAATTTTACATTTGAGCTGGTAACTCCGAGGTCGCAAGTTCGAGTCTTGCAGCCCCCACTTAATATGCGCGGATAGCTCAACTGGTAGAGCGTTAGTAGTATTGTGAATGGGTTTAGACATAAACCTTAACCGCAATTTTCACAGAAAGATGGGGACTAAATGTTCGATGTTCGATTCATCGTCCGCGTACCACTTTAAAGGCACACACAGCAACTTAATACATATTTCTGCTGGGAATGAAATTATATTGTGCCTTGTTTAAAAAAGAGATGCTAACAGCAATGTTATTTACTAAGAAATTAAAGAATGATGATTTTATAGTTTAATAGCATCTCGATAAAGAGACACCGACAGCAATTTTAATGATGAAAATAATAGTAAATGGAACTTGCCGTTCACTCTATATTGAAGACGAATGGCATGCTTAAAATTGCATGACAGTAAATGTCGTGTATGCATATCATTATGGTGTCTCGCATGTCAACTATATCTTAAGACACATACAGCAATCTTAATGGAATAGACTTTTAATCTATATAACCTAATGTGTCTTGGATTGTTATTATAAATGAAATTTTGGAGGAAAACAAAATGAGTTTCATGAACGCAATCAAAAACGAACTTAACAATGAAAAGGTTTTGACAGAGAACGGCGCGGTAGCGTGGCGAACTACTGGTAAGAAGTTGCTCGATTTGAATTTCGCTGTGGCCTCTCTAAGAGGCGCTTCTGAGCAGCAAATCATCAACAAGTTTATGGATGCTTATTATGAGGACAAGGTAACCGCAATCAAGTGGCTGTTCTATTGCCGCGATGCAAGACAGGGAATTGGCGAGAGACGCCTGTTCAGAATTGTTATGAAGCATCTGGCTACTGAGAAGCCAGAGATTATCAAGGCAGTTATTAGACTTGTAAGTGAGTATGGCAGATACGATGACCTGTGGTGTCTGCTTGATACTAGCCTTAAAGATGATATTATTGTCCATATTCGTGAACAGCTTGCAGCAGACAAGCAAGCGATGAAGAACAAGGAGTCAATTTCCCTCTGTAGCAAATGGGCTCCGTCCGAAAACGCGTCTTCCGCAGAAACCAAGCGTCTTGCAAAAATTATTCGCAACGGTCTTGGTATGTCTTCTAAGGAGTATCGTAAGATGCTGTCTAAGATGCGCAACTACATTGATGTTGTAGAGCGAAAGATGTCTGCAAAGCAGTGGGGAGATATTGACTATGAGGCCGTTCCTAGCCGTGCAAACTTGATTTACAACGGTGCGTTCTTACGCAACGACGAGGATAGACGCAGAGCATATCTTGGTGCGCTTGAAAAGGGCGAGGCAAAGATCAATGCAAGTGTTCTGTTTCCTCATGACTTAGTTCATTCTTACGCTTATAGCCGCAGTGTAGACAAAGGTATCGAGGCTATGTGGAAGGCTCTTCCAGACACTGTACAGGGTTGCGGTAATACAATCGTAGTTGCAGATGGTTCAGGTAGTATGCAGTGTACTGTTGGCGGCAACACTGGTGTAACTGCTCTTGAGGTTGCTAACGCACTTGCAATTTACTTCGCAGAGAGATCTTCTGGCGAGTTCAAGGATAAGTACATTACTTTTAGCAGCAGACCTCAGCTGGTTGATTTTAGCGGCGCTTCTACTCTGAGAGAGAAGATTGCCATCGCACGTAGACATAACGAGGTTGCAAACACTAATATCGAAGCAACGTTCGATTTGATTTTGCAGACTGCTATTAACAACAACATGTCTCAGAGGGATATGCCTGCGAATGTGCTGGTCATTTCGGACATGGAGTTCGATTCATGTGCAACGATGGGTCCAGCTACGTCTTCCAGTTGGTACTCCAGCAGAGGCTCTCGCCCGACCGCCACTCTCTTTGACGCTATCGCTCAAAAATACGCAGCACATGGATATCAACTCCCAAGGCTCGTGTTCTGGAATGTTAATTCTAGAACTGGCGCAATTCCTGTTAAGCAGAATGATTTGGGAGTAGCCCTTGTCAGTGGTTTCTCTGTAAACGTTGCGAAGATGGTTATGTCGGGTAAACTTGACCCGTATGAGTGTTTGCTCGAGCAACTGAATTCGGAAAGATATAGAGCAGTAGAAGAGGCAATTAGATGAAATATTATGTAACGTCAGACGTACATTCCTTTTACAGTGAGTTCAAACAAGCTCTTGACGATAAAGGCTTTTTCACGGACTCTGACCCCAAGAAGTTAATCATTTGTGGCGATGCTCTTGACAGGGGTCTAGAGTCTGTGGAGATGCAAGACTTCATGATGGACTTGTATAACCGCGACGAGCTAATTTTCATACGTGGCAATCACGAAGATTTGTTGCTTGATATGCTTAATGGTTTCGACAAGTACGCAGATGCTATTGCCTGGGGTTATTCTCATCATGTCAGCAACGGCACTTGGAGCAGTGCGCTGCAACTTAGCGGCATGACAGAGACCGAGGCTCTGAGAAATCGAAATAAGTTCGTCTCTAAGGTTTTAAACTCTGATTTCTGCAAAACTCTCATTCCTGCAAGTATTGATTATTACGAGACTGAGCATTATGTGTTTGTCCATGGCAGCATTCCTTGTGAGACAAATACAGACATGCCAGCGCACTATCGTAAAGGCAGAACGTATCAGTATAATCCGAATTGGAGAGAAGTTCACGCGTCTGAGTGGAATACCGCAAGATGGTTTAACGGCATGGAACTTGCATGGCGGTACGATGTGTATGAGCCGTCAAAGCAAATCGTGTGTGGACACTGGCACTGTTCGTGGGGTTGGTCGCACTTGAAACTAATGTATAAAGAGTTTCCGAAGCCGACCCATGCAGATTGGAGTAAATCTTTCGAGCCGTTTGTTGATGAACGTGTTATTGCGATTGACGCATGTACTGCGTATAGCAAAAAGGTAAATGTATTAGTAATTGAAGATTGATATAATGTTGGTTTTAAGCAAGTAAAAAAGGTTACACATAATCCCCAGTTAGTGTATTAAATTGCAGGGCACCATAAGAACTAGCCAGCCTTTCCAGCACCAAGTTTATGCAGCAGTAGCTCAATTGGTAGAGTCTCAGTTTTCCAAACTGATTGTTGCGGGATCGTGCCCCGTCTGCTGCTCCACATCCTCGTGTAGGCTCAGTTGGTTAGAGCTTGTGCCTTATAAGCGCAGGGTCGGTGGTTCGAACCCACCCACGAGGACCATACGCCTCTTTAGCTCAGACGGAAGAGCAAAGGATTTCTAATCCTTGTGTCGGGAGTTCGAGTCTCTCAAGTGGTACCAGCGGAAACTTAATAAGTTGGCTTCTTATGAAAGTAGACTGGATAGTTACTCTTTTGAAACTTAAGAAGTACGAATATGACTGAAATTGTCACTCCGCTCCAAATATGTGCCCTTAGATCAGATGGTAGATCACATGACTTTTAATCATGGTGTCGGGAGTTCAAATCTCCCAGGGCACACCATCACACAGGGGAGTCGGTTAATGGTAAACCAGCGGTCTCCAAAACCGCGACTGGGAGTTCAATCCTCTCCTCCCCTGCCATAATAGTCACTTACAGCAATATCATGTTGTCTCTGCAAATAATTAGAGATGTAGTTTAGAGGTAGAACACCAGTCGGATAAACTGGAGACATTGGTTCGAATCCAATCTAAAAGTGACTAGCTCCTGGCGTCGAACGGGGATGTTCCCCGTAGCCTTCTCTTGGGTTGCCAGAACAAGAAAGTTCAAAGTCGGGCTGGAGACCTAAAACCCATCCAAAGTGGCGTTCTCTTGCGCCTAATCAAGAGTTGGGTGCCACGAAGCCGACGCCGTTTTGTGAGAAGTGGTTAATAATTAAAAAATACGTAAGCTGATAAACGGATAGGTGATAAGAGCTGTGGTAACGGAGTGAGATGAACGGCCCAACGTTAGACAAGTATGTTGCAATCGCACGGCTTTAAAAGTAGCGTAAACCGCAAACGACTGGCGGTTGAAAGTGCAGAACTCAATCATTCATAAGAACAGACAACATCGAATGCGGGTAATAAATATGAGATGAAAGTCGCAGATTGAGAAGTTCATAAGAGAACTGATATGGAGCGGTGAACCATATTGAACTACAAGTTAGCCCGACAAGGGCAAAAGCCAACAACAGGGATAGTCGTTACCCGATATACGACACATAAAAGGTCGGGTTCACATTATTTGAGGCTGCGGAGCATCTAAAAATACCGTATCGCTACTTATCATTAGCGGTTGTTGGGCGCGTCAATGTTCGTCATATAAAGTCCTTTCGTTGTCTGTTGGCGCAGACAACAAGGTTAAGGTGGTTGACCTCTAGAAATAGTTAAAAATCACCATTCAACATTGGGAGTTCGCCAAGAGGCAAGGCACGGCACTTTGACTGCCGCATTACACTGGTTCAAATCCAGTACTCCCAGCCATATCGAGATGTAGCGTATTGGCTACGCGCTAGTTTTGGGAACTAGATCAAGCAGGTTCGATTCCTGTCATCTCGACCATACTTATTGAACAATATAAGGAGACAGTTTTATGATTAACACAACAAGATTAAGATGCGCAATCGGATGGCTTGGATGGGCGCTGCCATGGATTGTCGTACTCCTGCAACTATGTAACGCCGTATTTATGTGGCCTACATCTATCTCTGCGACATGGTATACAAATGCATGTACTCCGTTTATGATTATTTTAGGCGCCGCTGGCATTTTGCTGATGTGCTACAAAGGCTATGACATCGTGGATGACATTTTAAACACCTGTGCTGGAATCTGTGGACTTGGCATTTGTCTATTCCCGTGCTGGGTGCCAGGATATAGTGCAAACGATCTGGTTGGCACATTCTTAATTCCCATGCATATCAGCGACACATTACACTACATCTGCGCTGTTCTGTTCTTTGGCATTTTGGCATATAATTCATTCTTCCAATTTACAAAAAGCTCTGGAAATATGACGAGAAACAAGAAGATTAGAAATATCATTTATCGAATTTGCGGAATTGGTATGGTGCTATCGTTTGGATTGTTGCTACTTCCCGCGTTTGATATTCAAGTCTGGTTAATGGAAACTATCGCGCTATTTTTCTTTGGTGTGTCGTGGCTGACAAAGGCAGACTGTTATAAATGGTTATTTGCAGATAAAAAATAAAAAGGAGAACAAAAATATGAGTAATAAGACTACATGGGATTCAGCCGTATCAGCAACCGCTACTAAAGTCACAGGATACAACGTTTGCGACGGCTTGACTTCATGCTCTTCGTACATTTCTGAGACGATTAGCATAGGGGATAATTATGTCACCCAAGACCAGTTAAAGAAAGCCGTTCAAGATGCAACAACGCCTAAGCAGCCAGACGTCTCGCCCGAGGTAAAGTCTACAATGCATCACGATGGCCGCAACATTTCAATCACAACTTACGACAATGGTTTCAAAAAAGCAACCAAGAATCTTCTGCCTGATATCAAAGATATTATCACATACAACGATAGAGTTGTTATTGTGAAGTTCGTAGATGGCACGCAGGAGAAAGCAGTCCTGTACCCCGACGATAAGTTTACTATTGAACAGGGCATCTCTATTTGTCTTGCGAAGAAGCTGATGGGTAGCAGTTCAATCTACAACAAGGTGATTGAATATGCGCTTGATATTGTAGACAAGAAAGATAAAGCACTGCAGCAGAAGATTGCAGACGAGGCTGTAGCAAAAGAGAACGCTGCAAAGGCAGCAAAGAAGAGAGCAGAGCGTAAGGCTCAAAAGAGAGAAGAGTACATTAAGACGCAGGCTGAGATTATGGCTCGCGCAATGGCAATGTCAAAGGAGAATAAGGCATGAGAGAACAGATGATTATCAATCGTATCGCACTACTGCAGTCAAGAAAGGCAGATAACGGTAACATCGTGGCAAAGCTTGAAAGAGAACTGCGCAAAATTAGAGCACACAACAAAATGAATTGACGATTTAATTCGCTCCTGGTATAATAATTTTACACAACAAAATGAATTATACTGGGAGCGTGATTTTACATGGAAATTCAAGAAGTAAAATATGATTGGGCTGGAGCTTTAGCAAAGAGGAATACTATTAATATGATAGTTTTACATCATGCCGATGCATCTACTTGCTCCGCAAAAGACATCAACTGGTGGCATATCCAAAATGGCTGGAGTGGAATTGGTTACCACTATTTCGTAAACAAACAAGGTAAGATATTCAAAGGTAGACCAGATGACGCAATAGGGTCTCACGCAAAAGGATATAACTCAACAAGTCTTGGTATATGTTTTGAGGGAAGATATAACAAAGAGATAATGCCACAAGCGCAAATAGAGGCGGGCAGATGGTTAGTGTCATATCTAAAAAAGAAATACAACATATACCAAGTTGTTGGGCACAGAGATCTCATGCAGACAGATTGCCCAGGCAAGTTATTTCCGTTTGAGTCTATCGTTAAAGATGGCAAAGAAAACCCAATATTATCATTCCAAAGAGCTGCAACGGCTGATGGATTTAAGTTTCCTAAATTCGGATGTGACGGCAAATTCGGCGATGAGACCAAAAAAATTATGCAACAATGCGTAATTAAAAGGAGACTTTTCTATAAATATAAGAACGCTACAAAGCTTGCGCAAAGATTATTGGGCGTAGAGCAAGACGGTCTATGCGGCAAAAATACCGATGCTGCAATAAGAAAGTTTCAAAAGACACATGGCTTAACGATAGATGGAGCAATCGGCTTTGCTACGTGGAGTAAACTTCTCCATATAAGCTAACAACACAGGACGAGTAACATCGTCCTTTTTGTAAACAAATTGTGAATAATAACATACATATATTGACAAATTTAACAATGTATGATATAATATGTACACAACAAAATGAAACAAGGAGTGACAAAATGTATGTATGCTTAGATTGCTTAAGTAGGTTCCGAGAACCAAAGATATACGTCGAGACACATGGACTGGATACTCCGCCATATGAACAACGATATGGCTGCCCACATTGTGGTGGAGCATATGCAGATGCTTTTGTGTGCGACTCGTGCGATGAATGGATTTTAGGGGATTATATCAAAACGACAGATGGTAATAGGTATTGCGAAAGCTGTTGGCAACACATGGAACTTGGAGAAGAAGGATAACAAAAGATGAAGTTTTATTTAGATTTTGAAGCAACGCAGTTTTCTCAAAGGATTATTTCCATTGGGTGTGTTGCAGAAAACGGCGATACTTTTGCCACACTAGTAAAGCCGTACAAGGATAAAGTCAGTAATTTTATTACAACTCTTACTGGCATCACAAACGAGATGATAGCAAACGCCCCAGGTGCCGACGAGGCTTTTGGCAAGTTTTATGATTGGGTGTTAAACATCAACGACGACAATGCCCCAGAGTACTTCTGTTATGGCGACTCCGATAAAACATTCTTAGACAGGACAATCAGTCATATGAAAGATACCAAAGCAATGATATTTGTATCATCAATCAAAGGTATGCTGACTGACTATTCTACGACTGTAAGGGACTATTTTAATGCTGGTCAAATTTCATTGCAAAGAATTTTCGCGTTAGTTCACGGAGAGGAAACAGTACAACATCACGACGCTCTTGAAGATGCTAAGATGTTACGAGAGGTTGCTGAGAATATGTTTATAAAATGCACAGCCGAAGATGCAACCAAGCTGCCGTCGAGACAGCCAAAGTTGACACCGAGCGGAAACAGTAAACATGCTCCAGAAATCTTCATTCAGTGGCCGCATAAGAAATTTGACGCAGATACTCTTGCTGATGAATCAAATTATCAAGTAAAATGCTACAACAAAAGCGGTGACAGAAAATATTTCGACACTATCGACACTGCAGCGTTGTGGGCTATTAAGTATTTGATAAAGAACAGAAGTCCAAAGAAACAAGGAGATATCGATGCGGTTGTCAATGGTATTATAAGAGCCAACGGCAAGCGTATTGCGTTCGGAGATTTTTATTGGGAAATTAAAGACGGACATGCCATGTAATGAAAAACGGAGGAAACTATGAACAACTCAACTGTACACAATTTTACGATTAAACTTAGAGGCGATGGTGTTTACGACTTGTATGTAGATAAGCAATGGGTCGTTTCGCGAGGCAATTATGAGAACATGCTTGACGAACTGAGAAAGGTAATGGCGAGTGCGTGAAAGACGTCATTGACTACGTGAGTTCTGAAAATCCAGACGCGCAGATGTTTAGAGGCCCAGACTTTTTATCAGCAATTATAGGGTATACGTTCAACGAACATGGATTGCCAGTTCTCGTATATGGCTACGACAAAATGATTGAGAGTTTGGCTGCAGAATATACAGATTCTGATGATGCTATAACTGATGCAATTGAGTGGATTGAATATAATACAATTAGGACTTTGCCATATATTTCTAGTGACGGCAGACCAGTAATTGTATATTAAAAATAAGAAAGGATATTAACACATGGAAAAGAAGAACAACATGTCAGAAGTAATTTCTGAAATCAAGGCGGCGGACGAGGAGTCGTTGCAGAAAGTCATTGAGGAGTGGTTTGATAAAACGAGAACACAGGGATTAAAGATTGGCGCAAGTTTTATTAGCGCAGCAGTATATGCCGCAATTCGGAAGCATATTACCATGAAGGCAAGTAAAGCAACGCTGAGAGATTATCGCCGCTGCATCGCAGAGATTACAGGTATTGTTGAAAAGCAGATCAAAACACAACAAAATGAAGCAGAGGTTGCCGCAGCGCAGCAGGAGGAGCAGGCATGAATACAGTAATCGGATGGGTCGATTCTTATAACCGCTCGTATCGCATTGCTCCATTTAATAATGACAGAAAGAAAGCTTTGGTTGAACGCATTCGAAAGCGCGGATATAATTTTACACATTTCGACCACGAACTTATGCCTTATGGAGCGCCTTTTTATGACGATGAAAGATTTTGTGTTCTAACAAAAGCGCAATTGGATGATGTTATGAATGAGGCGTACAGAGACTTGCAGAGAGGGCAAAGATTGATGCCGCGGGATGCGATTATGGCTCAGCCAATTAACGGTGTTTTATATGAAAAGCAAAAATTCGCGCCAAAGGATGGTGAAGACCATGTATGATGAAAAAATTGATTATGAAGATGAGCAGCAGCCGATAGGTAGATGTGCCGAGTGCGGTGAGCTTATCTATGATGACTCAGATGAAATTTACTTAGACGACGAGCAAAATTATTTCTGTGGATGTGAGTGCGCAATGATTTTCCATGGTATTCGCCGCGCAGAAGATTGTTTAGTGGGTGACTAAGATGATTAAACTTGAAAGAACGAGCGTAATGAATTTTGAAAACGCTATTCGTGGAGCAAGAAATCCAATGAATAGCTGGGATAAGAGCGATAGTTATTTTGCTAACTATACAGATGCAAGCGGAATGACATATAAGCAGTTAGATTCTTATGACGGCATAACAACAGACTGGATGACTCTTGGAGAAAATGATTTGGACCTTGCCAAAAGACTTGTTAGAGCTGGGTCAGATCACAGAAAGTTTTTGCGTCAGATTTTTGTCAGCGTGGATATCACTGCGCCTCTGTATTGGTGGAAAGAAATGGATACCTATAAGGTAGGAACGGTGGCAAACTCCTGCTCCACTATGCACAAGATCCACAGCAAAGAGTTTGCGTTGGAAGACTTTAGTTATGATAATCTTACCGATGAGACAAACGAACAGACGCCAATTGTGTATGGATGCTATCCTTTGAGCACAAGAGGGATTGCTAATCTTACTATTGCCGTACTAAATGGCTTACGCAATAAGTACAACCAAACTAAAGATAAGAAGTACTGGCGGCAAATGATTGAAATTCTTCCCTCTTCTTATAACCAAATGCGTACTGTGACTATGAGCTATGAAAATCTGCTTAATATCTATCATGCCAGAAAACATCACAAGTTGACTGAATGGCACGTCGTGTGTGATTGGATTGAAACACTACCTTATGCAAAGGAGTTGATTTGTGGCGATGAAGAATAAAGAACATGTGCTTCTTTGTTTGATTGGCAAAAGCGCCAGCGGGAAGGACTCTCTCGCGAATAAATTGTGTGAACGCGCAGGTCTTCGTCAAATAATCAGTTATACTACGCGCGAGCGAAGAGTCGGTGAGGGAGATACTCATGTATTTATTTCCGATGAAGAATATCAAGAACTTGAGAACTCTGGTAGCATCGCAGCGTTCACTAAGATTGGCAATTATAAGTACTGCTGTACAGTTAATCAGTTATACGAAAATGACATTTATGTAATTGATCCGATCGGCGTAAAACATCTGAGAGAACTGAATTTGCCTAACCTGCGTTTAGTAACGGTTTTTGTTAATGTTCCAGATTCAGTTCGGGAGCACAGAGCTATCAACAAACGCAAAGACGACAGAATGAAATTCAAACAGCGTTCCATCGACGAACGTGAGCAATTCCGCGATATGGCTAGAAGTCTTGATTTTGATTATGCAATTCCAAACATCGACTTTGCAAAATCATATTCTGTACTTAAATGGATTGCAAACGTAGAGGGAGTGTGGAAGAACCACGAGGAGGACGAGACATGAGAATTTGCGTGGACATAGATAGTGTATTGAATAATCTATCAGAGTGTGTCCTTAAGATGTTCAACGCGCATACTGGCAAGAGCGTTCAAATGGAAGACCTAACAACGTATGATTACTACGGTTGCATGTCAAAAGATGATGCCGATTATATGGTCAGTCTTTTCTCAAAAAAAGAGTTGTGGGATATGCTTGAGCCAATTCCCGACTCGCAGTGGGGGCTACAGACACTCGTTAATAGCGGGCACGAAGTCTATCTTGCGACAGCAACATCTCCAATGAATTTTGCGTGGAAGGTTGACTGGATTGCTAAATATTATCCGTTTTTTGACGCGAATAATATTATCCGCATTATGGATAAGAGTCTATTGACAACAGACGTGCTTGTTGACGACTGTTTGGATCAATTGACAAAGATTATTTGTGACAGAGTCGTGTTGGATTATGCGTGGAACCACAATGAGCGCATTGACAAAGTTTATGATATCTACAGAGCATACAACTGGAAAGATATTGTAAATAAAATCAAAGAAATTGAAAGGAAGAATCAACTATGGGAGAAAGAGTAAAGTTTTATACAATTCATTGTCCGAAGTGTAATGCGCTTCAAATGATAATGAAGAAAAAGAATATTGAGTTTGACGTTATTGACGATAAAGACACAGTAATGTCCGTGGCAGATGAAAACAATATTAAATCTGCGCCGTTTGCTCTTATTGACGGTGTATATTATGATGTAAAAAAACTTCAAGAATGGATTAAGGAGCAGCACTAATATGTACTTTAAGACAACTTATGACCAAGAATTTGATGACCTTTATATGCACCTAAAGGCAAAGTATCCAGACACTTTATTCGATCTAGACGGCATTGGTAAGCAGATGGATATGTCCGAGTTTAGCCGCAACTTCTTTGCATCAAACGTAACAGCAGATGCTAGCGTTGATGCCAATGCGAATGTATCAAGCAATAGCGTTGTTGCTTATGATGTAGAGCTACCGAAGCCATTCCAGAGACTGAATAGTTATTATGTTCTGTGGAAAGAGATGAAAAGACTTTATGGTCTTGAGACAGCAAACATGGTGATCGAGGCAAATCTTTGCGGAGATATTTATATCCATGACATGCACGGTATTGCTGCTGGTAAACCCTACTGTTTTAACTTTTCAACATATGACATTTTGATGAAGGGTTTGTGTATGGCGAGTAAAGTAAAGAGCAAGCCTCCTAAGTACTTGCATGCTTTTAAGTCTCAGCTAGAGCAGTTTGTTATCATTGCATCCAACTCTACGCTTGGCGCTACTGGTCTAGCAGACTTGCTTGTTACAATGTCATACTATGTAGCAAATATTTTAGATAGTAAGTCTGACGCACACTTTAAGTTTGCATCAGAGGAAGATTGTTGGACGTATGTAAAAGAGATGCTAGACAGCTTTATTTACAGCGTAAACTTCGACCTTCGAGCAAACCAAAGCCCATTTACGAACGTATCTGTGTACGACAACTACTTCCTTGACAAACTTTGCGATGATTACATTTTTCCAGATGGCTCCTCTCCTAATAAGGAGATTATTCAGAGACTCCAGGACATTTATCTTGATGTTATGAACTCAGAGCTTAGACGTGGAGTGCCGTTGACATTCCCAGTTACTACAGCATGCTTTAGTATCGATGAAAATAAGAATATCAAGGACGAAGAATTCCTCGAAATGATTGCTAAGAAAAATCTTGAGTTTGGTTTCATCAATATTTACTGCGGAGACAGTTCGACCTTGTCCAGCTGCTGCCGCCTAAGATCAGAGCAAAAGTCTGAGTACTTTAACTCATTTGGTTCTGGCTCCAGCAAGATTGGTAGTCTTGGCGTATGTTCTATTAACTTTGCACGGCTTGCGTTTAAGCATAAGGACGACATTGATGGATATTTCGAAGAGTTGAAGTATCTTGTTGGTGTCTGTGCTAGAGTGAACAATGCAAAGAGAAAGATTGTGGATAAGAGAATTCGAAACGGCAATGAACCTCTTTATACACATGAGTTTATGGATTTGTCGAAGCAGTACTCTACTTGTGGAGTCAACGCAATGTATGAGAGCCTTGAGCAAATGGGGTACGATATAACGACGAATGAGGGCAGAGATTTCGCTCTTCGAATCATTAATACAATCAATGCCGAAAATGCAAGATATGAAAAGCAGTATGGAGCTCCGCACAACTGTGAGCAAATTCCTGGCGAGTCCCTAAGCGTTAAATTTGCGCAGAAGGACAAGGTGATGAGATACCAGAACCAGTATGACCTTTATTCCAACCAGTTTGTTCCGCTAATTGCAAGCGCAGATTTGCTTGATAGAATTGACATTCAGGGCGCACTTGATAAGCATTTTTCTGGCGGTAGTATTCTGCACTTGAATTGCGATACACGCATCGAAAACTATGAAGATATTATGGATTTGATTCGTGTCACTGCCAAGAAGGGCGTTATCTATCATGCAATCAACTATGTCTTACAGCTATGTGAAGATGGACATATGTCTGTTGGAAAGAGCGGAGTTTGTGCGACATGCGGAAAGCCCATTGTTGAGGAATATACCAGAGTGGTTGGCTTCCTTACAAATGTAAAGCACTGGAACAAAACCAGAAGAGAAGTTGATTATCCGAACAGAAAGTTTTATAACGCAGAGGAGTTAAAGGTGTGAACATAATAGGAACGCAATATACACTAAAGCATAAAGCGTTTGAGATATACGTGGCGGGTTGTAATGGCTCGCCACACTGCAAAGGATGTCACAATCCAGAATCTTGGGATTTTAATCGCGGAGATAAAATGGACGAAATGTATGTTGCGTCCATGCAAACTAAAATAAAATCATTTGATGAACTTATTGAGAACATAATGATTTTTGGCGGAGAACCATTAGACCAGGATATTACTGAAATGTCTAACTTTTTGAAATGGCTCAAGCAATTCGGTAAAAAGGTTTGGATTTTTACTAGATACGACTTTGAAAATGTTCCGCAAATTATTAAAGAACATTGTGATTATCTAAAATGCGGCAGATACGAAGAAAGTCTAAGTACCAATGGAAATATTCAACACGGTATTAAACTTGCTACTTCTAATCAGCGTATTTACAAGAAAGGTGTAGATTATTAATGGTTCGGATCAAACAAACAGAAGACAAAGAATTACTCAATGAAATTTTAAAACAACTCGAAGCTAACAATTACATGTGTCCGTGCAGTATTCGTAAAGACCCAAGTCTGGACAAGTGCATGTGCGAGGCATTTCGAGAGATTATAAGCAGTAACACTCCAGGTGTCCATGAATGCACTTGTGGTCGTTACATTGCAACAATTACAGAGGAGGATTAACTTATGAACAACAACAATACTTATGCGTGCCCTTATTGCAAGAAGAAGCATGCGACTCCTGCAGACCTAGCTCATTGCATCCTTGCTTGCGAGGACAAGAAAAAGATTGAAGAGGAGAAGGCTCGCGAAAAGGAGCTTGCAGAGATCAAGGAGATAAGAAAGCAAGAAGTTAAGGCAGCTGAGGAGCACTACAGACAGCTGCTGACAGCGTACATCCATGACTATGGTAGCTACGATGTTACAAGATGTTTTGACGGCGACGATGCGGATATTTTCCCGTTTATGTTCGGTAGCAAGCCTTGGCGCATGTTTCTATAAGAGGTGATAGTATGACAACAAGTGTAAAATTTGCAAAAGTAAGACCAGGTGCGGTGATTCCTAACAAGAGAGACGAGGATGCTGGTTTCGATATCTACTCTTGCTTTGATGATGATTTCATTGAAATTCCAGCGCATGCTAACAAACTCATTCCTACTGGTATTGCATCGGCGTTGGAAGATGGCTGGGCGTTTATACTGCGTGAGCGTGGAAGTACTGGATCAAAGAATATAAAGGTGTCAGCAGGAGTGATAGATCAAGGCTTCAACGGAGAGTGGTTCGTATGCATCTATAACGGCAACGATGTGCCTCTGTTCATCTCTAAGATTGGAGAAACTGGCGAACAGTCTCCTCTTGCAGAGCATCCAGACGCAATTCTATATCCGTACAATAAAGCAATCGCACAGGCTCTGCTTGTTCAGGTCCCAAAGGTTGACATTAACATCGTCGATTATAGCGAAATTCAAAACAGACAAACTGAGCGCGGCACTGGCCAGCTAGGTAGCACAAACTAAATATTGGTGGCGGTAGAAATATCGCCACTTTTTCTATACACGACAAAATGAATGGAGGTAAGAACTATGAGTAAAACTATTGTTAAACATTACCCAAAAAATATTACAGTAACAATCACTTATAACAACGAACCATCACAAGACGGCATTAAAACTTATGCCAAAAAACTCAAGAATATAATTGACAGTAAAGTGACGTCAGGTTAAGATATAAGTATAGACTATTAGAAGGAGTGTTGCCGCTTGGAAATGAGAGTTGGATACAACGAGGTTATTATTAAATACGTAGCAGAATACCTAAGAAAATCTAGAGGAGAGTCTACAGAAGATCTTATCAAGCACAAAACCGTGTTGGAAGAGCTGTGTAATCGCAGAGGGTGGGTCTATGTAGCGTATGAAGAAATAGAAACTGGAGAGTCTTTATATGCAAGACCAGTAATGCAGCAGTTATTAAAAGACATATCTGATAATATGTATGACGCAGTTGTTTGTGTAGATTTAGATAGATTGGGAAGAGGCACTCTTGGCGAGTGGGATGAAATTAAAAGAGTGTTTCAGAAAACGCATACTTACATAGTAACTCCAAGTTCACTATACAATTTATCTGATGATAACGATGAATTTGCCGTAGACCTTCAAACAGTATTCGCAAGAAGAGAATATAAAAAAATTACACAAAGGCTATCTATGGGTAAAAAGGTTGGAGCTAAATTAGGTGCATGGACAAATGGCACGCCTCCATTCCCTTATGAGTATCAAGAATGGTTTGACCCAGAAACAGGGAAAAGATATTACAATGAAAAAGGACTAGTTGTAAATTTACAAAAATTAAAAATTTATAGATTTATGGTTGATTCTTTCCTCAATGAAAAGAAGAGTACAAACGAAATTGCATGGACATTAAATGGTATGGGGATTTTGTCACCAAAGGGAGCAAGATGGTGCAATGTTACAATAAAAAGAATGTTAGTTGACGAGACTCATTTGGGCAAAATTATTTACAACAAAACAAAAGGTGATGGCCACAAGAACAGACCCAACAAGCCTAAATGGGAGCGTATTCCTAAAGACCAATGGACTGTTGTTGAGAATAGGCATGAAGCAGTTAAGACGCAAGACGAACACGAAAGGATTTTAATTCAAGTTCAAAAAAATAATATATGTCCAAACAGAAGAGCCAAAGAAGCAAATCCATTAAAAAACCTAGTTAGATGTGGACTATGTGGGTACGGCATGACGTTAGAGTATAAAAGAGGCAAAAGACTGATGGTGAAAACTTGCTGGCATCAAGATCATTTAGGAAATAAATGTGGCAACTCAGCAGGTGGAGGACAATACATTTTAGATGCAATTGAAGAACAGTTAAATGAATACGAGGCACAAATTAGAGCAGAGATAGACAAATGCGAAGACCAATCTACAGACCTTATCCAATTCCAAATTAAAAACATTATGGATAAAATAAATAAAAAAGATGCCGCACTAAAAAGAGCACGTATTGCCTACGACGAAGGCGTTGATACACTTGATGAGTATAGAACAGCAAAAGATAGAATATTAAAAGAGATGGATGATTTAGAGAATCAACTTAACATTGAAAATCTAAAACTCAAGAAGGCATCATCTGTTTCCAACCATGAAAAGCTACATTATATCCAAGAGTATAGAGAAAAGAAAAAGAACAAAGAATTGACAGATCCAGAACTCAATGAACTATATAAGACTATCATTGAATATATAACTTGGACAAGAAAGGGAGACGACATTGATATTAAAGTAAATTTTCTATAGGCTCGTAACAGCCGAAGATTCTGTGTTTTAAGTGGAGCTAGTTTTAAACCTGTCATTGGTGTCATGTTAGAAACTTTCACCACAATAAAATACTTGTTACGAGCATATAAGCGGAGCGGGGCTACCGCTCTTTTTTTCGCGTAAAAAATAAGAGCCGCAATAAGCGACTCCACTTCAAAAAAAGATCACAAAACCAATAAGTACTTGGAGATTAAATTGTGTTATTTGTATTGTTGCCCACCCTGCATAATATTATTCAAAACGTGAAGTTATTTAGTCAAAATTTGCAGTCAAAATATATTTGTGATATTATAGGGGGGGAGAGGTGATAAGATGGAAAAAGATAAACAACCACGAAAAGTATTCACGTTGCGTATTCCTCAAGATTTGCATTTTCAGATAGAGAAGAGCGCCAACGAGGAGTCTCGTACGCTAAATTCATGGTTCTTGAATGTTGCAAAACAATATCTCGAAAACGCAAAAAAATAAGGGCTGCAGATTTCTCCGCAGCCCCGTTGTATTATGTGTTTATCTTTTTACTTGCCAAGCAGATAGAATCTATCATATCGCTGACAGCTTGTTCATCAATGTCATAATTCAGAGTGCGCTGAAGTGCGCCCAAAGTATTCATGACATACGCTTTCTTTTCTTCCCCAGTTTGGAAATTCCCTTCAGCTTCTGACATTAATTGCAACGTCATTTGCATTAGGCTTGTCCAATTCTTTTCCTTCATTGCTTTTTCTATGTACTTAATTAGTTCAATTACAAGCGGTATGCATGTAATCAATCCAGACAAAATAGAAACAACCAATTGAAGCGCATCCATATTATCATCTCCTTTTTTATCTCATGATCGTCCAGTTCTTCATCTGATCCATCAACCCTTTAATAAAGTGGTTGCCACCAAGCGAGAAATAAGAATTTGCCAATTCAGAAACACTCTCCCACTCTTCATAGTGTAGAGACTTATTTTCTAGATTGGTGTAATATACGCTGACGATTTTTTCGCGTATCATATCTTTTAACGCTTCGTGGTTCTTTTTATCAAACGTAATAATATCGTTGATTTGATCCTGCATTTCTGCGATTTGCTGACGACGCTCTACTGTGTTTTGTGATATATGCTCTTTCATTTCTTTGATTTCGTACTTGATTTCACGTAACGTTTCTGCAGTTGCAGCTTTGTCTGAAATGGTTGCGATGAAATTAACCACACGTCTACGTATAGGTCTTACACAAATCGTGATTAACGAAACAGCAGACAAAACAAGTCCAACGACCGCGCCAATATCTTTTAGGAGCTCCATTCTTTTTTCACCTCCTAACTTTTAATTGTTTTAATTTTTTGTCCATTGTAGTTTAAGATTGTCCTTCGTCAGCACAGAAAACGCCAGCGGGTCTTCTATTTGCTGACCGAACATACATTCTTCTTGGTAATCTTCTACATAAAAAACAGATACAATCAAAAGTTTTCTTCCTGCGTCTGGTGAAATTGTATCTCCAATATTTAACTCAATACCGTTCTTATCATAAAATTTCATATAAACTCTCCTTAATAAACCGCCACCCAATTGATTGTCGTTGCTGTTGTATTTGTTCTTGTCAACCAGATTGTACATTCGGTTGCACTGCGGCTTGCCGTTCCAACACCTAAAACAGTAGTACCAGGTACAGATGTGTGGGCAGACGCTACAATATCTGGGCTGCCAGAAAACTGTCGCGTAAAAGTAACCACTTTAGAAGTGGGAGTATTGGCCGCGCTAGGCGTTATGCTCACATTTCCATGTTGAACCTCTGGCACCCTAAATCCTTCAACCGTTAATTTCGCCTTGATTTCTGTATCCCAGTTACATTCAAATAGCCCTTTTGCACTTGCACTTGTTACTGTGCTTAAACCGCCTATAGCAACTCCGTTTCCGTATTTCGCTATATTTAAAGACCGTTGCGCAGATTTCAATTCAACATATTCAGTGTCTTCGGCGCCGTATTCATCAGTAACAACAACCCGTATAGTGTAAGCCGCGTCAACCTTAAACCCATCTCCCAAAACTTCTGAATATGTATTAGATGCGCTTGAAGACGACGCAATAGTTACAGAAGTCGCATAATTATCTTTGCTGGTTGCGACGGTTATTGTCGCAGTGTTTGCACCACCGACGTCAGCGTGTGACGTTTTTATTGTGAGCTTTGCATATGTGCCGTTATTGTCTAGCGTCTCATTTTGTAAGCATCTTTGTGCCTGCAAAGACGTTATTTTTGGAGCTGTATATGGATACACATATATATCCACAGACTTCCAATCAGAATAGCGTCCTCTTGCATCCTTCGCTCTAACCTTATACGTTTGGGTTCCAGAGGACTGAATGACTCCACTTGTTTTAGATGCAGCAGTGCCAGCGTACGAATCGCTAGTACCAGCAATATTTTTACCGCTGTACTCATAGCCAGTAATGGTCGATTCTCCATTGTGGCTAGCCGTAATAGTGATTGTTACTTTCGATTTGTTTTGCACATATTTGCCGTCCAACCCAGCAGACACACCTGCTTTGACCGACGAAATTGTCGGTACGATAGTAGCTGGGACGTTGATAGTCACCGTCTTCTCCGCTGTATCAATCAGAGTGCCATTCGATGCATATGTATATAAACGCACAGTCATGGTTTTGCTAGGCTTATCTGGCGACCATGCGTGAGGAATTTTATAGCCGTATGATGTTGTTCCAGCGGCTATGAAATCACTAGTATGCTTATCTACTCCATCTACAATAAATTTAACCTTATGTTTAAAAGAACTATCCGATGGAGATATGGACACGTTGAGAGTTGACCCAGTGTTCATACTACTAACCACACTCAAAGCTGAGGCTCTGGGGATTGTTTTAAGCGTAAGTGTTTCGCTCAGTGTTAACGTTCCAATCGATTTACCGCTATACGAACCATTTAGAACAAAAGTTGCCTTTATAGCACATGTTCCCTTGCCAGAACTGCTATGAGCCACCGTAACAGTATTTGTTGCCAATGTAGTCTCAGTCAAAGTATTGCTGCTCTGAGAAATATACTTACTATATGAGGTCTTGTTTCCAGCCACAGACAAATAAGATCCACTCAAAGCAGATGCGCTAATAGATTTATGCGCCAATTTTAATGTAACGGTAACCTTGGAAGTGTTGGCTGCAGTATCTTGCGTATACGAATAATATGCGATTAGATTGAATGCAACACCAGTACTTGTTGAAAAACTTCCTGTAATAGCCATTTCTTTTCACCTCGTTTATTTTACAAATTAGAAACTATTGAGAAGCTACCGTTGCCCTCAACTACTAAACTAAAATTGCCAAGATTAATAGTTGGCGCTTGCAACATTGCGTTACCAGAATACTTACCAGTAACCGTCAGCGGCGACTCGATCTCAGCCTCAGTAATATGCATTTTATGATTATTAATATAAGCAACAGCCTCACCCGCCTGATTAAAAGATAATTGGGTGTTCGATAACGTTGTCGAAAATTCCGAAGCACGACCACTCTCGTCTATTGCATTCATTGTAATTCCATACTTGGTATCTAAAGAAATAAACTGTTTATAAGTACCAACGTCTGTTTCTAAATCAATTAATTTATCGTCGTATTTAGTACCTGCCACCCAGTCCGCATCGGCATACGAGCTGTTTGCATGTTGGGCTTTTAATACAGTTCCAATCTCTACTCCACGTGGAGCGTAATCTGTGCCAACAATCCAAATATCGCCAGCAGCATAAGACGTAGGCTTAGACGTAAATACGATATTGGCATCGTTCTTGTCATCAATAGTAACGACATCAACGTATTCAGCATTTCCAAATTTCATCTTACACATATAGCTTGTGCTAAACGAAACATCAGTGTGGCGTATCGTCGTGTATGGAGACGTCGCCAGAACGGTCGACGTCACCAAAGTTACCGCGCCAGTATTTTCATCGACAACTTCTTCGATTTTTGTTTCTGTTAACTCTATCCACTCAACTTCGACGTAGAGAGGAACACCAGCGTTAGCTCCACTGCCAAAGTGAGTGTTATACGTATCTTCATCTGCAATATATATCTGTTTATATGTTCCATCGGTGTCTAAAATATAGTAAACTTCTACGGAATCATATTCAGTCGCTTTTGCCAAATTATATTGTGTAGTTTTTGGCTGGACGTACCACTGATATGTTGCACCAGCCTCAATTAGAGCATCCCCGTTGTATGCAAATGTCTGCAGCAGTACCGACGGTGTATCTTTTGATAGCACATAGCCATTCGCAGAATATACCTGAAAAGTAACAGCATCAGTGCCATCGGCGCCAGTAGCGCCAGTGTTTATTTTGCTCCATCCTAATGTAAGAACAGTACTAACTGGGCTGACAACAGGGATGTTAATGGTTCCGCTATTGCTGAGAGATGAGCCAAGCGTAGCCAAGCTACCAACTTTAATAGTAATCATGAGCTCATTGCTCACCTCGGTAATGCTCTCAATTGTCATTCCAGATGGTAACAAATCTGTGTTAATAGTTCCTAGCGTTGGGGTAACTTTTGTTGTACCACTGTATGCTACAACATTTGTACTTACGGACGTCAAAGGGACTTGCCCCTGTTCATCAGCACTAAACGTTATATTCTCATTCGTTAAAAACGCCATAGAGGCTGATTGACCAGCATCTCCAGGTCTACCATCTGTGCCGTCGGATATTTTATACACAGTATAAATATCGCTATATGTTCCGTCGGAGGCCTTCACAACAAGCACATTGTATTCAAGCTCGGCGCCAGTAATAGTCACCTGGTCGCCAGATTGTACAACACCAGCAGGGGCGGCACTTACGAACGTAACACCGCCGTTTGTACTATACGTCCAACTGGTTACAGTCGTATTGATGGCTTGCGCCGTAATAACAATTGACGAAGGAGACATAACGTTATTTTTACTAATTCTGAACACTTGAGATGTTGAATTTAGAATTATGCTTTGAGCGCTTTTGCCTTCTGGTCCACGTATTTCTCCCGCACAGATAAAACCGTTTTTTGTGCCATTATAAACGCACAAATACCCTTGAACGATATATGCGTCTCCATCAATTAACTCATCTGTGATCAAAGCATCTTTACAATCAACGTCGGAATAAATCACGACAACTTCACCAACGTTTACATCCGTTAATGTGCCTTTGTAATACGCAGTATCTTTAATGGTAACAGACGTACCATCCGAACCGTTCAAACCAGTATCGGAGCGAACAAAAGTTATTTTAGAAAACGCAGATGTGTTTTGATATGCAACTTTACATGTATACGTGACGGATGCTGTAGCTCCGTGCATTCTATTTCCGCTTATTGTGATAGACTCGCCAGTGCCAATTTGTGCCTCTGTATCAGAGCCTATTTGTTCGTACCAAGTTATTGTGGCTCCAGTAATTTCTTCATAATCTAAAAAGATATCAGAGCTCAATATTAGTGGAGTAGCCTTCCAGTCTGGAGAATATGCTCCGCTGTTAGGATTGTAAATTTGTGTTTGCGGTAAATTAGATGTAATATAAACATCCAACTTACGACTATCCGTGTAGTCCAAAAATGTTACAGGATTAGTTGTTAGTGTTTGTTGTGCCATAGCATATCCTCCTTTCTTAAGAACTTAGCGCAGAGTCATCAAACTCTACTTGGCATGTAAATTGTGCATTCTTCACAACATCTTCGTGTGTTATTTTGATTTGATTGAATTTCAAACTTGCATCTGTCGCTGGCGTTGCGCTTGGTTTCCAAGGAGACGGAATACGTCTCCATGTAAACGTAGCAATACCATTCAGTTGCTCCGTGATATCGTCGTATTGTTCAGTAGTGCTATTGAGTCTTAAAACTTTACAAGTGACGATACATTCGTCGTTTAAGTCAGAAAATATAGTCGAGCCATCGTAAACGAGTTCGGTCTGATACTGTAGTGCCTTGGTTAATGTATGAACGTCACCAGAAGAAGCATAGACATTGTCGTTGTTTGGGCCAAGAATTTGAACAGAACCGTTAGGATAAACTCGAAACGTGCCACCTTCGCCTCCAACCTCTAGACTTCCGCCCTTCAGTATAGCACCCTCGATATACCCTCCGATCATCGCCTTAGCGAGCAGACCCCACTGGTCAACACCATCAATTGTAAATTTACCAAATGCAGATGCACTTGTTTTCCAACCGTCCGCAGTAAATACCAATTTATTGTTCATCAGAGCGACCTGTTCTTGTTCGTATTGATCAGTAGTTCCATCAACTAACTTTCTTCCGCGCAATCCATATGGTCCAAACTCAATACTTTGGCCGCTTGCCTTGCCAATTTCCAAAGTAACATCTTGAAGACCAGCAGCAATAGATTCTTCAAGTCTATTTGACTTGTCAACCGCTTTCTGCCACTCTCCAGCCGATGCCGCCACTTGCTTACCAGCTGTAACAGCCTGTTTTAACAGTTCAGCGTGTTTATCAATTTCGCTTCGCGTCGTAACAAGGTCACCAAAATCTGCACTAAAATCACTCAGGTCATCGAAATTCAAGTGAACCTCAAGTAGCCTTGCTCTCTTTACATACTTATCTCTAATATGAACTCGTACAAAATTGCCAAGCTGGAACTGACTCATAAGAGGTTCGAATTCTGATAATGCCAAAATATTAGCCATAGTCATCGAGAACTTCAGGCTTGGACGCGACAACGTCTTGAGCTCTTTGCTTGCAGTCTCCATGAGTTCTTTGCTGATTTCAATAATTTCCTCTTCAGATTCATACCCTGTCAACAAGAAATTATCATCACTGTATTCGTCTTCGCGAATAAAATGAGTCAAATCGCGCCACTGTTCTGCCGTAAAGAACTTCTCCAAGTCGGTCATTTGGTTAATACGATTCATAGTTGCCTGATATACGCCCTGAGAGTTTGCATATGAGACATACGGAGTTGTACCATTAAGATACACGACAAAAGTTTCTTCTGGATATTTGGACGTTGTAAACGTATATAACGGCAAAGACGTGTCCATATCTTGTCTGGTAACAGAATATCCATCAAAGTGTTGAAGTGCTGCTCTATACATGTTACCCTCAAGAGAAGATCCATCGTTTACACCAATGACAATCTTTCTGTTTGGCACTGCATATCCGTTTAAGATATATTCAGCCTTCGACTTCTTTGCCAGCAAAACCTCTTGAACGGCAATCAATTTGTCATAATTGTCCTTGTATCGTATATAATTCTCAAAGTCTTTTGGGTCGCCCTCGTACTCCGCCCATCTGCCTCCAGTATATTTATACAACTTTACTGGGCTAGAATTTGTGTCTAACCACATAGTATTTTCTGCAATTGATCCAGTCGGAGCTTCGTCGCTTGCGGTGCATTGATATTTATCTTGCGACAACATCCCCTCGGTCTGCACCTTAAAAATAGTCATATATGTATCATATTTTTCTTGTAATAGATTTACACCATAATCCTCAAGATTGGCCTTTATTCTCTCATCTTTGGCAAGTACGAAATATGCTCCCATAGTTCCAATAGATGCAACCGTGTAGTCAATCAAACCCATGACTTGTGCAGTCAAAGCTCCAGTAATCCATTGTTTCATTGTAAATAAAGAAGGTTGTTCTGTTATGCCACTTCCAGCTTGAACGACAACCACCTGAATCATATATTCTGGCTCGCCCTTTGACCCATTATTGTAAATACGTACTGTCGCAGTATCAGAATTAACATTTTTTAATGTCAAAAGCACATTATCTTTCTTATTTGCTTCAGTGTCTTCATTGACAAGATATAAACCAAGTTGTTTTGTTAATGCTTCCATAGCGCTTGACGTTGAAATATTTCGCTTACAAACATAAACATCATTGCTTGCCTGGTATGCATATGCGTATCCTTGTACAGTAAACTCGACCCCATCTTCAAGTGTAGTCTTATCAATAACCGTTGCGCATTCTGGGTCGGCGTACAAATTATCAATCGTTCCTCCAAGATTACTGTCGCTGATAGTATACGACACATACGCAGTGCTGATTGGGGTAAACAAACAATAAAGTTTCTTAAATTCGTCTCCAATAAGAACGACATCGTCGGTAACTGGCACCGCATGCATCAAATCGTTCCATTTATTATACGCCGACACACGACCTTGCACCGCCTCCGTGTATTTCGGAGAGTACGCTTCACACGTATCAAGGTAGTTTTGATATGCGTCGTATAAATCTTGTTCCATCCAGTCTAAATCATGATAATAATCAAGATTCAAGATGTAATTTCTGCCAAGGTTTACCTCACGAACAGTCAGACCGTCAGAGCCAGTTACTTTCAATTTTGTTTTGATATCATCGGCAGAGTAAGAGATATTTATTTCTTTTGCAAGATTATTTTTGCTAATATACACATCTGTTTCAAATCTTGTTTGCACTGTATTATCTTCTGTAATACCATCCTCTGCCTCTTCGTAAAAATTAACTCGACGATTAATAGTATCCCATTCAACGACACACTTAAACGTATCAGCAACCTGATTCATCAAAAAGTCATAAACCGCAACGCGCTCTTCATCAAACTTACGCTCTTTACGCCACAAAGATGAGTCAACATTGCCGATAGACCAATCTGGAATCTTTTCAAATATCAAATGCAACAAGCTTAGCTCTGGCGTTGTAGGATAATAAAATCTGACATTTGGGTATTTTTTCACATACAACAAAATACCAGAATTTGCCCCACCATTAAAGTGTGATTGGTATATGTCTTCATCAGCTATTTGCATCTGAGAATAAACATATGAATCATTATCAGAATATTCTTTGATATAATAGCTTTGATATGAGTCGTATGCGCCAGACACAGCTCTCTCGTACGGGGTATCTATCGTATAATTTTCACCATAAATACTTGCCAAATACGTAACTTCCTTTGAGTCAACTTCGCCAGTATTAATGTAGAAATTTTCGAGATACTTACTTCCAGTTGAATATTCTGTGCTAAACATTGATATGGTTTTTGAATCATTATCGCCACTAGTATAATCTGGGTCTTGAATGATGAAATATCCCATATTGCGCATATAAACCTGTCGCAACCCTTCTGCTTTGTCAAACAATGGATGAACTTTTGTCTCGCCAGTCAGTACATCTACATACTGTCGGTCGATAGAGAAACTTGCTTCGCTATATGCGTTCCACTTTGCGTCAAGACTCACCGCATACGCTGGCAGTTCACCAATGATTTTGCCTCCAGCAGTACATAAGAACATCTGCGGTGGACTATAATTATCAAACAAGTCTTTGGGTAATCTTAAATACATAATTACACCACCTTACAGAGAGCCGCACTTAATTGGCTCTCGCCATTCCAAGGTTAGTTTGCAATTACCAATGACATAAATCTTATTAGAGCCGTTAAACAGCGGCAGCCAATCCCAATCAAAGTCGTCGCCAAAAATGCGGCCAGACATTCTATCGCTGGACACTATTCGATTTGCACCGTCGAGAACAACTGTCTCACCTTTGATATTGTTTTTTACAGTGGTGCTTATAGATTTACTCTCGTCGTCGTAAACATTGGTTATTGTCACACTAGTAGTCTCAATGCCCGTTGGTTTTGTTACAGACGTTTGCTTAACGCCTTTAGCATCGCGCCAGTAATAAGTGCCGCCGTGGTGATATACAGTTCCATCAACCCACTCGTCCTCTTCGGTCATCGAGTGGTCTATCTCGACAACAGATGTAATTTCATTCTGTTCGATAGTGATGCGAGGGTAAATTGCATCTTCTGGACAGTCTGTGTGGACTGCGTTATAGTCGTCAAGGACGATTTCTGTTTCACCAATTTCTTTTATGACTGTACGCAACGGAGACAGGGCCCACGGAAACGCCGAGTCGAACGTAGCAATTATACCCACTACGCGGCCATTACCCATTTTATACTGCGAGATCGACGTCCAGTTACCTAATATGGAATAGGAGATTACTTCGGAGTCGTCGTGATAAACATCCAAAAAGGAGGCGTTTTTACTCCTTGTCAGCCACGTAAGGATTTTTCTATTCTCTTCAGGTGTGATGTCAGAGAAATCATTCTTAATAAAGGTCACGGTCGAAGTAAAGTCGTTGTTCCAACTATACCCATGAGGTCTTTTAAATGTATTGTTATATGTTTCAGATATGACGGCTTCTCTACCAAGTGCGGTTTCAACGTCTCCGCTATCCCCTTCAAAACTTAGGTGTGTATGCACATCCATTTCTAATGATGATATCCCCATCCACTTGATTCTTTGCGGACTAATCATACAGCCAAAACCTCCTTTAAAATTATTTCAGTATTATTCATTTTGTTGCGTTCGTATTCTTCTCTGGTAATGTGTTTAAAAATAAAACCATTGTGCTGTTTTTGTTGACCAAGACATACATGAACTATGCCGTTAGGAGAAAATGTCACACCAAACCTTTCTGTTAAAACGAGCGCAGCCTCCATCCTTCCGCCAAACGTATCAACAAGAACTTCTTGGTAAAACGCCGCGATAGGTTTTTCTCTAGAGGAATATCTAATATTCGGGTTAAAGTTTTCTAAATTAACATTGCCGCCAAAAACATTATAATACATGGCGTATTCTTCTTTTGTGATAAATTCTAAACGTAATCCAACGTGTGTTTTGCTATTGCCGTTACAAACGCTTGTGGTCATTGGTCGGCTAATATATACGCCAAATAATCGCTTTGATTCGTTTGACAATTGCACTGCGCTCTCAAATACGGCGACAATTCCAATCGTATTATATACGGCGACTGGTTTACACTTCTTCTTTTGCACTTCCTCAGTCCTACCAAGATCCCATACTTTTTGCATTTCTACATACGGGTCATATTCACACAAACCTAATTTTGCGCCACTTTTTAAATACTTACTTACAGTTGATCTTGAAATGTGCAATTCGCTTGCTATTTCCATAGTGTTGTGTATTCCATCATTCCACAGATTGCAAGCCTCGATAAGCACACTTTTTTTCGACCGACAATCACATTCGTTCCAATCTATATCTTGTTCTTGAAAAGACAGAATTGTAGGCAATTTAGATGTCATAATAGATTGACGAATCCACTCCATTTCTGAATGTCTGCAATCTATTTCGACGTAGTGTTCTATATCGTGGTTAAGCGCCAATTGTTTTTTATACGCATCTATCTCCATTTGTTTCTCCAACGGAAGGTAAATTTTTTTATTAATATTTTCGTAATGCTGTATACCGTGATTTTCTATAATTAAATTGTGGCTTTCTATGTAATCATCATATCTCTTCTTTTCAGACCAATCAAAAATCTTTTCTGGTTCAACATTCAGTCCAAGTTGCAGCAAGAAATTTAACATAAATTTATTAGGATATGACATACCATCACAACAGAACTTGCAATACGTTGGTCGTTGCACAAAGTCATACACTGCTCTATATGACAGCCTACCGCACGCTGGGCAGCGCACCCAAATATATTCTTTAGCATATCTTTTGTACTTATAGGCGTCATTTAAGTCAACCATATACTCCATCAGACTCGCATCTGTTTCATGTAAAAAACCTAGCTGTTTCCTCATATAATATATACCTCCCAAGCAAACTATTCATATGTGTTTTGGATTATTCTTAATCCATTGATCTAATATCATGTTAAATTCGTTTGTTTTTTCATATGCCCAAAATGTGCGGTTTGATTTTATATCGCGTGCTATCAAAAAATATCTCACATTATTTTTAGACAACAGTTGCATCAAATTGACGCTATAACATCTATACACATCTTCATTTGAAATCATATATTTTCTCCTTTTTATATAGCAAAAGGAGGAGATTGCTCTCCTCCAAATTGCTTTAATCTTATTTGAATCTATTTATTGCATAATTAACCTGTTTCATTAGGTTATTGATTCTGACATCCACCATCTTTTCAAGATCTTTTAAAGTATCCTGAGAACACTTATCTACGTGAACCAAACTATCAAACGTTAGGTTGAATTCTGGCTTAGTTGTAGCATTGTTAATCATATTGAAGTTTACTCCGCCGTTGAGATTCATCATCTCTGGATTGAGCTTACCCCACTCAATTAGGTTTGTACTGATATCCGAAGGCATCACGGAGGAGCCTTTCTTGAGGTACTGGATTTGACCGTTCTTTCCAGCGGCAAGAGTAATCTCTTCACCTATCCAACTTTCGTCTGTGATCGCGAATTCGTCTTTTTTAGTGCCGAGAGTACCTTTAGCGTGATACGCAACAGGAATAGAAGTCGCAGCGTTTTGATAAACTCTTAATGCCTGGCCAATCATACTAGACCCATTATTGTTGTATCTTGTTTCATGTAACTTTTCTGTCCAATAGTTTGCTATTGCCTTAACAGTTTTTGCGTCCCATTTACCATTTGAGGCAGTACCAGCTTTAGCTTGCGCGCGCTTAACCGCTAGTGTAGTATTTGCTCCCCACAGACCATCAACTGTTAGATTTTCACCAAAGTATTGATTGAGATATTTCTGGATAGCTTTAACTGCTGAGCTTGGCTGCTTTGTCTGACTTCCGTCTACACTTCCAAAATCGTCTTCGTCAGAATTGCCGCTTCCATTACCAGTGTGGCTTGGAGTTTCGGTGTTTGCAGCATTTTGGAGTTCTTTCGCCAACTCTTCTGCTTTGCTCTGCAGTTTATCTAAAATCTCTCCAACCTTTGTGCTAAAGGTATTGAGAGTGCTCTGTGGAATATCAAAAGCGGAGCCAAGACCGTTTTTCATGTTGTCGGCCCAGGTCTGAGTCTCTGTAAGAATCTTTTTCAACAAACCATTTTCGCCAGTGATTTTATCGCCAAACAACATATCTAAGACAGCGCCAGCATTTTCCCACGGGTATTTTAGGTCACTGAGCACAGTTTCTTTGTCTGTGCCAAGCTTCTCTGCAATTCTGTCAAGAACCTGATTTAATAATTTTTCAAAATCTGTAACCGACGTCTCAGATTCATCTGCGTCTTCTCCGATATCATTTTTAGTCTCGTCAGAAGCATCTCCAGCAGCATCGAACGCATTAGGAACATTGTCTGTTAAGAACTGTTTTAGTTTATATAGTGGACCATCTGGCTCAGCCATCAACGAATTAACATCAATGCTTACACCACCTGAGAAGTCGGTAGACGACTGTCTTGCCGCACCAAATGCACCTTGAATGGCAGTAGTTGCTTGATTTTCGAACAGAGTAATCGCACCACTTTCGCCAAGCAAAGATGCCAAGTCGAGCCCAACTTGTGCCGCAAAATCGTCCGCACTGTTAGAACCAGAATTCCAAGGATTTGTTAACAAATCAGTCAACGTAATGCCGTATTCGGCAGCCGTGTTGTTGATACCCTGCTGTACAGTGTCTGCGTTGACAAGCAATTCGTTAATCTTCGCACTGATGATAGCAGCAGTATCATCAAGAGACTCCCTAAGAGTTTCAACGTAATTTTCTTTTATGTCTTGGAAGGACTCAAGTTCATCATCGAGAGCTTTGCCTTGCTGATCTTTCGAGTGGTCGTAGTAGGTTTCATCTAGTTGTTCTTGTGCTTCTGCCAGCTGAGCTTGCAATTTGCGACGTTCCGCGATATCAGCAGCATTGTCGCTACCAGACAAAGCCGCTATTTTGCGGGTTAAGGATGTAATATCTTTTGTTTGATCCTTAATCTTATTTCTAAAACCATGCAGATCACGTTCTGCGTCTAGCTCTTCTTTTTTGGTCTCAATGAGTTCACGATATGCTTCGATTTCTTTGTTAATTCCCTCTTCGACCATATCGATTCGGGCTTCTTCCATATCGACTATGGCCTCTCTTGCGGCCTCATAAGAATCGATAGCGCCCCACTGCCCGTCTTTTAGCTGCTGCAGACGCTCATAATATTCTTTTTCAGACATCTCGCCGTTTGCGTATGCCTCGTCAAGCTCTTTGATTTCGTCGGCATATTTAGCAGCTATTTGCTGGGCAAGTTCCATCTGCTCATACATAAGGCCAAGAGACGTGATACCATCTTTGGTCCAAGAACCGTCTTCGTCTGCAACGTCATCTTTTGATGTCAGGTCGTATATCTTTTGCACCTCATCGATTGCATCATTCGCACGAGAAACACCACGCTCGAATTTTTCAAACTCAAGATCGCGGATAGTTTTACCCCATTTAACCATGGCGATATCACTATCAAGGATAGATTGCTTTAGGTCAAGAATTGCTTGCTCTGCGCTGCGGTATTCTTCGTCCGCAGCAGTATAACCAGCGGCCTTAATTTCCTCAAAACCAGTCAGTGCACTAGCCAAATCAGACTCTGCATTGCTCTTCTTTTGCTTCTCGAGGTCAATTAGCTTGTCATATAATTCCATTGGGACATCAACGCCAAGTTCTTCAAAGAGACTAATATAGCTTTCGATATAGCCCTGAGTGCTTGCTAATACATCTGCAATAAACGCAAAGGCATCTCGCATTCTTTCGAAATTCTCAACTGGAATGTTACCCGCCTCTTCGTTTGCTTCTGCCATTTCTTGATTGTAAGACTGCGCCTCTGTTGCAAGATTAACTTCTTCCATATACAGAGAGGCAATATGATTAACCGCATCTTGGTATTCTTTTGTGTTAGGAGCGTACTTAGCTTTAATGTCTTCAAACGCAGCAAGTGAATCTGCGAGGTTATTGGTATTGTGCCCCTGCATGAGCTCGTTGATTTCGAACAATTCATTATATAGCTCATCTGGAATAGCGCTTCCAACGTTTTTAAACAAGTCTATCCAGCCCTTAGTGACATCACGATAAGAACCAAGAACATCATTGATAAACGCATATCCGTTTTTCAACTCCTCGAGCTTCTTAACTGGAATAGAGTCAATCTCTTTGTTAAGCTCAGCCTGTCGGTCTCTGCTGGCTGCAATTTCGCTTTCAACGTCGCCATAGTGCAATATTAAATTCTGGAGCTCTTCATCCTCCATAGTATATCCAGCGTCAATAGCCGCTTTGATTGCCGCCTCTGTCGCTGTGAGCTCCTGCATGTTCATATCAATATCGTCTTGCTCTGCCTGAATCAACTCACCATACTTTGTCTCAAGACCGTCGAAATCTCCGCTTTCTTCTAACTTCGAGATGTAGTTCTCAATAGATTCTTTTCGCTTCTCAATCAAACTGTCTTCAAACGCGAACCAGTCTTTAGTATCTTCAAACTCATTAATCGGTTGTTCTTTTTGGCGTTGCTGCGTATCTGCAATTGCGTTATCGATATCAAGACCCTGCTTGATTAAATCTGACAATTTCAGGTATGCGTTTTGATACTCTTCGCTGTTAACTCCGAATTCAGCCTCTATCTTAGGCAGGTCTTCCATGGCGCTGTAAATGTCTGCTAGATTATTTTCTTTTGCATTGCCATAGATAGCAAGAATCTTGTCAAGAGCTTCATTAGGAACGTCGTACCCCTGCTTTTCTGCAAGCTCCATCCAACCTTCGATATAATCAATTTGATTGTTATATACCTGGTCTCTGAACCCAAACGCCTCGCGCATGCGGTCAAACACTTCAACTGGAATGCTCTTGATAGCCTCGCTATATTCATTGATAGCTTTGGTGTCGTCTTGAATTGCGAGTTCTGTTGCACGGATTTCGTCGTTCATCTGAATCCAGATGTCAGAACCCTCTTTGATTGCACCAGAGTCAACACCTTGTTTCAGTGTTGCCTTTAGGTCTTCAAGTGTTTCCTCGCGATCTTTTCTTTGTTGCTCTGTGATAGTGCGCAATTGCTCAAGGTCAGCTTTTGTCGTGTCTCTACCTTGAGCCTCAATGTATGCCTCGATGTAATCCTTTTGGTCTTGGAGATAATCATCCTTGTTGTCCCCAGCGGTTTGAATGTCTTCGAACGCTGTGTTATAGAGTTCTGCGATACTCTGTCTGAATTCGAGAGTACGTTGTGCAGACTCTTGAATGGCATGTTCGAGTTCCCACATACGTTCAGCTACTTCATCTGTTTTTTCGAGTTTAGAAAGTTCGGCATACTCTGCACGATATAGCTTCAATTTTTCGTTTTCCAGACGTATTTGCTCTTCGTAATAATCGGTAGATATACCTTTAGCATTCTGCGGATCGTATTCTTTTTGAGCCTCGAGCGTATCGATTTTATTTTGGAGATATTCTTGTTGGTTCTCAAGGTTATTAACTTTGCGTTCGTATTTTTTAGTGAGATTGTCGAGAGCTTCATTTGCTTCATCTGTTTTGTCACTGCCGCTTCCGCCGCCGTTTGGCGAAACAATTGATTTAAAATTAGTGTTGAGATTTAGGCTAACATCGTCTATCATCTGAAGCTGAGCATCCATGCTACTTAATATAGCATCAATTTCAGCCTGGTCAACCAATTCATTTGCTTGCGCGCCAGCAACCGCGGCATTAAATGCGGCAACAGAGCCAGCCGCAGTAATCGCATCTTTCGATACATTGCTAAGAGCCGCCGCATATGTCCCCAAGCCACCAACTGCGTTTGACGCTGCTACACTACTATTATTAATGGCATCAGTTTCTTTTCTTGTTGCTAGTTCATTTAGTTGCGTTATTGCTTTTTGAACAACGGTAGCCTTGGCATCTGCTAGTTTAGCCTGTATCATCGCCTCGAGAGCTTGTCTATTAATACTAAGCTGTCCGTTTTCCATTTGGAGACATGCCAAATACTCTGGGCTCAACGATAACAAAGACTGCAAATTATCAAGCGTCAGGTAGCCGTTTTTATTATATTCTTTTACAGCATCAGTTAATGTAGAATAAGCATTTTGTATTGAATCTATATCAGCATCAAAATCTTCAAAATCTAACTTTATTTCAACACTATCCGTAATTCCAGATTCGATTTGTTTGTTAATATCTTCAAGTTCTTCGCTAATTTCATTCTCATTTGCAGACGGCTTCAAATCAACGATAATTTTCTCTTCTTTGTCTATCTTATCTTGCAGTTCATCGATTTTTGCTTTATGAGCTTCATATTCTTCTTTCGATACTTTATTGCCTTCCGAATCAAAATATGTTGTTTCGGTATGTCTAGTTCTCCTAGTATTTCCCTTACGGTCGGTTTTGACGGTATATTTGTCCTTCTCTTCTTCTAATTGTTTTTCTAGCGTTTCTTTGTTTTCTTTTGCGGTATTATAAGCATCTATTTCTGCTTGCTGCTTTTCCAATTCTGCTTTGCGTTTTAGCAAATCAATATGGTCTCTTAATTCATCATTTGTCAACCCATACTGTTCTGCAATGCTAGCTATCCAATCAGAATCAACGTCAACATTTTTTAATTCTTCGGTTAGCTGTTTCAGTTGTTCTTTTTGTTCTTTTGTTCTATCTTTTGCGTCAACGGCCTCGATTGCGTCTTTCTTTTGTAACTTATCTTGAATTGCGTCAGACACCGCATTAAGACCAGCTTCTTTTTGGGCGTCATTTACAACTTCGAAAGCATTCTTAACACCGAGTGCAGCAAGCTGTAAAGATATTGCCACTTTTTCATATTCTGTCATCGGCCCATTAAGAACCTGATTGTCCAACCATGCTCCAACAAGGTCTTCAACTGCAGCCTTCATTTCTGCTGTACTTGCAGACCCAAGCATCATTACTTCAACAAATCTATTCCATTCGTCGGATATTGCATCAATCGAACCAAAAGATTCATTGAGCTCATCCATTGTTTTTGACGAGACTATGCCGTTTTCTCTTATCTCGGAAATGACACTCTTCAAGCTTTCTAGCTTATCCGTTATCGACGATATGTTTTTCGCAACACCAATATAATCGTCAGTGTTCAAAGCGTCGTCTTTAGCCTCTGCTAAGTCATTGAAGTATCGTTCAACATCTGAGACATAAATGCCCATATCGTAGAGTCTTTGCTTAAATTTATTAAACTCTTCATCACCTGGGAACATATCCTCAAGATTGATATCAACATCTTTTCCAGTTGACTCTGTTGATTTTATTACGCCTTCAATGTCCGCTTTAATATCTTTTAATGTCTCATCTGCATTTTGACCAAATATGCGAGTTATAGCGTTGTATTTTGCATCAGCTCCGCCAGTTTGAATAGCCCACTTATCCTGAGTGTCGTAGAAATCATTCATTTCTTGGCGCAAACGAGCAATTTCTTCTGCGTCTTTTACTGGATCATAAACGCTAAGGTCTATGGAGCTATAATAAGCGTCCATTTCGCTCAGATACTGAGCCATTTCGGCTTCATATTCAGACAGTGCCTCAGAAGCCTCATCATATTTTTCCTTGTGTTTATCTTTGCCAGTTTCCCGATATTTTGTTTGTGCCTCAGAGTATTCCTTCTCAAGCTCGGCGTATCTTTCTCTCATATTATCAAGAGAGTCGTCAACTTTTTCTTCTGCAGCGCCAAGTATTCCGCCAATCATACCTCCAGAACTAGCTCCGCTTACAGCGCCAGCAACTCCGAGAGCGGCAGCTACGCCCCACGCTACACCTCCAGTTACCGCTCCAGCGATAGCTAAAATAGCGGCCGCTGCGACTCCACCTATGGCACCAGCAACTGCCCCGCCTTTTCCCCAAGATGCAGCTCGCTCGCCAGTAGTTTTACCAGACTTCACACCGACGTTTTTATATTTGTTAGCAATATCAACAGCCTCACTGTTTACCTTTTTTTGCTGTTGAGAATATAGCTGATTTTTCAAAGATATCTGGCGCTCAAGTTCCGCGCTCTCTTCTTTGAGTCTACTAAGTTCTTCCTCTTCTGTGAACGATAGCGTTCCTTTATTTTGTAATTCGTCTATCTGGTCATTTATAGTTTCAAGTTGAGATTCCAGGTCTTGTAAGTCTTGTTTAATATCAGACAACTCATCAGACATTTCATCAAATGCCTCTTGCGCTTCTTCCATTGTTTCGGTGGCCCAATCGATTGCTTTTCTTAGCAAAGTAACTACAGCAATAACACCAGCAATTGCAAGCATCGGAGCCATTGTCTTTAATAAGCCACCGATAGACTCTTTAAGAGTCATATTTGACTTAGCTAAAAGAATATTGGCTATTGTTTCTTGCTCGGCTGCGTCTGTAATGCCAGCCTTAGCCGCAGCGTTAATAATTTCATCTTTTGTTAGTTTTTTTGTAGACGTACTCAATCCTAGAGTGGAAATAATTGACTTACGAGTTTCACGATTTACTCCAGCTACGCGCATCACATTAGATGCGTATGCAACATTTAGGCCATCTTCAGCTTTAATTAGCTTATATTTTTGAGCTAATGCAACAGCTTGCTGGCCTGTAAGCTCTTTATTCGCAGCGGCTTCACCAAGAACTGACATCGCTGTCTGTTTCTGTTGTGCCGACAATTCTTTTGTCGGGCCACTGAGACCAGCTTTGCCCAAAACAGAGTTTAGAGACTCACTGTCTATGCTGCGCAATGCCTTAGCATATTCAGCCATAGACTTGATAGTCGCAGACACAGACTCTTTAATCCCAGATAAAACAGATTTAACATTCTGTAATTTATCTGGCAATCTTGATAAAGAATCATTTAGGTTAACTATCCATTTCCAAATATCTACCAAAAACTCTTTGATAGAAAGTTTTTGAGTTTTCATGATAATTGCAAATGTAGCTAATAGGGCGGTCTGGATTAATCCAATATCCTCTACAATGTTTACCACCCCAGTACCGAATTGAACAACATTTTTAATCAATTCGCTTGAAATGGTATTGCTCCACATTGTTTGTACTGCGTTAGTAAACTGGTCAAGTCGGCCCTGGATAGAGTCGAGGTATTTTTCGTTTTCTTTTAATGCACTACCCTCTGCTTTTAATGCGCTAGCATATGCTTCTTCTAGGTCTTTTTGGTTACCAAGTATAGCCGCTGCAGTATTAGCGCGGTTTTTACCAGCGAGAATCTCAAGTAATGCGGCTTGGTCAGTGTCAGAAATATCAGACCAAACTTTTGAGATTTCCAATAAGATTTCATAGGTGCTCTTATATGCGCCAGTATCTGTTAATATATCTACTCCAGAGAGTGATTTTACTTTACTTCTGAGTTTACTCTTAGACTCGATAACACCAGACGTGTCTTCGCCTGCGCTTTCGAGTTCTTTTACACTTGTTCCGCGCAAACGTAATGAAATCGTACGCAGGGCGCTGCCTACGCTATTTGGGTCCTGAACGACTCGGTTTGCAGCTGCTATTAACGCAACCGCCTCTTCATAGCTGTTGTTTGCGGCCATCAACGAGCTCGCAGAATCTTGCAACGCTGTAGCTATTCCGTCACTTGATACTGCAAAATTATTCGAATCTGTTACTTTCGTTATTTCACAATAACTACTGACCACTTGAAGTGGCGGATAGGACTTTCATCCTACCTCTCACATTTCATTGTTAGATTATAGTGTGAGATCAGACTGTATATTACTTACTTTCATAAGGATAACTTCAGCATGCATATTACTATGCACACCCTGCAGTCGTTAAAGTTGATGTAATTAAAACATTATTTGATTGATGGATTTTGATGTAATCATAAATTTCCTTCAAATCTCCAATACATTTTTGATTCGTATAGTCCAAATCTATTTTATAAATCATACTTGGAACCATACAAACATATTGATAAATAATAGGAATTAATTTTCGTAATGCGCCGACGTTAAAACGCAAGAAGTAATATTTGTTTTTTTCAGACTTTATGTCCACATTAATATTCCAAATATCTTTAAAATATTTTTGTAACAATATTTGTTCTTCGTAATTAAAACATTCAGTACATAATTTCCCATATCTATTACCTTTGTGGATAGACAGGCTACCATCATCCATCCACCAAATGGCCAATCCAAATGCATCGATATTTTTTAAGTATTTCAAAGAAATTTTTTTACGACCATCGTTACTGTATAAATATTTTTTAAAATAATCATAAAATATATCTACGCACTTATTCTTGTTTGTTAATTCGAAATACTTGTTAATATGCCCTTCTTTATATTGTCTAGTATATATCCCGTTAATATCGTCTGCATTAAAAAAAGAGTACTTCCAATTCAAATACTCTTCTTGTTTGATGCTATGAGAAAACCTAATAATTTTTCTTTTTTGATTAAAATACGCGTCCCCTAATAGTCCACCCAAAATAATTTGCTGTTGTTCTCGTGACAAAGTTATGCTTTCTAACATATCTCATTCCACTCCTTTATTTAATAATGTTTAATGTTTTAATTCATCTTACCTCGGTCTAAGCTGTCCCCAGCCTTTAACCGATATAGTTATCTACGGGCAATATATTTACCCACTTCGTTCATGACATCTACAACGCCCATAGCGTTATCTGCCGTATATCCAAACGCCTGCAACGTACTGGTCAGTGCACTCGTTGCTTCGTCTATACTTGAAAATTCAGATACATTCAACAGAACAGAAGTTGTTTCTGCAAGCTTTGCCGCATCTTCGAGAGAATAACCAAGACGGCTCCAATCTGCAGTAGAACTTACAATTTCCTTTATCGTACTTCCTACCTTGTCTGCAGTTTTACTCGCTGTATCCAAAAATTTTTCATATGTTTCTTCTGTTTCATCTGTTACTTTTTTTAAGTCAGTTAAAGCACTATCAATTTCTCTTACATACTGAATTCCCTTTTGAACCTGCTGCCTAGCAAAATTAATCAAAAATGAACCAGTTAAATAATATCCTAACTGTTTTGTTTTATCGATAATCAAATCAACAGGGCCAAGAGTCTTTTTGACCTGGCCACGAACAACAGCTATGTTACCAGACAGTTTGTCGACAGCTACAGAAATATTAGTAAACTCTTTTGCACCAGATTTTAGCGATGCAATTAAATTCCCGTTATCGTCAAACCCTTTGATATTAATACCCTTATATTCGTCTGGGTTTTGCTGGTGCATTTTTTTGTACCATTCTAGGGTTTGATCTTCTATATCTTTTCTGGTCATTTTGGGGCTATATACCCCAATAACATCAACATTGTCTCCGCTCAATTTCTGATGTTGCTCTAACAGCTTTTTCATTTCTGCATTTAGCAGACGAACATTGTTTGTTTGACTAATAACTTTATCGGCGTCTTCTTTAGAAATTGGTTCAGCCTGATTATTAAGAGTGTTATATGTTTGCTTTAGGTCATCCAAAGCGCCGCGCAATTCATTTATTTTTGCCTTGCTGGCTTCTGTGACACCAACGGCATTTTTTATCTTATCAAGATTACTGATAATCTCCTGCCCTGCAAAAACCGTAGAGCGAGATCTTGATAACTGCGCATTCGTTCTAGAGTTTGCTACTTGGCGTCTAAACGTACGATTGGACTCACTAATATCCTCTCTGTGATTAGCTTTAGCCTCTTCAATCTTAAGTCTTCCGATTGCTTCATTGTACGCTTTAACACGATCTGCATCGTACAATTCTTTATCTATACTCAACAACTTAGACTTGTCTTCTATGATTTGTTTCTGTTGGTTAATTAAGTAGTCAAAAGAACCTTGAATTTCTTTTGGAGCTTGTTCTTGCTGCGCTTGCAACTGACCCAGTTTTTTATTTGCCTCTATTATCTCGTTTTTGGCTTTTGCATCTGCAGCCTTTTTGGCCTGCAGTTCCTGCTTCTTTTGTAATTCAAGAATATCAAGCTCTCTTTGATTTTTCAAATCATCTAGCTGCTTCTCTTGCTCTTTGGTTAGTACAATCCCATTTAACAACTGAGACTGCTCAACTAGAAGATCGTTTGCCATCGTTTCGTATTTATTCTTGAGTTCGGCGTCATTAGTTCCGTGCATTTTCAGCACAAACTTGTTATATAATTTTGCATTTTCAAGTGCAGCACTAAACGGGTCTACGTCAACATCTTCAACAGATTTATTTGCAAGAGCAATTTCTTTAATCTCATTATTAATCTGAGCAAACTCTTCTCTCCATAGTGTAAGAGACTTAGCGTCGCTCACATTATTTAAATCATCCCAGAGTAAATCTAGTTTGTCTCTAACCGTGTCGGTTAGTTTACCAGACGCTCTGAGTTGCTCTGTCATTAAAAATAACTTTGAGAATTGTGTTGCGATTTTAGCGTCAAAAATCTCATCATCCATACCGCTCTTAGCAGTTCCAGGCTTCTTGCCACTGCCATTTCCGCTAGTCTTGATGTTGATGGTCATCATGCCAGAGCTAATCTTACCACCACAAATACGCTCTAGCGCTACTCTTACGGCATTAACTTTTTTCTCTACTTCACCCAAAGAATGGACTTCAGACTGTGCGACTCTCTTTACAATGACCTGCTCTTCTAAGAACGCTTTCGATTTTTCACCTACCGCCGTTTTAATACGTCCAACCACAGATTCAATAGCCTCGAGGTTTTTGAGCTCCCCATCATTTGGACCACCGCCACCTCCATCGCCAGAACCAGAACCAAAACCACCAGAGCCACTTTCATCTCCTGCGCCTCTGCCAGTTTCGGGAGTTGTATCCGTCTTATCGTCTACAACATCAACAATTCCAGCTAGCTCTTTATACTTCGCAATGCACTGGTCGACAGTAGTAAGCGTGTTATTTTTAATTCCTTCAACAACATCATAATAATGTTCTGCGTCAGGGGTGATATTCATTTCTTTTAACTTATGCTCTGTTTGCAACATCATCGCAAACTTTTGCTGCATGTCTTCAATTGTAGACAGCAACTGGGTTGCGGTTTGTTGTGCGCCAGAGAAATCCCATGAACCGTCTGGATCACCCTGGTTCATGTTGGAAATAGCAGTTTCCAACATCGTTCTCGTCCGACCTAAATACAATAGAGCATCTTCTGTTTTGCCATTAATTGGCTGACTCCACGACCTACTCAAAGAAGAACGAATATTTGCTTGTACTTGCTCAACATGATTATATGCTTGAATCGCAGCTTCGGCGCTCTTCGGTACAAGGTCTATATTTTGAATATTTTTTGCATCAGCCAAAATATTCTGAGCCGTTTCAGCAAATTCATCGTCCAGCAACAACTCAACCTTAGAGCCATCTTGCATAGTGACAATAGCCGAATAATATGCATTTTCAAACTCCTCTACTGACTCTCTAGCGTTATCCCACTCTTGGTCATTGTCGTCCAATTCGGCATCCGCCTGATATTCATATGCAGCAGCAATTTGTTTGAGAAGATTTAGTTTTTCTTTAAGAGCATTGTTCTCTTCTTCTATTTTAGGAGCGTTATTAGATTGCTCTGGCTGTGTACCAGCACCAACGCCTCCAGAGCCGCTTCCTCCAGCACCTATACCAGAGCCAGAACCGCCACCTGTGCCTCCGCCAGTGCCATCTCCACCTCCAGAAGGAGGATATAGACGCGCATTTGCAGTCTGAACAAATAACTCCAGTGAACTCTTTATCTGGTCAAACATCGGGTTAAGACGTTCCGCCAGTATACGCCAGTCTCTTTCTGCAGTTAACTGTTTTTCTGGGTTCATTGCGTTGAACGCAGTCAAGAACTTCAGGGCTTTTGAATACATCGTAACCCAGTCAGAGCCCGCATCCTTAGCATCCTTATATTGATTAAACGCCCTTCCAACCTGTCCAGCTTTTCCGCTTTCAACATCAGAAATTACTTGCTCAACACCCTTAACTTTTTTCTTTTGCTCTGGTCGACTCAAAGAAGACATTTCCCCTACTGCCTGAGTAATATCTCGAATAGACTTTGATGCGTATTTAGCTTGTGCTTCTAGTTTACTGATAGCATCTTCGAGTTCAAGCATTCTAGTGTATGCTTCTGTCCCTTGTTTCTCTTTGAGATTTTTTTGATAACTTTTAAATACTGTTTCCCAATATTCTTCATCAAAACCATATTTAGCTGTCAGCTGTCTAAGTGATTTAACTGTGTATTTAGGATTTGTAGACAAAGAGGGGATATCTTGTAATCCAACAACGCCTTCTATGTACTTCGTAATCTCGTCTTGCAAACTATTAAATTTTGCTCTGAACTCATCTGGATGTGTTTTACTATTTATCGACTTTAAAGCAACCGCAAGATTTTCGATATTTTTATAAATATCATCCATCTCCGCAGCAATGTTCTCAGTTTCTGTATTTGAAAAGTCTCTACCACGGATATTTCCAGATCTAATATTGTATGCTTCTCCATCTTTTGTGAGATGTTTGATGGCATGTGCGCGTTGTGTTGCTTTATACAAAGAACTTTTCTCAAGCTCTCTTCTTTTTATTTCTAAAAGTTTGTTAATGTTTCCGTTATTCGTTAAAGCAAGCTCAATGCCCGCGTTAAAACTCTCACCAAACTCCTCGCCCAATTTGCTAAATGCCTCAATGTTTGTATTTGTTTTTAAGATATTAGACACATCGATCTCTGGCATTTTCAAAGTACGGAGAGCCTCGTTAATTATATTGCCTAGCCCCTTAAAAGCTTTGGCAAATTCTTTTTTTGACATCTCCGCAGCGTTTTTTGAAAGATCTACGAGACGATTTTCAAAATTTTTCGCAGACTCTTTGTCATACGCAGCCTGAAACAATACGCTGGCTTTATATTGAACATCTGAACCTAGAGCCATATAAATTCCTCCTCTCTGTCGTTATTTTGTAATATGCTTAATAATGTAATTATTAACATTATTGCTAAATCTTTTCTGATACCACTGTAAGTATTTTTTCAAAAAGTGGTCTGGAGCCATTTTGTCATACCACGGAGTATACACAACCGTGTCTGGGTCGCTGCTTCCGTTCGTTGCTGGATGTATGCCATACAAATAGTTTCCGATAACCCAATCTTCGAACGTGTCAAATTGCACCATCTCTCCTCGAACGTTGACCATTTTTGATTCCCACGGTTCCATACCATCATATGCCCCAGACAGCAAAGACGCATCATACCCAATACCAAACGTACTAATAATCTCGTCGCCGTGATCTTTAACTTCGGCAATTGGAACAGCAGCCTTATATAAACTATCCGTGCGGTTATAACTTGATGGCATATAGTTAGCATAATAACGATCTAATAACGACATAGAAACCTTATACACATCCTCACACGCAACATCTGTGGCTTTATTAACCGCCTTAAGTAATACAGATTTATAATCATCTTTCAGTTCTTGCAGTATTTCTTCTATGGTTTTGGTCCTAGCCATATACCATCAACTCCTTCAAATTTTACTTATTCAAAAGACCAACTAGCTTGGTCAAATCTTCCTCGTTAAATTTTCCCATAATATCCTGAATGTTAAAATCGCCAACAGCAGACTTCAACACTTCTCCGACGCCGTCAAGCTTAACAAGCACGCCGTTCAAAAATCTGCCGATAATAGCACTGATATTGTTCTCATCTAGCTTAGCTGCGAGCGCCATCTTTAGCACAACGTCACACTCATTATAATCTGTGCGGAACAGCTCAATAATAGGAGCCAGCAACTCGTTTTCCGCAAGGATATCATAGTCCGCAACGGGGTCGCCAGAAAACTCCAAGTTCGTGTGGCTCTGCACCATTGCGACAATAAAAGATAAATACGCATTAATAGAGTCGTGCTTCCACACACCATCTACCTCTTCCGTATTTACATCAACGACCATTTCCGCAAGTCTACGCTTCATATCAAACGGAATATAGGTCTTAATTTCCAAGTGCTCCTGGAGATATTCTCCGATTGCGTTGGGCTTCAGTTGAGTATTCTTGATGCCCTTGTTTTTAAAATCCTGAACAAAATCTTGAATATTCATAATATTTTTCTCCTTGTACTCCATGTATAAATCATTTTGTCGTGTTAAATAACCCACTCGTTGACGTCTTCTTCAACAACAACACTAAATCCAGCCTTTGCGATCAACGTAGCTTCAGCTTCGTCTTCTGGAATATCTAACCCGAACTCATATTTAACGGCTTCAAGAGCCTCTTCTTTTAATTTCTCTCTTTTTACTTTTGCAGACTGAACAAGCCCCACACGTCGTCTCCACGCCGTGGGCAGCATAAACTCAATCTCAATGCCGTGAGAGGCGGCATAATAACGTACCGCCCCTGCTAATTCCGCCAGCATCTTAACCGTAGAGATGTTGGAGACATACCAAGACTCCTCCATGACAATCTTATCTGCCTTGTGCTCGTCTAAATACGCGCATATCTCCATCATCATCTTTGGTATTCGTACTTTGGCATCTGTCATTTTGTGCAAGTCAATCAGCGTACTGGTAACATACTTGCCGTCATCTAACACAGCAATACCAGTCTTGTTTGTACTTGCATCTATACCGATTATTCTCATGAATTATCACCCTGTCGAGCCGCAGCTAATTCTTGGAGCGCAATGTTATGAGCCTCCGAAGTAAGCTTTTGCAAAGTCGGTTCCAAGAAATAGCACGGCATATTGTACTTTTTAATAATATCATTAAAAGCTTTGATTAATTCGTTTTTTGCGTCTTCAACGTCAAGGATGAAGCTGCGACGCTTTTCTTGTTTGTTTTCCATATTTATGCGTCTCCTAATAATTTTGCTTCCAACTCGGCAACACGAGCCTTGAGCTTTTGAATTTGGGCGGTGTTCAACGCAATGAACTCCTCATAACGTAAATAGCAAGTTTCTGTTTCTTCACCAGTTTCTGGATTTATTGTTTGAGCTTTTATATAACCAGCAAAATCCGTACTTGTTAGCCCCGCCGATTCCACAGCAGCAAGAACATCCTGAGCAATATAGCCAGTGTGTGTTCTTCCGCTAGTTCCATCATTATACTTGTAGACAGATGGAGCAAGAGCATCAAACATTACATCGTAGCGTTCGTCGGTTGATATTGACTGTATGCTATTTTTAACCCTTTCATCAGAAGATGTCCCAAGACACGACGAAGCTGCCCATGTGCCATTAAGAGTTACTACAGACCCAAAGCTTATTGACCCTCCAGTACCACCAATAGACGCAGACGAATCTCCTGCCGACATACTAAGATACCAAAAATGATATGGATCGTCGGGGTGTCTAATGCTGACACTATTGCTATCAATAGCTACCCAATCCGTAGATATGCTAGTCATGCCGCTTAAACTACCGCTACTTGCCGTAATACTACCTCCATTAATCTCAGCAGACTCAGCAGTTAGTTTGTCACAAGTCACTCCCTGTTTACTAATCCATGTTCCAGACATTCCATAGTCGCCAACTGCTCCCATGCCATCTTCATATATATTAAAAGGACCAATAAAACTACCATTACCAGCAGTCAACGTTCCGCTTATGTTGGCATTATTTGCACTAATACCATCCGCATTAATCTGATCTGCCGTAAGCTGTCCGTCAATATTCGCCGCCTTGACTGTTAAATTTTGTGCAACAACGTTTGTGGTAGAAATCGTGTCATTTGTAATAGTTGTAACTTCACTCGCATTCTGGAATCCACTATCATTTGTTAGATCACTGGTTTTGGTTGGCACATCTGATTTTTCAGCAACAGTATCTGGTAGTTGTCCTATAGTTAAAGAACCCTTGATATGAGCCGCATCGACCTCTAAGTTTTGTGCATATATACTTGCAGTTTTAATGTACTCGCCCGTAATAATAGTAATCTGAGTATCCGTTGGGATATCTGAAGTATATGCAAAGCCGCTGTCATTGGTTAAATCACTGGTTGTAGTTGGAATTTCCGACATAACAGCAATTTTTCCAGAACTAATAATTTCATCTACGTTTAGCAAGCTTGTATCAATCTGCCCAGACTTGATATACGAAGCATTAATAGCCAAGTCACCATTGTCAAGCTCAAAACATCCTTGCTTTGCCCCATTGTTCGTAACAGCATTAAACATATTGATGGTTGTTACACTTGCATCACTGCCGTTCTTACCATCTATCCCATACTTCGCCCAACACGTAGGAGTTGACCAAGTACCATACACATCGTCGATTACCGTACATTGAGATACAAACACATATGGGGACGACAGCGATGCACTCTGCGGCTCAAAACTCCATCCCAACGTCAATGCGTTCCCAGGATATACTGGTTTGGATGGAGCACTCGAATCTTGTTTGCTATAATACAGGTACTCCACTTTAACGGTAGACCCGTTGTTTCCATCCTTACCATCTTGGCCGTCCTTACCTTCTGCCTGAATGTTAGTATTGACATCACCAATCCACCAATAGCCATCTTTAATGTAAGGAGTGTCGCCATTCTGGCCGTCTGCGCCATCTACTCCTTCGGCTTTAATGTTTGTGTTGGTAGCGCCAATCCACCAATAACTCTCTTTAATGTAAGGAGTCTCGCCGTCCTTACCATCGGTTCCGTCTACACCATCAGAGCCTTTGAACAACGCCCATGAGTAATCAGAAGCATTCGTGCTTTCTGTGGGAGTTTCCTTATTGTGCGCCAAACCGATATATTCTTTACCCGTCGGGTCGTTTGACATATTAGTACCTGATGCATCGTCGGCATATTTAACCCATGTATAGTAAGTCTTACCATCTTTTCCATCTTCGCCTTTCATCAAAGACCACGTATAATCGTCGTAATCTTCCGATGCTTCCGTCGACGTCTTGTTGTGAGCCAAACCAATATACGCCTTCCCGTCTGGAATATTAGACATGCCGCTTGTGGGAGTATCTGCATACTTAACCCACGTATAATACGTTACCTGAACGCCAGTGGAGACGCCATCAACATACCAATAACCGTCTTCCACATAAGGTTTAGACCCGTCTTTACCTTGAATATTTACAGCGTCAGTCCATGTTTTACCGCCATCATAAGTATACGAAGCAAAATAATCATACGTTTGAGAGAAGCTTGTATGCCATCCATCTGCGTCAGTTGCAGGAAAATCTGACAACTGTGTACCGCTTTCGGGTGCTGCAATGGCGTCTCTCGCGTATACAATCTGAGTCGGGCTTGAGCCAGCACCCCATGAAATACTACCGTTTAGCGTCACATTGCCGTATTCATCAACAATAAAATTCTTATTAACATCAATTGATCCACTAAACTGTGCTTTTTCTTGGCTGATTTTGAGTCCTGGCAAAACAAGATAGTTACCAGAATCTCCTGTGACGGATATATAATAGTCTCCACCATTAAAAGATATTGCTCCAGTAGTAATGTTGTCAGCGTCCAAGTTAGTCACATCTATTACACTAGCATCAATTGCTCCCGAGGTAATATTATCAGCGCTTAAATTAGTTACATCTACAACACTGGCATTAATCGTACCAGACGTAAGGTTGTCGGCATTCAACTCCGTTACCGCAATCGTCTCTGATACTAAATTTTTAATATCTCCTTCAGCGGCAGTCAACAAACCAGTAACATCAATTTGAGTTGCTGTCAATTTATCTTCAACGTTGGCCGCCTTCACTTTTAAGTTTTGAGCAGTTACATAGGTAGAAGTGATTTCCTCAGACGCCAACTTTTTAATATCGCCCTCTGCAGCAGTAATGACTCCATCAACATCAACTTTATCTGCCTTAATTGCCTTGGCAGCAATCTGCTCGGCGTCTATGGTTCCAGTTGCGATGTTAGCACCATCAATCAAAGTCATATTGTTTGCAGAACACCAACCAGAAATAGTCGTAAACGTTTTATCTATAACAGGTTCTCCGTTAATTGTTGAGCCGTCAGACATGCTATAGACATCACGCGTCCACATATATCGTCCTTTAGTAAAGTCAGAAGGCGATGTGGACCAACTTCCTCCAGTCAACGAAGTACTAGACGAAGACAAATAATACTGCTTCGTAACCTTTGTTACCTTCGGCGCATCGTCTCCCTTTTGACCAGATGTACCTTGCTTAGCCACGCCATATGCAACATTGCCATCGGAGAATGTAGTCTTTGTCCACAGATACTGCCCCTCATTTACAGGAACAACATTATTGCTCCAATTACCAGTAGGCTCAACCGTAGCAGAAGTTCCAGCCTGATATTGAATCGAAGAAACCTTAACGGAAGTTCCTGGCGAACCAGTTTCTCCCTTAGCTCCCTGCTTCGCATATGTATACGTTACAGTGTCTGGGATAGACGCATCAGTATAGTCAATTACAGTACATGTCCATAAATATTGATTTTCACCAATCACTGGCATCGACGATCCCCAACTGGTTGGCTTTACAGACGCTGAATCAGAAACTCCATATGTAACGGTCGAAGACTTAACACCAACTCCATCTTTACCGCCATCACCCTTTTCGCCACTTGTTATTAAGTGAGATGGAACGATTGTAACGTTAGAGCTCGTAATAGACTGCGCAACGCCATAAAGAGTGACTGTTACCGCAGTTCCGCTAGCGCTAAGAACGTCTGACGCTACGCCGACTATATATATTGTGTCACCCTGCTTAATATGCGAGTTGTCATAAGAAGTTCCAGTCGTCCAATTCACATCAGTACATTCTGGGTCTGCATGTTCTTTCCACCACGCGAGTGGGTAACTGCGCAAATGAGTATTCACCTTTTTAATACCAGAGCCATCTTTACCAGACACACCCTGTTTTGCAACGCCGTAGGCAACCTTTCCATCAGAGAATGTCGTCTTTGTCCACAAATATTTACCCTCCGCAGCGGATACAATTGTATCGCTCCACGTACCAGTCGGAGCCGTTGTAGATGACTCGCCAGCCTGATACTGAATTGACGTAACAGTAACAGATGTTCCTGGAGATCCTGTCTCACCCTTTGAACCCTGTTTTACATAAGTATAAGTCACAGTATCTGCAACAGAAGAATCCGTATAGTCTGTGATCGTGCGCGTCCACAAATAATGTCCATCTGTTACATTTGGCATCGTAGACTGCCATGATGTCGGCTGCGTTGTAGCCGACGTAGACGTTCCATAAGAAACGGTGGTTGAGCTGACGCCAACACCGTCCTTGCCGTCTTTACCTTGAATTTTAATAGGCGCACCCCACGAACCAGATGCTGCATCCTTAGCAACTTTTTGGCTCATCCAAATGGCACTCGACGTTGCGTTTGTGTGCCATCCGTTAGACGTACCGTTGCCCGTAGGAGTATTTGGAGTGGTCGCACTATCATTGTAGGTAATAAAAACAGACAAACCATTTGTTCCTGGTGCACCATCCGCACCATCATTTCCATCTAGAACCATGGGCTCCCAAAGTCCATTACCTGTACAAATATACACAATGCCATCTTCAGCATCCTTATATACCCAATTCTTTTCGCCAGACGCTGGGCGTGCAGATAATTCGCCCTTCCAAACAATTGACGATCCCTCTAGACCATCTTGGCCCTGTCTGGATACTCCATATGCAACGTTGCCATCAGAGAACGTCGTCTTAGACCACAAATACTTACCTTGTGGAACAGCAACAACGTTTTGACTCCAATTTGTTCCCGTTGGTGCCTGAGTAGCAGAGCTGCCAACCTGATATAAAATAGATATAACTGTCACAGACGTTCCTGCCACACCAGGCTGACCATCCGCACCTTGTTTTGCGTATGTATACGTTACTGTATCTGGCTTAGATGCGTCAGTGTAATCAATTACAGTCTGAGTCCACAGATATTCACCCTCAGTAACTGTCGGTATAGTTGTCGTCCACGACGTAGGTTTTGTCGTGGCAGAAGTAGACTTGCCATATGTTACCGTCGTACCATTAACACCAACTCCATCCACAGACATCTGATACCAACCATTTTGATATACATAAGACGCTTTTGCATTTGTATCATAATACGCCCAGCCGTTTTCTGGATTGCTAGGTGCGGAATCATAGGTGCCTTTCCACACAATTGATGTTCCGTCCTTACCATTAGAGCCATCAAAATAGTCAACGCCTTTAACTGGAGTCTTTCCATCTTGACCCTTTTCTCCTTTGATTTTAATTGGTGAGCCCCACGCGCCAGAACTTGCATTCTCGGCCACTTTTTGGCTCATCCAGATAGACGTAGATGTGGCATTTGTATGCCACCCGTTTGCAGTTCCGTTACCTGTGGGTGTGTTCGGAGTTGTACTACTATCGTTATATGTTATGAAGACAGATAGGCCATTTGATCCGTTTGTACCATCTTGGCCGTCGCTGCCGTCGAGCACCATCAGTTCCCAGCCAGAGCCAGTATAAATATAAACCTTGCCGTCATCGGAGTCTTTATATACCCAGTTTTCTTGTGGATTTGTCGGTGCACTAGAAGACTCTCCCTTCCATACAATTGAACGCCCATTGTTACCATCTTTACCATCTTTACCATCAACACCATCAATAGACATTTGATACCATGAACCATTCTGGTAAGTATAGGATGCTTTTGCGCTTGTATTATAATATGCCCATCCATTTTCTGGGCTATTAGGAGCTACGCTGAAAGACCCCTTCCATACAATCGATGTACCGTTTTCGCCGTTGGTTCCATTAAAATAATCTTTGCCTAACACAGGAGTATATCCATCTTCGCCTTTTGCACCCTGAATACAAGTTTGAGTTGACGCCACACTGGTATCACCCTTTGTAATTGTAGTTTTCTGCCACATATATGCGCCATCTTGCCATGTTGGTGCAGTCGTAGACCATTCAGTAATGGCAACAAAATCAGTCTCAGAACTAGATAATGCATATTCAACCTTGGTATCATAAACAGCGTTGTTTTTAACTTCGTCCGTCTTAGTATTTACCAAGGTCGTAATTTCGTCAGCCTTAGTATTCACCAGCGACACAACACCATCAAGTTGAACATGATCTGCTTTAATTACAACGGACGACGCAGAGTCATTTACTGCTGCCACAATGCTTGCTGCATTTATAACAGAGTTCTCGCCCTCTTTCGATACAACAAGCCCAATGCTATTTTCGTTTTCATCAACGCGCAAATCAAGAGCAGCAATATCCTTATGTGCATTGTTGACGCTAAGAGATATTTCATTCTGCTTCTGCAATATCATGCTTGTCGCTCTGCTATTTGCATTATCTTTGAGCGTTGCAACAGCGAGCCAGCGTTCATCTTTCCACATGTATAATGTGTCTTTTTCATATACAATATCATCTTCTATAATATTTACTGCTGGGACCCAAAAGTTCAAAGCGTCATTACCAATTACGTATTGTTCAGAAAATGCAACAAACGGAGATTTTGATTCTTGCCATTTTGTGCCGTCCCATGTGTAATGGTAACCCTTTGAAAACTCATAAACATCTTCTCCATATGTTTCAGAGTGGTCTTCGGTTGGCACATAAACTGAACCAGCCTCTAATATATTTGCAGCCTGTTCTAATGTTAGTCCATTCGCCTGAGAGCGTTCGCCGAGACTATATGTATCAATCAGAGATACAAGACTAAAAATACTTGCGCTATCTTTACTTGTTTGCACTTTCAAGGCGGCAATAGCTTTTTCAGAGTCATCTTCACGCTTGGACAACAAATCAATCGCAGACTTATTCGAATTAGCAATGCTCCTCACACTGGCAATACTATTTATAGAGCCGTCTTCGACGGTTTCTTGCCATTCAGCGAAATTCTCGATAGATGCAGAATGCTCATCGACTGTGGTATTAAGTCCAGCAATCCCATTGCTATTTGTGTCTATGCGTTTTGCCAACGCTAGCAAGTTAATTTCATTTTCATTCGCCTTCGTCTGAATCGAAGCAATGGAACTCACATCTTCTTCAACTGACGACTTCCACTCTGTCAATATAGTAATATTGCTTTCGTTTGCGGTAGCTTGCTGTTGGACACTCGCCAACGTTTTCCCATTCGTGTCTTGCCAACTAGTAATTCCTTCAATTGAACTTTTGTTTGCATCAGCAATGTTCTTTACGCTGGCGATACTCTCGATAGAACCATCCTCCACAGTCTCTTGCCATTTCGCAAAATTGTTAATAGATGTTGAGTGATCATTAACCGTAGTTGTCAGCCCAGCGATACCGCTACTATTCCCATCTACACGCTTTGCAACCGCTTGTATTTGAGCTTTGTTTTCATTTGCTTGCGTTTGTATTGATGCGATGCTGCTTACTTCATCCTTAACGTCTGACTGCCACTCTGTCAACAATATAATATTACCTTCATTCTTATCCGCTTTTTGCTCAACAGCAGCGATAGATTTGTCGGTCGTATTTTGCCATGTAGTTATAGACGCAATGCTCGCCGCATTTGCAGTAGACTGATTCTGAACGCTCGTTAATGTCTTGTCAGTGCTATCTTGCCAAGCAGTAATACCTTCAATTAAACTTTTATTATTGTCGGACTGCACCTTAATGGACGCAATACTTTTAACATCCGATTCTACGTCAAATTGCCATTTAGTTAGGAGGGAAATATTGCCTTCATTTGTGTCGGCTTTTTGCGTAACCTGAGAAATAGCAGTATCTGTAGTACTTTGCCACTTTGTTATACTTGTAATCGACGCCTCATTCTTGTTTGCAAGTTCTTGCACGGAGACAATAGCCTTGTCAGTTGCGTCTTGCCATGTATTAATTGTTGTAATACTGGCTTCATTGTTATCTGCTTTTTTCTCTACATTAGAAATAGCTGTATTCGTTTGTCCCTGCCATGCTACCAAATCAGTGATACTCGCAGCATTGTCATTAGCCGTTTTTGTAACGCCAGCGATTGCGGTATCAGTTGTTCCTTGCCACTTAACAATGTCAGCGAGCGTAGACGAATCAGCGTTAGTCTTGGCAACAAAACCAGACACACCAGAATTACCGTTGTCGTCAGACCAATTAGAAAGAACGCTTAACTCGTCTTCAAGATCTTCGATGTTCTTCCGTGCATTTTCAGCATTTTCGGCTGCCCCTTCGGCAGTATCTTTAACTTCATTAAGTCTCGCATTGGTTTCTGAAGCCTTCTTGTTAATCTCTGCTATGGCAGCGTCAGTCTTTGCTTCCGCTTCATCCACAACGCCTCTAATCTCATCAACATTTTGTGTGATTTCTTCTAATGCAGCTTCAGCTTTTGCCTCAGCACTATCTGCGGTATTCTTAATTTCTTCAACCGTTGCATCGAACTCATCAATCGTCTGAGATACTTCGGCAAGCGCCTTATTTGCTGTTTCTACAGCGTCTTTACGAATGCTCTCTGCTGTAGCGGCTGCGTTTTCTGAGATTTTCTTTGCCTGTTCAACAATAATCATGGCATCAGCCAAATTTCCTTCAACTCTACTCATATCAGAGTTCACATCTGCTACAGCATTTTCTATCATTTCCAACAACTCTTCATTAGTTATAACAGAGTTGTCGTTTTCGCTGGCCATTTTATAAGCAGCATTTGCAATATTGATAGCAGACGTAATATTCGTCTCTGCAACATCAATGCGTTGATTAACGATGTTAATATCGTCAGACATAGCCGCAAGTGCAGTAGATGGGATAGTCAAAGAAATCGTTGCTGACCTAATATCCTCAAGTTCATTAATTGCAATAACCAAATATCCAAAATTGCCGCCACTTTTTTTAGCGAAACCATCATCGTTAGAGATAACATAATCTCCAACTTCAACATCTGTTTCGCAATAAACGACAGCAGTCCCAGCCGTAGCAACCAATCCATATGCACTACTTTGGGCCACATCACCTACTCCACCAATTGTGTGGTTCTCAAGAATATGGTCTCTACCACCTACAAACGCGGCTCTGTCAACAACAACACCAAAGATATCTTCTGAATTACATATCTTAATAGTCCGCGCATCGCCACAAATAGCTACGAAATAGCCCACGCGATCTTCCTGTGCTGGATTTTCGTCTTCCCACGGGTAATAATCAGCACAGCCCTGCTTATCTGAATATACAGTTTGCAGGGCCTCTATTGAATCCAATTCTTCTCTTAAATTTGTAATAGCAGTAATCGGATGCTGATTTGGGAATTCCACGCCATATAATGTGCCGTGGGCGATATTATCACTACCGCCCATAGCAGCACACTTTTCAAGAATATCCTCTAAACGAACGACCTCCTGGTCTTCTTTGAGAGCCACGCCGCCGTCAATCAGAATATCCTTCCCATATAAATCTTCCTCTAAAACACCATCCGTCGCAAACGGAAATGCCTCGGATATCTCAATATCAACAATATTATCATCAGAAATATCAATATCCAACGGAGCAACGTCTTCAACAACTACATCCAGCCCCTCATTTGCGACATCTACATTGCTGACTTCTGTATCTACGTGAGTCTGCGTGGTATTTTCGGATACAATTATAATATTATCTTTATCCATACAAAGCACCTCACGCTAAAATTGTTTCGTCCAAAGTGGGATATACTGTTATTTGTTTAATTTTACTCGAAAAAGGAATTCCGTCGGTTGTAAGAGCTCTCCATTGCACATACGCTTTGCTATCGGTGGAAAATCTTAGGGTTTCTTCTTGCGTCAGTTTTGTGTATACGGCTTTTGTTTTATCGCCAACCGCCATACAATCCGCCTCTGTCTTAACAATTTCAACAATATTTCCTTTCGTATCTGTTTGCTTAAAGGTTATTCTTATCTTGTCAATCTGGTCAAACGAATATGGTGTTTTAAATTTAAATTGTTCACAAGATCCTCTAATCAAATTAATCACCCTCTTTCTTAAATGCAGAAGCCAAATGCAACACCCATTTGTGAGTCAGAACCAAATGTTGTCATCTCGCCGTTTGTCGTAACATACCAGAATCCATATTGAGAGTTTGCAACAGGAGAGCGCGTCCAATATATCGTTTGAGTCGTAGTACCCTCTTTATATCTTTGACGGCTTTCATCGTCGGTGTGTATTGCATAGGTAGAACCTTCTTGTAAATATATGCCGCTTGCATCACTATCAAGCTCAACATAAGAAGGAAGCCAGATGCTATCAACAGAATCAATAATATCGGTGGTTCTACTACCAGCAGATGCCTTCTTAATTACTGGTTTAATAACGCTGCGCAGTTCTTCTGGCAGAGCATTGTATATAGTGGCCATCGTCGCTCTGCGCATATACGAAGACTCCCAACCTCCACTGTTTGACGTGCTACCAGAATTCATTGGAGACGTTCTCGCGGAAATCTCTTTTGCAATAAATGTAATTCCAGCCTTGCCAGAATTATCTGCCAAATTATCGTGGTCAAACCCAACAATCTCAACGTCTAACGTTTCTGTAAAGCCATCAGCATACGTCAAAACCAACTCTTTCAACTTACCAGTCGCATACATGGTAATATATGTACCGTTTGCGACGTTTTCAGCAATCGTCGTCCAGCTATCCTTAATATATCCAAGGAATTCATACTGTGCATAACAATCCAAGTTTCCAGTGATATTCTCTGGATTTGGTGCCCAGCCAATAAACGCATAGAGCTCTGGGTTCTTCACTCCAAGCTTTTCAAAGTCTGCTCCAGCATAAACAGCATTGGAGCCATACGGAACAGAAACAGTATAGAGCAGGGTCGTGTCATTGTAGAATCTAACAGTATAGTTTCTAATTGTTTTGTTAAACGCCACATAAACAATTCTGTCGATAACGATATTCTCCAAAGCGTCGTCCTCGGGCTCGCCGCCAGGAACAGTACTCCATCCACCATAAGTAAAGTTGTACTGCGCAGTGCTTTCCTTGGTCGGAGTCTCGATGATAGTTCCAACAATATCATCTGCGGTAGCTCCATTAACAACAATAGCTCTATGCAGTTCAATCAAACCATCTTCGCTCATGTAGATAATGTTTGCGATCAGGTTGTCGTATGTGATATTCAGATATGGATAGAATGATTTGAGCTGCTGTAGTTGAGAGCCAGTAATGGTGTCAACGTGTACAGTACCAGAGATATATGGATACAACGTCTTGTCCTCAGAGAGATTACCATTCATATCAATATACTTACCACGAGCCTCATCGCCCATCAGACGTTCAAGTACACTCATGTCATCAATTGTCTCATTAATACCAACAAGACGTATACCACCAGTAAGCTTTGGCAAACGCGCACTAACCATCTCTAAAGTATTAACGTTTGGCGTATTTTCAACGCGCAATCTTTCTAGTGTGTTATAGCTTGTGCACTCAAACACCTTCAGGTTTGATTGATTGAGAATTTCAAGGTCAACAATATCACCCAAATAAAGTTTCTCCAGCACACCGCCGTTCGGAAGCGTCACAGAACGCACGCTTGAGTTCGACGCATAAAGCTCCTTCAACAGGCCGTTGCTGGACAAGTCAAGTGGGCCAAGTGCGGTGCATCCCATAATATTGAGTTTCTCTAGAAGTTTGCATCCAGAAGTGTCAATATTTTTAAGCTGCACATTCTCGTAGCCTTCCTCATCTGAACCAAGTATCAGGCTGCGCAAGCCAGTAGCGTTCTGTAGTTGCATCTCATATGGTCTAAATTTAGAAATGTCGCCAATATCGGTCAGCAGTGTGCCGCCAGCAATGAAAATAGTATCAGAGAAACCTACTTTATCTGCGTCCGTTGTTCCAGGCTTTGTGATTGTTGTTGAAACGCCAGCCGCAGTCTTTTCGTCAGAAATGACAATAGCTGTAGGGCCGTCTCCATACTTAACAGCAGGATACAGTACTTGGTTAGCTGTAATCGATATGCCACTCTCAGAAGCTACAACTCCGCCATTGGTTCCAACACGGAAGTTAATGCTGTTGTTCAAGAACTTGTTACATTCATATTTGCTATAAAGCATGTTGGAGCGCTTGTAGATATACGCATCTTTTTGCTGGGTGCGGCTACCACGCTGCAAATACTTATAATCAGAAATATGACGAACAGGATTACCTTCGAGTGAATAATCAACGAAGCCTTCTATCCACGGATCGGAATACTTGTGAGTCATGTCTCTATTAACAACAGCAGGGCATACAAGTAACGCGTTGTTCTTGATATGTACGTCGTATAAAGTGTCGTAATTAAGTCCACCTTCGCCAATGCCGCGCTCTGTCAATATCTGCGCCTTAGCCTTAATATCATCACTTAAAGCTTCCTCAATCATCAACCACAAACGAGACTCCCGTCCGTTAAATTTTTGCGTTCCATTCAACTGGTAATTCCAATCTGCGTAATACGGTATTTGCAAATAACCAGAGTTCTCTACGCCATAACATGAGTCAAGGTCGTACAGATCTGTAATCCACACCGCAAACGTAGAATTCTCCCAGTCAATGCGGCTTATGTCGACAATTCCAGTACCTGCCTCGATACAGTCCATAATAGAAATTTCATTTCCATCAGTATCAAGTAGGTGCTCATTATATACATTTTCGCATCTCAAAAACATGTTCTTTGCTCTATTATCACAAAGAGCTGTAAACTCCATGAACAGATAATAGATGAGTGCGTGGTTCTTATTAAAGTGCTTATCAAATTCGTTAATAAAAATAGCCTTGCGGTATTCGCGCTCAGTATAATATTCAGCGCCTTGATAAACATATGGTTCTTCTACTGTATCCGTCGAAGCATCCCAGAAGTTAGCTCTCTGACATACCCACGCATACAAGGTTTGAATGTAATCGTATTTCGGGGTAAGCCCTTTGTCTTTGAGGTCGCCCTGGTCTGGATACGTTGACTCAAGACCCTGTGTTACACGAAGAACAGTTTTGCCCTCAGAAATAATCTCTTCAAAAAATCTATCCGTCTGGAATGAGGTCAGGGGCTCTGTATTATTCAAGAACTCCCACTTCTGACGTTTGGTTGCATTGCCTTTGTCACCCTCACATTCAAGACCGAATGTTTTAGTGTTGCCCTTGTCGTTATTGAGTGCTCCATCGCCAGCAAACTCAATCGGCTTGCCAATGTCGTCCCTACGGAATAGCAGACATCTAAATCCATACACCGTATTCTGTACACGCGGATCTTCTCGCTGAGCTTCAAGGATATCATCAAACAGAGAATCGGCAAGATTTGCATTAAAGGTGTTTGCGTGGTCAGACGACATGTAGTCGCCCTTCCAACAAAGAGTGCTTTCTCCAATAGATAAATCATTGCCTTCATCATCTTTACCTTTTAAGGAATATTTAACTTTTTTAGTTTTTACCTTTATCTTACCTTCATCGTTTGTTTCCGTCTGTGGCGTACCATCCTCATTATATAAAACCTGAACAAGATAAACTTTATAGTTCTTTATAGGAAATTTAACAGAAGATGTACCTTGTACGTTGTTACAACTTACCCAGTTTCCTGCTACGTCCTTGTCAAGCAAGTCAAATTCAACAGTGTGACCTCCACTGCCGTTTGGCCTTGTCAGTGTTACCCCAGACTCAACTTTGCCCTCCATCTTGACACCGTTGGCGCCCTTATAAGGAGAAAGTGGACCAGTGATAAGCAGGCACGGATATTTGTTAATTGCTTTATAATAATCGACATCTCCATCATCAGTTAAGATGTCGTTGTCTTCAAATCTCAAGATTTTATCTTGAACAGAAAGAGGCGATGCTTTATAGTTTTGAAGAATTTCCGCCTCGCTCAAGCCACGATTATACACGCGCACATCATATACATTAAGAATACATGTATTACTACCCATTGTAATATATTCTGAGCTCGTAAATCTTGCACCATCTGGATATACATATGAGTTTGCATACTGGCCGTTAATGTAAATGTTTACGCACTGGCCAGACATTTCGGTCCCATCCTCAAGAGTGTATTTAATAGAGCCCTTTGGTTCTATAACAAAACTGAGTCTGATGCGCTTGTTGTCTCGAATATATGCCGCAGCGATACCTTCTTCATTCTCAATAAATCCAGTCTCGTCGGTTTGCACGTTAGCGCCATTAGAAGAAAGCAAGTAGCAATTCTGTGGTGTCACAACAAAACCAGCATGCTCTGCGGACATACACTTAATAATTTGCGCGTTACTGTCGGTAACGTTGCTAACCTTAAACTCAATCTCAAACGTACGGCCATTTGTGGTTACAGTAGCACCAGTTGCACTTTCAAGATTGACCGTTTGCCCGTCTCTGTCTGTATAACTCGTAGAGAACATAGGCAACGCAATTGTGTGTCGAGCATCTCCGCTAAGCGTGAGTGATTCACGGTCAATATAACCGTTTGACACCCAATTAAATCCGCTAAATCGTCCCTCGATCACGGTTTGTACTCCATTAGACGTTGTATAATTGCACTCGTACAATTCTTTACCGACATCGTTATTGCTTCTACCGTTTGCGCTATAGCTATACACAAGATTAGTCGCGACTTGAGCCAGCTCATATTCACTCTGAATTTCATTAATCAACACCGAAACAGTTTTAACAGTTTCTCCACTCTTAAATTCAACATACACCTTGCCAGAAACAGGATACGAAGTACCGTTCCACGTGTATGGCGTATTATTTGCCACATTCACAAGACTCGTAGTCTCGTAAATTGCATCATCGTCATAAACTCGAATCTGAAGCTCGTCAGTGGTTTCCTGTCCAGGAGTGTAGACAATATAATCAATACTCAGAATATCTCCATAGGTAATTTCGTCACTATGGCAAACTACACCAATCATCGGAGCTGCAGACTCTTTGTTATCATACAAAATAGCATACCTAAGAACATTAGACATAGCGCCCTCACTTGTCTTGAAATATACTCTTAAGTCATGCGCTCCATAACTATAATTACCAAGCATCTTGATGGTGTGCGACAAAACTGCGTTGTGGCTTGTGCCAACATCAATCGTATCACACACCTCTCCGTCTATTTCAAAATAAACAGTTTTTTGTAAATTACGTCCAACACATTTGTATTGGAAGGGTATATTACCAGTGTAGATGGCAGAACTACTAAAGTTTACTGCAGAAATACTCGCCTCTACCTGCGTAATGTTATATGTTAGAGTACGCACAATTCCAGATTCTCCACCCGTGACTACAAACCGAATATTTGTCACAGAACTTTTATCAAGAATATTTGCTACATCAACTGAGAATTGTGTGTTTTGAGCAACGGTTTGTTTGCTATGAAAACTCCATTCTTCTTCGGATGCAAGTTTATAGTACACTTCAAGCGAACCATTCACTCCAGTTGATACACCGCCATACTCTTCATAAAACGACGCATTGAGCAGAATTTTCTCTGCAATTGCAACGGTTAGTGTGCTTGACGACATACCATTAATTACACGCATACTATAAGACGAACCACCGCCGCCACCGCCACCTACTATTTCAACTGGATCAGAGACAATCTCTCCGTTTAAAGTTAGATAGAGCATGTTGTCTTCATAGTAAAGACCGTCAACAACTTTACCATCCACGTATGTTTTGAGTTCGGAAAGTTCTTCGTCTAAGTTTTGATATGGCAAATCTGTAAACACATGTATACCGTCGCCAATTTTTGTTTTAAAAGTTCCATCTTCACAGTCTTCAACTACCAGTTCGCTCTCTTTTGGAATCACATTTGACTCTTCCCATTGTTTCTTTGTTGCTCTTCTGTGTGTTACAACAAACATTGCAGTCCCTCCTTTTCTTAAAAAATAACCTGAGCCCCATATTTCGGAGCCCAGGTCTTAAATAAAATTACTCCGTATATAACTCCCAACCATACGCATCGGGAGCCCAAACATTGTTATCAACAGTGGAGACATATGTCTGACCGTTGTACTTTACCTTATCACCCTTCATGTAAGGGTTAGTGCTATCAGGCTGTTCCCACTCAGGGATAACGTTCTCATCAGGAATAAGAACCTTTGCGAACAAACTTGTCGCAACAGCAGGGGTCCAGTCAGCCTGAGAAGTGTGTGCCTGTAGAACCTTATAAAGCACCTCATTGTAGAGAACTCTTTCTCCTGCGATATAATTTTTGCCCTCTTTCCATGTGGGATAGAGGTTTGGTACTTGCAGAGACATCTCATCAGTTGCAAGACCACGAAGCTTTACAGCGGCAATAATAAATGCTTTTGCTTCTTGTCTAGTCATGATTATAGTACCTCCTCAAGCATAGCGATTAGTTCATCATCTGAAATTTGACCATCAGGGTCACTATTTAAATCGCTCTGAGTGTCATCTACTTCATACCAACCTTCAGAAGAGTCAGTATCAACACACGCATAAAACTCGATGTTGTTTTTTGTTAATACTTTGCCTTCGTCTGCAACTAGACGAACCATTTCTACGTATTCGCCGTCAGGCTGGACAGGAGATGTTGAAGTGCCCCCATCTGGACGAGTGTATTTATATAGTTTTTTGATTTCCATATCCTTATTCTCCTGTATAGTTATAATTTATAGTAGCATTAGTAGCTCCCCATGGTGCGTATGCAACTGCACCCTCAGCCCATGGAACGTTGATTGTTGTTAGGTTTGTACAACTATAAAATGCGTCAACTGCAATTGAATTTGGTGTTCCTTTGAAAGTTAAAGTTGTTAGACCGTTACAGTTAAAGAAAGCACCATAATCAATCCTAGTAATTCCTTCAGGTAGAGACGTTAATGCTAAATTGGGACATCCCTGGAAAGCATAGGAACCAATTCTAGTCATTCCTTCAGGTAATGACGTTAAAGCTAGATTAGTGCAACCAGCGAATGTAAAACCATCACCAATCCTAGTAATTCCTTCAGGCAAAGATGTTAAGGCTAAATTGGAACAACCAGTGAATGCACCATCACCAATACTAGTAATACCTTCAGGCAAAGATGTTAAGGCTAGCTTAGTACAATAATAGAAAGCCCGACGACCAATACTAGTAATTCCTTCAGGTAGAGATGTTAATGCTAAGTTTTTACAATCACTGAAAGCACTGTCTGCAATATAAGTAATATCATTAAATCTATCTGGAAGAGTATTTATGCTAATAGTATCATCTATTAATTCTTTAAGAATAGATTTATCTTTACATTCCATGTTACTTACATGTGATATAATCTGACTCCAAGTAAGACCCATATTATCCTACCTCCGTATAGTTATAATTTATAGTAGCATTAGTAGCTCCCCATGGTGCATTAGCAACTGCACCCTCAGCCCATGGAACGTTGATTGTTGTTAGATTGGTACAATTCTGAAATGCTTGTGAATTAATTGATGTAGGTGTACCTTTGAAAGTTAAAGTTGTTAGGCCGACACAGTTATAGAAAGCCTGACGACCAATACTAGTAATTCCTTCAGGTAGAGATGTTAATTCTAGATTAGAACACTGAGAGAACGCACTATTACCAATGCTAGTAATTCCTTCAGGTAGAGATGTTAATGCTAGATTAGAACACGACCAAAAAACACCTTCACCAATACTAGTAATTCCTTCAGGTAATGACGTTAATGCTAGATTAGTACAACCATTAAATGCATAATCACCAATACTAGTAATTCCTGCAGGTAAAGATGTTAGTACTAAATGAGAACACTTAGAGAACGCACTATTACCAATACTAGTAACACCTGCAGGTAAAGATGTTAAAGCTAATTTAGTACAGTTATAGAATGTATAATCACCAATACTAGTAATACCTTCAGGTAATGACGTCAATGCTAAATTAGTACAGTTATAGAAGGCGGCTTGTCCAATAACAGTAATACCTTCAGGTAATGACATCAATGCTAAATTAGTACAACCGTAGAATGTCCTCAAGTTAATACTAGTAATACCTTCAGGTAGAGATGTTAATGCTAAGTTCTGGCAAGCATCAAATGCATAAATACCAATACTAGTAATACCTTCAGGTAATGACGTCAATGCTAAATTAGTACAGTTATAGAAAGTCTGATGACCAATACTAGTAACACCTGCAGGTAAAGATGTTAAAGCTAATTTAGTACAGTTATAAATGTATAATCACCAATACTAGTAATACCTTCAGGTAACTCGCTAATATTAAAATTATCTCTATCAGAAACTAACATAATATCAGCATTTTTCTCTCTTACAATATCGGCTAACTGTTTTACTTGTTCTTCTCTAATAAGATATTCCGCCATCAAAACTCACCCTCCTCTACATTAGGTAATTGAACTGCCGCCCATGTGCCGTCAACGACACGAAGAAAAGCTCCGTTATCGCTTGCTGTTACTGCAGGTAAACTAGATGGCATTTTAGATGCAATTGTTGTACTAATTGAAATTGTATGGAAACCATATGTTTTAACGCTAGTTTGCCAGGACTCACCAGGATATCCATAAATATAAAAACCATTAGTCTGGAGCGTTCCTATATGATATTCGTCATTATCTTCATCATAATCAACTGTGAGTTTATATATATTACCATCAAATACAACAGTGTATTCCTTGTCTACTTGTATAGGATATGATGAATTGACTTTTCTAGCTGTAGTAGTAAATTTATACGTCTCATGGTATATTACAGTTTCACTTTCACCAATTAATACATTGTCTGGTAGGAACACTGCATCTAGTTTATGAATACTACCCTCTTTAATGGTAACTGTATGTTCACCAACAGCACTAGATATTATATATGTTTTGAGACTTTCACTGTCGTAGTATATATTAAAGGGATATTCAGAGTAGTCATACTCATAAGTATTTTCGTCCCACATAGCACCTAACTCAATATAACCTTCCTGTGTACTTACTGGTATAGTATTATATGTGACACCATCATATATTACAGCATACGTCTTATCTGACTCAAGTTTCAGAGTATCGTTTAAACCAAGTAAAACCTGTTGACTAGCTCTTTTTTGCTCTATAGCTCTTGCTAGTAAAATCTTACCGCTACCTTCAACATGAGGTACATCCTTCATACGAGGTATTTCGTCAGGAATTACTGGTTCGGGGAGTTTTTTGAGGTCTTCATGGTATTCGGAAATAGATATGGTATGAGTATATGTTGTTACCCAGTCAAGGTTAACGTCACTTATTTCTTTAGGGTAAACACCTGCCAGATTTTGATTGGAAAATCCTTCAATAAAGAAAGGTTCTTCACTGATAGGATCACCATATGCTATACTAGCGTTACCTAACCACACCGTATTGTTGACTTCATCAAGAGTAGCAGTTAATTTATATTCTACATCATCATAAACAACTTTGTAGGTATTTCCTACGACCAATGTAGTACTAGGCGTTATTGCGACATAGTAGCTGTTATCAGGAGTAAACTCTAATGCAGTCTCCTCTAATATAGGATTTTCTATGACCTTGTAGTAGTGTGTTCTATTCTTTACATAATCAGGCGCAGTTTCATCCATCTGGTTCCAGTCGGATTGGACATTCTCAGGTATGTCATTTAGCGTTGCTACGGTCTTAGCTGCAGTGTCATCTTGACCAGTGCCACCAACTTTTAATTGACCCGCAAACCAACCGTTACCATTCCAATCTAGAGTATGAGCGTTGGAACGAGCGTCTTCTGCAGAGCCATTACCTACAATGTGAGCATATTTGCCACGAAGGCCAACACTATCGGATGTATCGACGATATTATACTCGCCTTGAACATGCTGAGATTTGCTCTGTGCAGTTGTGCCATAACCCTCTGCATGAGAATAGTATCCACTAGCTATTGTAGTACTACCTTCTGCGTGAGAGCTGCTTCCACTAGCTATTGTAGTACTACCCTCTGCATGAGAATTATCTCCACTAGCAATTGTATTATAACATTCTGCATGAGAATCAGTCCCTCCAGCAGTTGTACTATTACCCTCTGAGTGAGAGTTTAGTCCAACAGCAATACCATATATTATTTTTGCACCAGCAGACGATAAAGCAGTATCGGCAGACAACGTCTTATTTAAAGTTACCGTCTTATTTGTTGTGTCAATGCTCGTAGCTTTGGCATATATATCTCCGTAGTTTATAATATTGCCAATTCTTATCGAAGAAGCACTACTAAAAGTATAGGTTTTTACATTGGCAGCACCAGTTAACGTAACTGACTCCGTTCTACTGTTACCTTCTGCGTGAGATCTGAGTCCTAGGGCTATCGTACCACTACCTTCTGCATGAGAATAATTTCCGCTAGCAGTTGTATCATGACCTTCTGCAAAAGACCTCGTTCCAATGGCGGTGCCACTCTTTCTGTTCATACTGAATGAACCAGTTCCGACTGGATTGGTAGCATTCATCTTTTCCTCAAGTGCAGTATTAACAACTTTATTCTGCACAGGGTTTGTAGAAGAGCTACTCAGAGCACTATCTACAACTGTCTTATTAGCTCCAGACGCAATACCGTCAAGCTTAGTTTTATCTTCAGCAGACATTAAACCTGCAGAGTCAGCAGTTGCTGCATCAGCTGTCGCAACCTTTTTACCGTCACTATACAAGCAGTTGTCTGCTCCAATATAACACTTGCTGTTACTATAAGTAGTTTGACCACTTGTACTTTGAGAAGATGCGCCGATGATATACATCTTTGTATCTGCTTTATTTGAAGAACGAGTCTTGGTGTCGCTGTCATAATCGGCAACCTTCCAATAAGAAGTTCCACTACTGTCTGTGGTGTATGTTAACAGCACAATAGCATGAACACCATAAGCAGTAGAAACTGCTGTAGTAACGTTTCTTACAACTTTAACAGCGCCGAGGTTGTTAATATTTAATGTAGTAGTTGTAGAAGCAGCAGTTCCAACTTTATAAGCAATCATGAGGCCATCATAATACTCAGTAATGTCGCTATGAGAACCAGTCCAAGTTGCTACTTTATTAGTAGTATCAGTAGTGCCACCGCCTTGAATATAGAAAATAGCTTGTGACTTATCAGCTTTTCCTTCCAAAGCAGCGTTAACTGCTTTATTCTGAACAGGGTTTGTAGAAGAAGAGCTCAACGCAGAATCTACTGTGATTTTCGTCGCACCAGTAGCTATACCGTCAAGCTTTGACTTATCAGTTGCGGACAGGAGACCTGCCGCACTCGTAGTCGCTGCACTATATGTTGTATCTTTAGCAGACAAAACACCATTCGAGATGCTCAGGTTTGTACCAACCTTAACACCACCAAGAGTGCTTGCAGACGCAGTAGGCAGACTATATGCGTTAGCCCCACTTGCAACACTGTCTAACTTCTTCTTATCATCAGCACTCATAAGACCAGGGGCAGACTGACTTGCAACATCTTTTGTAGCCTTTGCATTAAGTGCATCTTGCAAACCATCTACATTAGCAATAACGTGATTGTGGCTGTCGTCCTTAACTGTAATAACTCCGTCACTAATAGTAACGTCTCCACCAGTTTTAACACCGCCAAGAGAAGAACCTGCTGCAGGAAGCGTATAGTTATTAGCTCCCGTAGCAACACCGTCTAGTTTTGTTTTGTCCGCTGCAGACATTAATCCAGCAGAGGATGTTGTCGCTGCTGAGTATGTTGTATCAGAGGACGGAATACCGAGAGCAGTGATATCGGATTTTGCAACAGCGGTCGCTGAAGAAACGTGACCAGTTCCATCAACTGTGATCTTATACAATCCACTCGTCTTTGATGTATAAGTTGGGTGACTATATTTGGTTGCTCCAGACGCAATACCATCGAGTTTAGATTTATCGGAAGCACTCATTAGACCCGCTGTACTGGTTGTTGCTGCAGAATAAGTCGTGTCGCTACTAGGAATACCAAGAGCAGTGATATCTGTCTTAGTTACCGAAGTTGCAGCGGATACGTGTCCGCTTGCGTCGATAGTAACTTTATACAGGCCAGAACCCTTTGCAGTGTATGTAGGGTGCGTATATGCATTAGCTCCGCTTGCAATACCATCCAGTTTGGACTTATCTGATGCAGACATCAAACCTGCCGCACTCGTAGTCGCAGCACTATATGTCGTATCGGAAGACGGGATGCCTAGTGCGGTAATATCAGACTTAGCTACCGCAGTTGCTCCAGAGACATGACCTTCACCGTCAACAGTAATCTTATATAAGCCAGAGGTCTTAGATGTATATGTCGGGTGTGTATATTTATTCGCTCCACTTGCGATACCGTCTAATTTAGACTTATCAGCAGCACTCATCAAACCTGCAACAGAAGTAGTCGCAGCGCTGTGAATATGATTACCAGCAGCAGCAGTAGAACTAGTCGTACCTATTGCAAGAGAAGCGGAAATCTCAACATATGCTGAACCACCCCATCTATATGTCTTATTAGTAGAAGTGTCAACATAAATCTTGCCAGTTTCGCCTGTTGCAGGGAAGGAAGATTTGCTAGTTGCCTCAATAACATCATCTACGTAAGAAGGAAGTTGGGAAGTAGGAACCTTGCCATTACTGTCAAGACTTGCAACACCACTAGCCGCTCCCTTTTGAGAAGTTGGGATGTAATCGTGAGGGTGGTTTTTATCAGCCTTATCTGCTAAAGCAGCGTGAACCGCTTTGTTTTGAACAGGATTCGCAGAAGAGGAACTCAATGCAGAGTCTACAGTGATCTTCGTTGCACCAGTAGCGATGCCATCGAGTTTTTTCTTGTCATCTGCAGACATAAGTCCTGCGGCAGACTGACTTGCAGCATCTTTCGTAGCCTTTGCGTTCAGTGCGTCTTGTAAACCATCAATATTAGAGATAACATGATTGTGGCTATCATCTTTAACTGTAATAACACCATCACTAATTGTAACATCGCCACCTGACTTAACGCCACCAAGAGAAGAGCCAGCTGATGGTAAAGTGTAGTTGTTAGCGTTAGTTGCGATTCCGTCAAGCTTAGACTTATCAGCTGCAGACATTAAGCCATCTTGCGAGGATGTTGCTGTAGTTTTTTCTGCAACAACTGTAGACATTACTTGCCACTGATTATCGACGAGAGAACCAAGTAGCTCGCAAATCATAAAGTTTCCTGCATAGTATACTATTGTGGAAGCAAGGACACATTGCTGATCAACTGCGAGGCCAGCATAATTAATCGTGAGCAGTCCATATGTTGCGTCATTATGATTAATACAAATAGGTCTACCTGCATTAATTGCCTCAGCCACTTGAGTAGGAGTTAACTCTGTAGTGTTGCCAATTAGAGGATAATCACTGAGTGCTTGCTCTACGTCGCTTTGCTTAGCGATAGGCTCTGAAGATAACTCCCAATGTGATGTACTATTAGTTTCATCCAATATGCCCTTTAACTGCGCGTTAACATAGCTTCCATCTGCTTGAGGAACAATCTGGTTTGCAACTACGTACATGCCGTCTCCGTCTAATGAATAAAACAAAGATGCATTATTAAATGTAATGATAACAGTCCCGAGTCCATCTATGTTCCCTTGATGAATCATGTAAACAGTTTTGCCAGAAGTCGCTGCACTCAATACGGCTGCAGGACTCATATAGTCAGATTGACTTGGATCAGTATAACCCATTACAGGTGTTAGAGACATAAAACGTTCAGTAACAGCGGCATTACTTATAGCGTTGTTAGAACCAGTGCTGAGATAACTATCAACAATAACTTTTGTAGCGCCTTCTGCAATAGTATTCAACTTCTTTTTGTCTTCAGCGGACATTAAACCTTGTGATGTAGTTGTGGCAAGAGTAGTGTCAGCTTTGTTTACAAGAAGCTGGTCGATAACGTCTTTAGTATAATACCCATCTGCAGTTGGTAACTCAATATAACCCTCTTCCCATTGATCATCAAGAGTTAAAATTAAGGCATACACCGCCATACCTTCGGTTTGTGTGAATACACAGCCTTCGCCTGCTGCCGCCACGGCTAGATTGTGAATGATTCCAGCCTCGTTTTTAGCTTGTACGACACGACCTGCGTTAACAGCATTGATAACCTCTTGATAAGTCGTTACGCCATAAATAGCAACAAACACTTTTGCTTCTGCAAATTTAGCGTCGACTTCATTAAACTTAGAACTAATAACTTTATTTTGAACAGGATTTGTTGATGCATCATTTAGAGCATCATCAACAACAGTATTGGTCGCTCCAGTTGCAATACTGTCTAATTTAACTTTATCGGCAGAGGACATTAATCCGTTTTGGCCACTAGTAGCAACGTCAGGAACTAAACTGCCGACAATTTGTATTTTCTTAGTTGACATTTATCAAATGCCTCCTTTCGAAATAAAGGGCGCAAATGCTTTCATTCACGCCCCGTGTTTAATATTTATAGCCAAGTTGGTGTATCTGGAATAGTCTTCGTCTCAGTAACGTCAAGCCAAGCCTGATACCAGACATCCAACTCATTCTTTTGTTCTGCGGTTAACTTGCTATACCACAAATAACCACGATTCACGTATGGGAAACAAATCTTTTCACGCTTAGAGCGCAAAGCAATAAGCTCCCGTTCATTTTCTATTTCCTTCTGTTTATCCTGGCTTTTTACCAGCACATTCGCCTCAGAAAGATAATAACTGCGATAGTTGTTCTCAAAATCATCAATGTTTTCAGGCTCATTAACAACGACAGCATCGGAGCCGAATTCGCCGACTAATGCATATGCCTGTACATATCTTTGCTCATTTAAAATAACCTGCATATATCATCCCTCCTTATGTAGTTCTATAGACGTATTTCAACGTCGTATATTCGCTGTTTGTCTGGTCAATAACCTTCAAATAAACATTGTTGTCTGCTTTGTAATAAAAATAAAAACTAATATAACATTCCTCGTCAGCGATTTGCCACCGTCCATATTCGGTAGGATCGTCCGTCAAAAACGCACGTGGAATGACTACAGACGCAAGAGCACCAGTGTTTTGCAGTCGTGCCACAACAACCCAGGACTGACAGCCATAACGGCTACCAATATTGATTTCAGAGTTGAGCACCGTGCCTCCGTTCCAGACTTTTTCCTGACCGCACACCAACCACCATTTACTCCAAGCATCAGTATGGCACGTTCTTGTATACCACTGGAAGTTATTGCTATCTGCAGTGCCAAGTCTCATAAACAACTGTCTAATTCTACCATTTCCGTCAGACATAACTAGCACGTGGCCATTTACGCCAATAGGGAAATTTAAAGCTGTCGTTCCAGAGGAGACAAAATAGAATCCAGGTTCAGTCAAAGTATTCAAGTCAACCGCTGATTTATTAGTAATCTTATCAATCTTCTTGTCAAGAAAACTCTTGGACGTAGACCAACTAACAGTATTATTGGTTACGGCATAATTACCAACAGTCCAGTCACCATGATCTGACTCGCTAGACCCGTACAAAATCATCATTGTAACGCGAGCAGTCGTAGCGCCCTTCATAATGATAGCCATACCATTGGTGTCACTGTTCCAGTCAGAAATAGTCTCTGTGCCATAAGTAGTTCCAGAACCATTTACTCTACGAGTATCAATAACAATCATGCTATTCTCTGGCATTGCAGAAGCGACCGCACTCATAGTTGTCGGGAAGGTGGTAATGCCAATTTCAGTCAGGCTACTAAAAATATTGTGCGATTTAGACATAAGTTCGTCCAAATCTTCTCTGCACGAGTTAAACTGGCTATTTAAAGCAACTGTTGTTGCGTAATTAGATAGTGCATTTCCAACAGCTGCTGCATCTGCGGGCTTTCCAGCCTGAGTTAAGGTGGTGTCCGTTGTGGCTCCACCTGGGCCAACCATTTCAAATTGACCACTAGCATTTCTCACATAGGTTACTGACATAGCGTAACCTCCTTATCTTTTGTTAAAATTAATCATTTTATTGTGTTTTGTTTTTAGGCGTTGGGATCAAAAATCTGAGTGTATTCTATATCATAATAAAACTGACCGTCTGCCTCATTATAAAATTTGCAAATATATTCCTCGTTATATTCTGGAATAGTTACATAAATTTCATACTCGTCAGATGCATCGCTCTGATCTAATGTGCTGGTACGAACCTCCACACACATCATGCTCTCTCTGTCAACGATTGCGTAATTGTAATAATAATTAACTGCCATGGGAATTATCCTCCTAAAAATTTTACTCAATTTCTTTATAAGTCATATATCTTATAACAAACGGAGAATCCGTATCGTTTGTAATTCCAAGGATTATGCTTTTCGTACTATCGTCTTTTGTTACACTTGAAATGGCCTCGGTAGATTGAACTGGATATACGGCGTTTAACACGACAATTCTGTCTGTGGCAACGCTATCCGATAAATTTGTGTTCCAGGCACAAATCATAGCGTGTAAGTTTGTATAATCATAACAATCTAGTTTAGATAATCTTATAGTAAATTTACTACCTGCTGGAACCAATTTTGCTCCGTGATTTGTGTGATAACTCGGTATGACTTTAGAACCAGTAGATATACCATCATCACTTGCGTAAACAGAACCTTCGCGGACGTCGTTGTCTGTCGCAGTAAAGATAACTGGGGTATCAGTAACAACTCCAGCAATCTCATTTCCGTTTTCATCGACAATTATAAACGTCTTGCCGATTTGGCTATATGACCCAATCATATTTCCACTAATCATACGTATGCCACCTCCGTTAAGAGTACCTGCATAGACATATTAGAACTGGGCTTGCCGCCAAAAGCATAAAAAGTAACTGTGCCACCATTGTTTTCTGCCATCAGCGCAATGTCTGCGTTCTGTAGACTGACTATCTGCGCAGCTGTAGGCTGCAGGTCAACCTTGCTGTTTGCAGTAACACTATTAACAGTCACGACCTGACTATATGGGCTAGCCGAACCAGTCCATTTGCTTGATGTCAGTGTAACTGTAGTAATTCTTGGCAATACTGGAATAACACCAGTGCCCTCTTCGGACGTATTGATCCAAACTTTAATGTTCGGGTCTGTTGGTGCAGTAGGACCAACATAAACAATATTTTTTTCTGCGCCAGCGGCCACACCGTCGAGCTTCGTTTTGTCCGCCGTAGACATAAAGCCAGCCTTGCTTGTAGTAGCTGTACCGATAGTAGTTACAGCGTTGCTTGCGGTCAAGATATCAGCAGCATCAATCTCAATTGTTTGGCCATTTTTTATATAGCGCAGTTTCTCCGCATATCTAGCGGAAATTTTAGATCTGACGAGCGTGTTGCTCGTGTTTTTATGGTCAATATAAAAGGAGCCAGTATCAGTACAAAAATACGCATATCCATCTGTAAGTGTGGATGGTAGATTGCCCTCTGCTCCTCTACATACCTTGAAAAGACTCATCGTTTCCACCTCTCTGAAGTGTAAAAATCAGGGAATAGGCTATAATAGTCTACTCCCCTTTATTAAACTACTATATATCAAAATTCAATCCAGCTGATCGCGTCATAAATGACTTTGTTCTGAACTGGATTTGTGCTAGTATTGCTCAGCGCCGCATCAACAATAGTCTTTGTCGCGCCCTCGGCGATACCGTTCAGCTTAGCCTTATCGCTAGCAGACATCAAGCCGTCAGCAGTAGTCGTTGCCGCATCATAAGTTGTATCGGTTGCAGCAATGACAATCTTGCCAGCAGCAGCATCAGGCGTAATGGTTACATTATCGCCAGCCGCAATCTCAACAGTGTCGGTCGCGTTATCAGCAGCAATTGTAGTTGCGCCAACCTTGATAGAACTAAATGCGTTCTGGTTCTCGTACTCAGTATGCTCATGAGTCTTGTTAGCTTTAGCATCAATAGCAGCCTTGACAATCTTGTTCTGAACAGGGTTTGTGCTAGAATCGCTCAAAGCAGAGTCGACGGTAATCTTATTTGCACCCTCGGCAACGCTGTCTAGCTTCTTCTTGTCTGCTGCGCTCATCAGGCCAGATGCGCCAGTCGTTGCGTCGCCATAAGTGGTATCCTGTGCAGGGATGCCAAGACCAGTGATATCGCCCTTGGTAACAGCAACTGCATTGGAAACGTGACCCTCTGCATCAACAGTTACCTTGTACAGGCCAGAGTTGTGAGCAGTATGAGAAGCGTGGACGTACTTATTAGCACCAGCAGAGATACCATCCAGCTTCTCCTTATCTGCGGCAGACATAAAGCCGTTAGCAGTCTGAGTAGCAGCATCGTGAATGTGGTTACCAGCCGCTGCAGTATTTGCGGTCGTGCCAATAGCCAGAGACTGAGAAATCTCTACGTATGCAGTGCCACCCCATCTGTAGGTAAGGTTCTTGTCAAGAGCAACGTAAATCTTACCAGACTCGCCCGTTGCAGGGAATGCGTCCTTGTTAGCGAACTCAAGAACGTCGTCTACATAGCTAGGAAGCTGAGTAGAGGGAACCTTGCCATCTGCACCCAGAGTTGCGACACCGTTTGCAGCGCCCTTCTCGGCATTAGGAATATAGTCGTGAGTGTGGTCCACATCAGACTTGCCATCCAGAGCTGCCTTAACAACCTTATTCTGGATTGCATTTGCAGAAGAATCATTCAGCGCAGAATCCACAACAACATTAGTAGCACCCTCAGCGACGCTATCCAGCTTAGCCTTATCGGCAGCGCTCATCAAACCAGCCTCACCAGTAGTTGCGTTGTCATATGTGGTGTCCTGAGCAGGAATACCAAGAGCGGTGATATCGCCCTTAGAAATAGCCGTTGCATTAGATACGTGACCCTCAGAATCAACGGTAATCTTATACATGCCAGCAGCATGAGAATCATGCGTAGCGTGTACATACTTGTTAGCCTCGGCGGAAATACCGTCGAGCTTTGCTTTGTCTGCTTTGGACATCAGACCATCAGCGTCAGCAGATGCTGCGTTGTAGGTGGTATCCTTTGCAGAAATAGTGTACTGCTTGTTCGCAGCATCGGGTGTTAGAGTGATATTGTCGCCAGCAACAACAGAAATATTATCTGTCTTTGCGGTAGCGGCAATCTTCGTGCCAGCAACAGTAACGTTGCTAAATGCATTTTGGTTAACCTCACCACCAACAGCAACAAGATTATCCAGCGTTGCCTTATCTTCTGCAGACATAAGACCAGCAGAAGCAGCAGTAGCAACATCCAAACCAGCCTTCTTATCCAAAGCATCCTTAATAACCTTATTTTGTACAGGGTTGGTGCTAGTTGCGCTCAGCGCGTCATCGACGATTGTCTTGTTTGCACCAGTCGCAATACCATCCAACTTATCCTTGTCTGCGGCGGTCATTAGACCAGCCTTAGAAGAAGAAGCAACACCAATCTTGGTTGCATAATTAGAATCAGTCAAAATAGTACTGGGGTCAATCTCAACAGTACTACCATCTGCTACATAGCGAAGCTTGTCCGCATACTTAGCAGCAATCTTATAACGCGTATCGCCACAATCGATATAAAAATTCTGTGTATCTTTACAGAAATATACCTGACCGTCAACAACAGCGGTAGAGAGGTTGGTTTCCAGACCTCTAAGCAGTTTAAATAAAGCCATACGTTTATCCTCCACAGTTATTTAAAATACCCTGACCCAGCTTTCGCCAGGCCAGGGAGAGTAGATTAGTTAATTAAACGAAGTCGCCCCAAGTGAGCTGGTTGGTTAGAGCTGCAATGTTTGCTGCATTAGTAGCAACAGCACCCTCTGCTAGAGCAGTGATCTTTGCCTCAACAGCAGCGTCGCCATCAGTGATAGCTTTTGCATTAGCAACAATAGCCTCGGCGTTGGCCTTAACCTGGCCGCCAGCAAGCTCATTAACCTTACCGTCAGCATACTCCTTAGCAGAAGCTAGGGTAGCAGCGTCGCCGTCGGTAATCTTGCCCTCGAGCTCGGTCTTAGCACCAGCCAGAGCACCAGCAGCAGTTGCCTCAGCAGCAGCCTGAGCCTCGGCAGCCTTATCATCAGCATAGCCCTTAGCCTCAGTCAACTTAGCGGTAGCATCGGTCTTGGTCTCATAGGTCTCAGCGGCCAGAGTCTCGTGGTCCTCGATAGCCTTAGCATTTGCGGCAATGTCTGCCTTCATGCCAGTGACTTCGGGGCCATGCTTATCAACATAGTCAATCAGGTCTTTTACGCCGTCAACCTTGTCGGGATCAGCGCCATCAGTCAGCAGAGTAATAGCGTTTGCATTTGCAGTAATCTGCTCCTGAAGCTCGGTCTTATCAGCAGCCTTCAGATAATCAGCCTCGATAGCATCGATAGCATCTGCGTTAGCCTTGATGTCTGCCTTAACCTGAGTATCGTCGTAGGTAGCAGCAGTCTGAGCGTCTGCGATCATCTGTACAACAGTCTTATCCTCGGGAACCTCGCCAACCTTGCCAGCCAGCGCGTCAACATCGTCCTGGACGCCCTGAACAGCAGCCTCACGAGCTTCGGTCTCTGCAGCAACAGCAGCTTCAATCTGAGCCTCAACAGTACCCTCGCCGTCACCGAAGTTACCCTCCAGAGCAGCGATTCTAGTCTCGAAGTCAGCGTCTGCATCGGTGCGAGCCTTAGTCTCAGCAGCCAGAGCAGCGTCGTTGGACTCTACGTATGCAGCCAGGTCGTCTGCTACCTTCTTAACGTTGTCCTTAGTCTCGAAATTAGCGATATCAGCCTCTACCAGGTAATCATCCTCGATTGCCTTAATTCTAGCATCCTGTGCATCGTCAAGTACCTTCTGAGCAGCAGTGGTGTTATAATCTGCGAACTTAGCGTCAACAGCATCGATAGCATCCTGCAGGCCATCTACGTCTGCAATAGCGTGCTTGTCAGGGTGAGTATAAACAACAGTCTCAACGCCGTCAATCTTGATGTTGCCGTTAGTCTCGGAAGCCTCGACCTTGTTTGCACCATCAGACATACCAGCAAGTCTAGTAATCTCAGTATCTGCAATTAGAGACTTGCCATCAACCTTGTCAACCTTCTTAGCCAGCTCTTCATCGGTATATGCCTTGGTAGCAGCGGCCTCAGCGGTTGCCTTTACACCAGCAAGAGCAGCATCATTGGTAGTCTTATAGCCAGCTAGATCATCAGCAACAACCTTTACGTCTGCGTCAATCTCTGCGGTGATCTCAGTCCTTGCAGTAGCAAGCTTGCCATCAGAGTAGGACTTTGCCTGTGCAAGAATACCGTTATCGCCAGTAATCTCGGCGATATCCTCCTCAACTGCGAGAACACGAGCATCATTGGTTACCTTATAAGCCTCGATGTTGGTATTAGCATCAGTGCCAGCCTTCTTAGCCTCCTTGATAGCGTTCTCAAGAGTGGTCTTATCGTCAGCAGTCAAGTGGTCTGCTACAACTGCGTTCCACTTAGCAACGTCGCCATCGACGATCTTGTTCAGTTCAGACTCAACGAAAGTGTGAGCGTGCTTCTTTGCGACAGCGTCAGCCAGGTCAGCCTCGGTCTGAGTGTAAGTATCAAGCAGAGCCTTATTAGCGTGCTCGTGGTCGATTGCCTCTAGAGCCTCAACACGAGTATTCATAGCGGTGTTCAGGCCATCTGCATGGTCCTTAGCGTTCTGCTCAGAAGCGTCCCAAGCTGCAACCTTCTCAGCGGTAATGCCGTCCAGAACACCCTTATTAGCGTGAGCGTGATTGCCCTCTGCTGCAGCATTAACCTTCTCGGCAAGCTCTGCAGTCAGGTCGGATTCTGCAACCTCAGACTTGTAAGCCATAGTGCCAAGACCAAGCAGAGCCTTCATCTCCTCAGCAGTAGGCTGCTTGTTAATCTGAGTCCACTCTGTGCCGTTCCACTTAGCGAGAATATTCTCTGCAACACAGTAGTACAGGCAATTCTCGTGTGCATCTGCGGGCAGTGCAGCAACATTGTCTACCTGAATGAAATCACCAAGACGAATTCTTGTAGAATCGTCAATGTCAAGATACATAGCTCTTTCATCGGTAGTTACATAGAAAGTACCTGCAGTGTAAGTCTTAGGTAGATTAGCCAGTAAGCCCTTTTTAAAAAAAACATTCTGTGCCATAATTATATTCCTCCAAAAAAATTTTAATTACATTTCTGTCCAAGTATAGCTGTTTTCAGCTTTTTTAATAGATTCTTCAATTGCTGCAACTTTTTCGGTAGTCGCATAATTTGCAATATAATAAGGTTTTACATTGTTGTGACAATCCTCATTTGACAGATTGATACGAACAGAATCGGTAGCAATCATTACGTCATCTGCGTCAAACCAATCAATTCGATAATCCCATCCGATATACTTGGACTCGGCAGAATTTTTGCCGTAATACGTCCACGCACCAGTGGCCTCGTCGAGCTTCGCAAGTCCCAACCAAGTAGGTTGATATCTGCGACCATATTCGTCGGTCTTCAGGTCGGCTAAAATTTCACTGTCAGACTGGCCACCAAGGTGTTCCTTATAACCAACAGCACCCTGCGGTGCATAGGTCTTAAATGTCATATAGTAAGTGTTAGCATCACCACCAACGCCTACATTCTGTTTTGTAAACTCAGCGCCTGCAGGAACCATAACACGAATTTCCTTCTCGCCGTAGTTTACAAGAGTACCTGTTGGAGTGCCAGAAATCTCATACTTACGTGCTACATAAGCATAAGGAATAGAATCTACAATCTTCTTGTCCTCTTTAGACATCGCACCGTCATAATGACGAGTAGCAAGATTGAGAGCCAAAGCGCCATTTACAGCAACCAGACCGTGAGTGACATCTGCGAGTTTAACAGAAATCTTGTTGTCCACGATTTCGATACCGTCACCAGCGGAATAGGTATCTACAAGACCCTTAACTGGGATGTAGAGATTAGATGCGTCTGCGTTGTTGAAGACCATTTTGATATATGGGTCGCCAACAACCGCGCCACCATAAGGAACGCCATCCTCTGTGACAACTTCAAGCGTAGCAGACTGAAGGACTAAGTCTTTAGCAATGTTGATTGCATCACCAACATAAGCAGACTCTTCCCCAACAACTTTCTTTAGTCTGTAGGTCGCCGCAAAACCATCCTCTGCTGTTACCTGCTTCTCAATAGTGAACTCAGGAACGATTGTCTCCTGAACGAACAGGCCATCTTCATTTACAACCAGTGTGTTGCCGTTCTGCGTAGAAATTGCAACACCAAGTGCTTTGCCTCCACCAACTGCATCTGTGATGGAGATTGTGCCATCAACAGGTACGAGGTTAGATAGACCACCGCCAACCTTAAGCGCTTCTAGAGCCGCCTTGTCCTCTGCAGACATCAAGCCAGCAAATTCAGAAGTCGCCTCAAGACCAGTGCCATAGAGCTTGTCGCCTTTGTAGAGACGCTGCGTGTCATGTATCCAATACAGAGCAAGAGCGTCTTTTGTCTCAAGAGCGTCAAATGTCGCTTGTAGCTTGACGGCTATAAATTTTACATTTTGTGCCATATTTGTTACTTTCCTTTCTAAAAATTTTTAATATAACAAGGATTAAACCCGTGTTATTTCATCATAGAAATTCCCACTCATATTCTGTTTCAACACCCTCTTCAGGGACTGTAGACCATTCGTCATGAGGATTAAGGTCAACAGGATCGGGGTTAGGCAAACCGCCATCGTTTGTCCACGTCAGAATATGGTCTTCGTCAATGTGTGGGATAAAAGTAGCACCGTTTGCGCCAGCTACATGGCCAAGGTCGATAACACGACCGTCAACCAAAGTGATGGTAATGTTATCGTTCTCGTCAACATCAAAACTCTTAATACCACAACTTGCATAGTCAACAGCATCACCGATTGGCATGCCATTTGCTGTAAGCTGAATAGTATTGGTTTCAGTGTCGAGAACAATGTTGTCCGCCTTGGTTTCATTGAGGTCATCAATAGTAGCTGACAGTTTATTGATTATTTCATTGTAATATTTTAGAGAAATACCCTCGTCTTCAAACGGAGTAATTCCACTATCTTCAACTTCATATTTAACAGTATTTGTAGTGATGCCGCCACCGAATACACTAACCTTAAAGGAAGCGTTTGGCTTAATGACATCTACTGGAACTTCGCACATATTATTTTCATCAATCAAAACTGGGAAATTACGCCCTCTGTAGCTAAAATTAGCCATCTTTACGGAAACCTTTTCCCAATCATTAGTCAGAAAATTAAACTGGCAATAAAGATAGCCAGCGGAGTTTGAAGCAATAACTGCGGAGTTGAATTTATTTAGTCTTTGGTTACGAATATTCAGTTTTAAAATCAACAATTATATCAACTCCTTTATAGTAATCTCTTGTCCCACAACTCTTTTGCCTTTGCGGTTTCAGCACATTTACGCCATACATACACAAGCGCATCAGGTCTCTTTTCGCTAGCCCAAAGTATATCTACAAATAGGTCACTGCCAAGAAGCTCAAAGTACTTATGACATTGTACTGGATTAGACAAAAACACGCACTCAGCTGGATCATAGGTCTTGTGGGTCACTTTGCTCGTTATCATCTATATTATTCTCCTCTTCTGTAGTCGTAAAAAGATAAGGATACTCTTCTACGACTTCTTCTTGCGCAGGGGTATCCTCTTCAATTACAACTATTTCTACGTCCTCTGTTGGGACAACTTCTTGTACTGCTTTAAAAGCAGCGGAACATTCTTTGCTGCAAAAACCAGCATCTCTCCAAGGTATTGGTTTAAGCATGCAAGATCTGCAATAGTTGAACTTTCGTCCACAATGACGACACTCGTGTCTATCCATGTCTATTGCACCTCCTTATAAAAATGAGCCAGGGCAGCTATTGCCGCCCCAGCATAAAAATATTCAATTAGGCAATCAGGTCTTCGCCGCGAACGACAATAACCTCAACCAGCTTACGCTCAGCGTCGCAGTAAGAGGGGAATGCGGTAATCTCAAACGCGTGATTACCGTCTCTGGACATGGACCACTCTGCCTCACCAGAGAGCTTACCTCTGATGATAATATATGCGTAGTACAGCTCCTCCTTGCACAGCTCACGGAGCAGAACCTCTGCAGTAACGTTCATCAGCTCGTTCTGAGCGTCTGCCAGAGCAGTGATCTTCTCGCCGTTCTTAACCTCTGCGGTATAAGCGACTAGAACTCTATCACCCTCTGCGCCATCAGCAACAGTAACCTTACCATCTGCATACTCGCCCTCAGTGGGAGTAGCGGTGGTCAGGCTGTTATCTGTACGAAGTGCGAATACCTTGTACTTACTGTCTGCAGCAGGGGTAGCAGAGATAGTTGCCTTACCCTCTGCGTCCAGAGTGCAGATGTCGTACTTCTCAAAAGTTTCGCTAGTGATTGTCTCAACGACACCACCAGTCTGGTTTGCAAGAATCTGAGTGTTGAAGAAAGCGTTGGAAGCGCCGAAAGTTGCGCCACGAGCGCCCTGAAGCTGCATAACGACATTGTTTCTTGCATCAACAATATCCTCGGTCTCAGAAGTAAAAGACAGAGAAGGATCTACAACCTGGTCGCAAAGGAATGCCAGGCCGCCCTCCTCGATGCCCTTCTTAGTGTTGGTAGCTGCATAAGTACCAACGACAGAAATAACTCTATCGAGTGCATACTGTGCCATAATATTTTCCTCCTAAAAATTAACATAATAAAAAACGCTATTAATTAGCGCCTTCTTTAAGTATTGTTTTGTTTTTCGTATTAGTATCTTCTTGTGGGTCTCTCATCCAATCGAATACTTGCTTGTCGATCTTCTTTGTGTCTACCATCCCACTCCATGATCCGTGTAGTGCTGCATCAGCCTGCACAATAATTTGGGCACGATTTATTTGATTTGTAAATTCATAAATGCCCATATCACGAATATATGCTTTCGTATACCTTTGTCTCCCCTGCAACGAAGAAATCAAAGGTAATAAAAAAGACTTGTAAGGTTTATTTTGAGACGCCTTTGCGTCTTGTCTTGCAACTTTAATTAACATCTGGCGAGTAACTTCGTTACCAGCTTTATCAACCTGCTTTTTAAATCCGTGCATTTTGCGAATATATGTCACTAATATTTCATAAATAACACTATTAATCACAATCGAACGGTCTGCACTTGATAAAATAACTTCGCCATATTCTGTTTCATACGGGATCAACGATGATAAGTCCAAATCTCCGAGAATTGGTGCAGTTACATCTTGCGGCAAAGACCTGGTTAGCATTATAAAAAGATCAAAATCTTTTACTTGCATATAATCATAGCCTTTATCATCTAACGCAACCTTTAAACTGCTCGGAGTGGAACATATTGTCTGAGCCATAGAAAAATATGACTCTTCTCCGTAATCAACAATTTCTCCGATGGTAGGACATCGCAATACAATACCATCAGCAATTTTTATCTCAGACCCCATATAAAGTTTGAGTTCGTCTACTTTAAAAACATCCATAACTCACCTCCGATGACCAATAATGCGGTCATGCTCATAAGGATTAGTTCTGAATGGTTTCGTAGAATTATCATCAATAAGCTCAAATCTCAGAGTTCTGGTGTGGTAATCAGAGTCCGTTACGCCTTCTCTATTACTCACAAGTTCCATTTGCGGTCCAAGTTTGTTCGAAAGGTTAAACACATCTCTAATTAAATAACCCAGCAAATCATGCCGAGCCACACCATACTGAGTTTGAACTAAATCTTTATGCACAAAAACAACAAACTGAATGTATTGTGTTTTCATGACTGAATTACCAGCAGTTCTATCAGAGTCATCCACAGTAAATGTAATATAATTCTTTGATACGTCTTGCGTTCCAGGAATCCGTAAAAACGGATAGATGCTTGAATATACAAGTTCTTCTGGGCAAGACGGGTCAATGTCATAATCACCAAGAACTTCTACGATGTCTGGGTCAGAATAAAGAATTTCTTCAATTTTGCGCTTTTTACGCACAATATCGTCATCGATGTTTTGAATATCGCGTATCATCTTAAACCACCCCCACACGAAGTTCTGCGGTACTACCATCCGTACCTTTTACTTGAACTATTAACTCTTTGCCTATCAAATAGTAATTTTTCGCAACCTTAAGCTTAAGCTTATCACCATCATAGTCGACAGCGTAATTTTCCGTATCACTAGTAACATCTCCGTTTTCATCACTTATAGTCCACTTATCAACCGTAGCAGTCTTATCGTGGAAAACTGGTGTGAAAATCTTATAACTTCCGCCAACCTTGACAGTTGGAGCAGTGCCGTTATAAGTTATAGACGCTAGAGTTTTAAGCTCGGTTTCTGCATCTGGAACCTCTGGAGTCACTGGAGAACCATAATAGTTACAAACCATAAGCTCCTTGTTATCCAACTCTGGTGAATATGTTTCTTGAGTAAACTTCAGCGTAAGTAAGCCAATTGGAGTTGAATCCTCAACTTTTGAAACAGACCAAACCAGCGGAACTGGGCGTCTTTGGTCAGTAATCATAAATCTGTGATTATAATTTATAGTAAAAGTATCATTATTTGCAGGTAAAATAGCGGATGTAATATTATCAACGAACGTAAAGCGGTCGCCATCCCACGACCCACTATTATACGATTGCTGCACCCTCTGTATACCTAAACAACTATAAATTTTACCATTGGATATCCACTTAAATGTATAATTCGTCTCCAATATCTGCCACTGTCTAAAAGATGGTCTGTCATCAAGATGCACTAACATCCACCATGTCCACTCGCCATCTTCGTTTTTCATATACACATAACTTCCTATGTCAATCTCTGGATGCCGTTTTTCTTCACCATGACGAAATTGCATCCAGTAAGACGGCTCATCAGAAGTAATGTTAGCATATGTCTTAACATTGAATTTTACATCAATTAAATCATTATCCGCAGTAACCTCTGGCAGTCCGTTGTTAACTTTAACCACATACACCTTGCGCGAATTTGGGTCTCTATCCCACGTCTGCTCAACAACCATATTTGATTGTTTGCGAAGGATTTCGCCCACAGTTTCGCCACGCGCAGCCATGCGATTTCTGTAAGTCTCAAACATCGGAATCACCGCCTTTAAGCGAATCTACCAAATTAGCAGCATCAAGGATACATTTCCTAAACTGCGTAGGCTCTTTGCGAGCTGTTTCCAAAAAACTAACTATAGATAGAACTTCTGGCTGATAACCAAAAAGGCGGTTTGAGCCGCCAATTTGATTTATCAAAGTTTGAATTGTTGCGTCTACAAAAGGGCTATTATCCTCCCACAAGTAGAGCACATTAATTATTGCGCCATAAAAGTAGCGCTTTTGTTTTTCAATTTGACTAGACGGTACATCTTCATATATATTTCTCATCTTAGTGTACCTCAATCAAAATATTCGTTATTAGTGTAAGTATAATCACGAGAAAGCTGTTGGGCCTCTAAGCGCAGTTTGTCGTCTAGCGCTTGCAGCTCCTTTAAGTGCGCAGCCTGTGAGTAATAATTTGTTTCCTTACCACTAAACACCTGCAAAGTATTCGTTACGCTCAAAAGTTGCTGGCCAATCCATTCGCGAGCCATCAGCAAAGCGAGAATTTCAGTCTCCACATCGGACAAATCAAAATTAAATTGCTTTAATTCTTCATCTCTATTGGATAAGTCATGTTCGCACTTTCTGTGTTTTGCGATTGCACTAGACAACCAACCATGCAACATATTCTCCAAGTCTTCCTCGGGAAGCATCAGCAAGGTTGGGTCTGTGATTTTACTCAAAGCTTTTTCGTACAAAGTAGAGTAAAGTGTCATATGCAACACCTCCCCTATATTAGCCAATCATCATAATCAGTTCTGTACCGAGAGTTTCGTCAATAGCCTTAATGGTTCTCAGGTCGTAAAGAGTGCCGTTCTGAATCATAGAATATGCCATATTCTGTACAGTGGCTTTCATACCGTCAGGAAGCTTCTTAAGTTGCGCCACAAAATTTCTGTGAGGTAACTTAAACATCTCCTTAATGTCAACCTGCTGCAACGAGTCATAAAGCTCTCCAAAATCAGACTTCCACTCCTCTCTCAAATCCTCGTCCTCGATAATAATCATAGGTTCGAACAGATAACGAGAGCCAAGAGCTTTCCAGGACACCAAGTCTTGATACTCAACATCTCTAAAGTCACCCTCGTTCGCCCAACTATAAGGCATACGAGTCTTTGGACCAATAAGTCTTAGCTCTCCAAAGCGAACACTTCTGCAGGGAATAAGTTCGCTTGGGTCATGCTTAGGCTTGTTAACTTTTTTAGGAGCAGGAGTAACAACCTCAGTTACTGGCTCCTGTTCCATAATTTCATCGGTTTCGACTGCTGACTTTTTTGTATTTGCCATAATAATTTCTCCTTTTTCTCCGCATATAAATCATTTTGTCGTGTTAAGATGCTGCTATTTTTTGTTTAGCATCTACCCAGTGTAACTTTTCACCAGTTATGGGGTGTTTACCAGCGGATTTCTGCCTGCCTCTTAGACAAGCGGATACATATGTAGCGTCAATACCTAATTCTAACTCAACCTCTTTAGCTCCCCAAAACTCTCTATCAAGCTCTGGACAATATACAGAACGACACCTCGGATGATTTTCACCAGAAAAATCTGCATGATTTATGCTCATTTTTAACTTAGTATCATCAGAAAAAGTCTTGCCGTAGTTAATATGTTCACTTCCTTTTGGAGTATGACGATTGGCAATCATTTTTTGCTTTACATCGTCAGACATGTGTTTCCCATAATTAGGATTGTTTTCTCCAGAAACATCTGCGTGGTTTTCTCGCATTTTATGTCGAACATATTCACTTGGAGACTGATTACCATTTCCGCCAGCATTTAGATTATACCCATACTGAACGTTTGTTGTATTAAATTGTTCAATGTATTTTATTTCTAACTCGTCGAGTTGAAATATGTTGCACGCCTCTAAAATATAAAATCTAAAGTAAGATTCTCCATATTTATCCCATGCACGTTGCAAATAATCATTCACGTGTTTATGTTGATTTAGCTCGCTTTTATGTGCTTTCCACCTTTTATATATATCAACAGATTGTCCAATATATTTTTTATTATTATTAGTATTTTCAATACAATATATGCCACATATTTTTTCCACTGTTAACACCACCTTTCTGTTATAATTTTAATAAAATTAATTATACAATTTCCCAAACACCAAATACGCTGTTAAGAATAACGCTAATACCCATGCGATACATAACTTCGTATTCATAGCTCATATCTCTGTTAGTATCTCTGTCGGTAGTCTGAGAAACCTGAGTTTCACCATAGTTGACGACCTTGATGAAACGATTAGCCAGGCTGGTAGGAATGATGTACAGTCTATCTGTATCGAGCATGTAGTCGACAGTTGCACTGTTGATGCCAGCGCCTCTCTTCAGACCCTGACCAATCTCTGCAACAGCAAAGCCCTCCCAGTTGCCAAGAACGCCACCATTTGCATAGTATTCCTGCTTAACGGTCTCAGGAGCCCAGTTTACATCAGCCATAGCAGTCAGAGAAGACAGAGCAGTACGAGCACCGAAGATAGTGACCTCGGAACCAGTTGCCATGGAGATATCCTGGCAAAGCTTAACTAGGGTTGCCTTGTTAGCAACATCGATAGCACCAGACTTAACCCAGTTTGCACCCAGATTGTCCTTGGCACCTCTCAGAGCAGCATACAGAGCATCATATAGATAACGATTGATAGCGTCTGCAACCTTAGAAACAAATGCAGCCCAATCCTCTGCGCCAGTCAGAACTCTCTCAAAATCTGCGTAGATCTTCAAACCGAACCACTCACCAGCAACGGAGAAGTGACGACCAGCGCCAAGTCTCTGACGAATCATATTGTGGTGGTTACCAGAAACCTTAGAAACGCTCAGGATAGAGTCGTCCTCAACATAGAAGTCGTTCTCGTCGCCCAGAGCCAGATTCTTGGTCTCAACAAACTGCATGAAGAAAGGGTTCTCCATCCAGCCAGTAATAATCATCTCCTCGAGAGTCTCCTCAATCAGAGTGAATACGAGGTCTTTATTTGCGCGAATAGCGCGTCTAACATGCTGAGGTCTGTCGTTAGCCTCGATACCGAGAGCAGCTCTAAACTTCTCAACAATCTTCTGATTAGCTTCCTTAGCAGAATAATCCTTTACCTCGCCGCGTGCAGCGTCAAGAAGGAGCTCGCTGAAGCAAACAAGATCTGCATTATCATTATTAAATGCATTCTGAACAGTTGTATTAAACATCATTAGATTCTTCATAATTCATTTCCTCCTTTCACATCATTACGCAGCGGTATAACCAGCATCATCAGACCAAGCAACGGTTGCGCCAATAGCAGGGGTCTCGCCGCCAAATGCGTCTACAGATACAGTAAATACATCGTGCTTCTTCATGGGATACATACGAGCACGAGCGCCCTTTGCGTTGTAATAGTTTGCAACATCCTGGTAAGACTTCAGGAAGTCATTCTCCATAGTCTCGGGATTGTGTACAAAGTAACCATCACAATCTGCCTGGAGTTCGAATCTAACCATTGTGCGGTTCATATTGTAAACGATTTCAATTACCTTAGCAGAAAAATCGCCAGCAAATGCGCCAACAGTGTAATACTCGCCCTCCTTATAATCTACAACAGCAACGATTTCGCCGTTGTCGCGTGCCTTATCCATCTCACCAGACAGGATATGACCATCGCCATAAACAGCAGAAACTCTAGAAATTTCTGCGACCCAGTGCTTATTAATAAGATCCTGTGCCATAATAGTTTCCTCCTAAATTTTTTAAATTTTAATCAAAAAGATTTCCATAATGTTTCTTCTTTTTATCTTCTTTTTTGTTAAAGTTAAACTTAACAGTATTTGTCTTGTTAACTTCGTTCTTAACTGCAGCAAACTCGCCATTCTCTTTGATGAACTTGGCAAAAATTACATCCGCCTTAACATCCAACTCTTCAATAGAATAGTTTGCCGCATTGTTCTTGAGAGCTTCAAATGCCTCGTTGCCATCAAGAACGGAATACTCTGCTCTTGCAAAAATAGCGTCTTTCTTTGCTTTAAGTTCTGCTGCGTCATAATTATCCTTAAATGCCTTTAGCTCGTTGTATTGGGCCTCGAGAATAGAATAATTCTCCTTCAAAGCGTCAATCGCGTCTTTTTCATCCTTAGATAACCACTCGTTGAACACTTCAACTTTGTCATCATTCAAAGATACTGTGTCACCATCCTTGGAATATCCCTGTCTATAGAATTTGTTCTCCGCGTAATCCTGATAAATAAACTTATTGTCATAGACTTCAATAATCCATGCAGTACAATATCCATTGTCAGAATATACGTCCAACAAACTATATAGAGCATAACGAATGTCATCATGACTGAGCTCATATCTCAAAGAGAAATCCTCAGCGACTTCCTCAACAACTTCCTCAACGACAACAGCGTCTGTGGCCTCTTCCTCGGGTTCCTCAGCGGATTCCTCAACGACCACCGTTTCGTCAGCGTTAGTCTCGGGCTCCTCTTCAGCTTCCTCAAAAGCTTCCTTAAAAGCAACTTCAAGTTCTTCATCAGAGAGATTTTCGTACTCAAAAGTTACTTCGTCAGCAGTCTTGCCGTATTTAGCAAGCAACTCTTCAAATCTTCCCATAACTTTTTCTCCTCCTTTCTCTGAATGTGTTCTATTATTGAAATTTTCAAGCGTCACATTAAGCTTTTCAAGTGTTTCAATCAGTTTGTCTTGATATGTAAATACAGGCTCTTCGTGGCAAAAATCTGCAATGTCTGCTCTTGATCCGAGCATTCCTTCGCCTATTTCGTTGCCGTCTTCATCAACCCCAAGCAGAGCACAGCCTCCAAAGTAGAAGTCGGTAATGTCAAGATACTTTTCTTTTGCATTATACGTGAGCTCATTAATGACAAGCTCACAACTAACTTTTGTACCATTTTTTCTACGAATAATATCAGCAGCTTCTGTATAATCTTCGGGAATAACAGCATACGCCATAACATATGTTTTATCCATTTCCTTGTCATACTCGAGCCATGGATCATCAGCGGTAAAACAGCCAACCTGTTTCTCTATATAATTAATCTCAGTCTCGCCATCTTCATTTTCCACAATCTCTACGTTGTGCGCATAGAAGTCCTTGGTTCCATCTTTTAATTCATGAATGTACGCCAAGATTGGTCTATACTTTAACGTAGGAATAGCTTTTTCCATGTTTTCTTTAGAAATATGACTGCCATTACGATTAGTTTCGGTATGGCAAACCTTTAGTTTCAACTTCAACATTCCTGGCAGCTCTTCTTCTTCTGTAGCAAATAATCCTTTAACAGAAACAACAATTGGCGTACCAGCAGATTTGGAACTAAATGTTACGGACTGATTTTGCTGTACATAGAACCCATATAAATCATCAAGTGTCAAAATTTTTCTCGCCATATGTTTTGTCCTCCTTTCTACCGTAATACATTTGCAAGTCCAAGAGGACATTACACACTTAAAATATTGGTATAAGCAATTTTGCTTTTATCAAAATTTGCAAAACTAAAACTCTTAGGCGCATCATTCAAAAACGTATAAACAGAGCCATCTCTTTTTATAAGCTTAAACCCAGACGCCAAGAGTGCGTTTGCTGCTTTTTCATCTTTTGTAATAATAAATTTCTGTTGCATTGGTGCACCTCCAAATCATTCTGTCGTGTTTAACCAACAGCGTCTCTCTTGTCGCGGCTGGCTTCGCCGTCATCCGTGAGTTCGCCATCATCTTTTGTTGGAGCACCAGTCTCTCCCTGCCCAGGGCCCTGAGTGTAGCTTGTTTTAACTGGATTTACCCATTTATTTACGGCAAGTCCAAGCTTTGTTTCTAGCCAGTCGCTAGCCATAGCCTCAATTGGGTCATATCCTTCGAGTATCATCCATTCAAGCTTTACTGGAAGACCAGACGAAGCAGCCTCTTTAATTTCTTTGATTCTTTCAGCCTTGGTATAAGTAGTAGTATCAATAAATTTAATGTAGGCTTTAGAACTGGAGTATTCCATTAGAATTCTTTCATTAACAAAAGCCTCTATCTGCTTCATGATACCTCGAGTGGCAAGTAGTGCGTCTGTCATCATACTCATTGTAACAGATGTACTTCCAGTTAAACGACTGCTATCAAATATCTGAGAAATACCAGTCATCTCCATTAAATTCTGATAACTATCAGCAATAGAGTTTGTGTCAGAAGTAGCGTTCTTATCAAAAGAAACGCTGTCAATATCCATACCAGGAGAAAGAACAAGCCCAATCTCCGCAGGCAAAATGCCTAGAGCTTTAGCATAAAACTTTTGTGCAAGAGTTAAACTTAAAGCTAAATCATCTGGCGTCTTAGAATCCAACAGCGGAATCTTCATAACCAAAAGTTTGTAAATATCCAAAGACTCCTTAACCGCCATTAGGGACTGCAGATCAATCAGATCAATCAGGCCTTCAAACAATGAAGCAAACGGACTGATAATTAAATCCATATCGCTTATATCGATTTTCAATGCACGAGCAGTATCAAGTTCTTGCCAGCGCAACGTATTATCTCTCTGATATTTATTATATTTAGTCTTAAACTCTTTATCCCAAACATCAAGATAAAATGCGTTTGATCCATTAAAAAATGAAAAATCGAATGCAACATGAAGAAGATTATTATATCCAATAGAACTAATTCTGCAATATTGAGAATCGAGCGGCATCATCAGTAATGTGCCGTCATCATCTTGATATGGTTGAAAATATACAATTCCTTCTCTCCACGCTATCATCAAAAGCTTAAACATATTGATGTCGAGATTCATCTTTCTAACAAATCTACACGCATCTTCGTAGTCTTGCAACATAGATTCTTCGTCATTTTCTTCTGTAAGACTAAAATCTAAATTTATTTTATATGCGCTAAAATCAGGAAGGCTGGCAAAATATCTAATAATTCTAAAGAACGGAAAACTCAATGTCTGCAAAAACCTAGACAAATTTCTAAGCTGGGTTTGAGAGTTAGACGAATATGGTGTCTGCAAATAAGTTCTAAGAGTGTCCTTATTAAATACAGTCCATGTTTTGGTTGTTGTATTGGTTAAATCAACAAGCTGCAAAACGTCATCAATCGCTGCCGCATATTGTTTGACGTTCTCTAGATTTTCAGTAAACTTTAAGTTTTCTGAATTTTGTTTTGTCATATTTTTACTCTCTGCCATACTTATCCTCCTTTCTTAGCTAAAATAACTATGTGTTGTTTTTGGACTCTTAATTTCGAAAAATTGGTCCATTTCATCAATGTCTTTTCTTTTATTAATAATTTTGTCTCTGCGTAACAACATAAGTTGCCAAGCAAGCAGAGCTAAAACATAGGCGCGGTCATCGTGTAGCTTATTGGCTTTTTCGGGCGCCAAATCAAATCTATCTTTGCCAGTACTTTGCTTAAATCTATAAATATTAAGCATTTCATTTTTCATTGCGTCTATCTGCTTTAATGCAATTTCCTCATCTTTATTGACACTAACTGGATGACATTCAATAGTAATGCCTTTTTTGGTAAGCAACTCTTCCTCTTCTTCGGTTGGGTATGTATATCTCTGAGTTTTCTTACCATGAGAATCTGTCTCGTAAATTAAATTAATATATCCTTTGTTTAAATACTCTTCGGTAAATTCGATTAAATTTAAATCCATCATTTTAATAAAGGCTTCAAATAATTCTGATTTGTATTTAGTCGGAGATATTAGCTTCAATTTGTCTTGAACTGCATTTGGAAACTTTGCCCTATCTCCTTCGTTAAACTCTGGATCTATAAGTCCACGATGCCGAACACCGCATTCATCGTTCCAATCTTCGCACAAAAAGTCCGTGATTGGGACACCAGCACCACCAGAACCAGCATCAACCAGAATCGAAACAATATTTTCGTAATCAGCAACCTTTTCTCCGTTGTATGCTAATATCAATTTTTTCAATTCCTCTATTTGATTTGGGGTGTTCATCGGTGTTTTATTCTTTTTCATGGTATCAGCCAACGACACCACATTAACTATTTTCATTTTCCATCCAACATTTTCATCCTCATAGTATTCGGCAACTCCTATTGCAGAGTTGTCGATACGACGAGCGGGGTCAAATGCGATACCATATAATGTTTTATTGTCTTTACTTTTCAAGTCTGGTAAACGAGGCACTGAGTTTCGAATAATATCAGCTCGCTTACAAATATTATGTTCTGAAGAATCGTGAGTGAAAATATTTTTGTACTCTCTTAACCCAGCCTCTTTATCTTCCCTCATACGAGCGTCAACAACTTCTTGCGTTAACAGGGGTTTCGGCATCTTAATTCCACGCTTTGTTGCGTTAATTACGACGTCACAATTAATGTCTGCACAAAAATATCGCTTATCACCAGCGTCCATTCTCAGACTACACTCCCTATATTTACGGAAGAAATATTGGTCAACAGAGCCAGCGGACGACGCATAGATGCACTGGTTTGGAAACTGCGGAGGTTCTACAAGAGTGTCTGTAACGTCGAAATCTACACCGTCAACGAAATCACTTGACTGTGTAATAAACGGCTCGCTGGTAGTAAATAATTCATCTGGAGAAAAGGCACACTCGTCATAAAAATTACAGGAGCTACGCTTCGATCTATTATTGTCGTAACTACCGTTCAAACTATTCACTTTGCTGTTGTTATACAACGCAAACTGATACGAGCTTGGGTTGTGTATAAACCCGTTACTATTTGCCTGATTTTTAACAACCTCACTCTGAAATACATTTGTTAGCGTTTTAAATGATGGTATTGCATTAAATGCCAATTTCTCGATTTTCTGAAACATTTCAATACTTTGAGAACCTACGCCACAAAGAATATATGCTTGAAAGTTCGGCACTAACAATGAGCGCGTCATCAAATATACAGCACCTAAAATTGATTTTCCAGCGTTTCTTGACATAGCCCACACGATAAACTGAGCGTTCCATGTATTTAAAAACACGTATCTCTGATAGTCCATAAAGGAAATACCAAATATTTCTTCAGCAAATTTGTCGGGGTTGCGCCTCCCCCACTGGATAAATTCTGCGGTTAATTTTTTATCATCAAGCTGACGATATGTCATACCGTAATCCATTGGCTTTTCAAAATATTTATAATCACTAGGTAATATTAGACTACTCATCTGCAATCACCTCGAAATCTTCATTAACCAATTGCTTTGATAATAAGAAATCTTTTAAGTCTTTGTTCTCGAGAAGAAGCTTTCGAGCTGTTTCAATAGCCTCGTCTCGCTCTTTGGTGAGTGTTTCAACAAGTTCAACCTTAATGTCTTTTATTTCTTGAGCTATATTTTCATCATACCCAATCTGTTTGTGTCTACACTCTTCATTAATAAGAGCCACTTGTTTCATTCCCTCACATGTACCAATGTCATAAGTATTTATTTTTGCGTCACGTAAACCAATCTGAACTAACTCTTTCATCTTTCCAGACAAAGTATTCGCGCCCTTAGATTTGTTGTTGTTAAAGTTTACACTACCATATATTTAACTTAATTATTTTCCAAACGTTGCCACGTTAATTGTTCACCTGTGACTGGGTGCCTACCGCAATGTTTTCTTTCTCCATATAAACATTTGCTTAGATTGGGTTTTGAAAAACCATATTTATCACAAACTTCTTGCAGTCCCCAAAAAGATTCGCCAAGCTCTGGGCAATATACAGGAACACAACATGTACTATTGCCGTTCGCGTATCTGCCGTCCATTTTTTCGTGCTGTTCTTCGGACCATTTTGAGCCAATCCTCATTTGAGCAAGTGACGCTCTTTGCTTTTCTGATAATGGTCTTCCTTTTTTAGACGAAGGCTTGCCACGTTTGGCTCTACTCATTTTATCCTTACTTTCTTCAGAATGAATTTTGCCAAACATAGGATGGTTTTCTTTGTTTATAAACTGTTTCTTTTTTGCTTTGCTTTGTGCTATACTTAAAGCCGTCTTTGACAATTCATATTCTTCGGCTGTTAATTCATATCTTTCGTTTGTTTTTGAACTTTTAGTTGACATAACCCACCAAGCAAATAACAATTTTTCGTTTTCTGGGTTTTCTTCTGCCAGCAATTTATGAACCTCATAATGCTCTCTGGCATAAAGATCGATTAAATTCGACTCGTCGTCGTTACCGTCCATACATCTCGGAATTATGTGATGTCTTTCGTGATACGCTTCGCCGCACCCAAATCTTCCCCTTGTATTCAAAATGTTTTGAATATACTCACTATATGTCACGACTCTACCTTCTTTAAAATATATTTTTGGAAAATAATTAAAGGACGCTACTCCCTGTTGAGGTATACACCTCCTCGAACTTTCGTTACGAGTGTAGACTATATCTTCATCACATTCATTTTGTTGTGTGAGTCCACCACTTCGAATAGTCAAACGCTTACTATTCTACTCCTTACGGATAGTCGTTGAACCTTTCCCATGTTTAATTAAATTTAGGGACTTGGCTGCTGATTACCTATATATCTAAAATATTTTCAAACATTCACACTTGTCTTTTCAAACTATGTTGTAGTTACTTTAGCTTTAAGGACTTCCAGCAATTCGATGGATTTTTTCACGTAAATCACTTTACGCAGGAACTATTTTTTAATCCCATTATCTTTAGCGAGCGCATTTGCATCGCTAATTGCCTTACTCGCTGCATCGCGCAATGTTTTAACGGCTGCAGTGTTTGCCAATATATTTTTTGTATCTATCTGCAACTCATCAATTGCGGCATTAATTTTTTCTGCTTGATTAAATAATTTTACAATCTGTATAACCGCGTTGAGCTTTTGGCCATCATTTTTAGTCTCATCGTCTAAAAACGTCAAAAGTTGCGCATATAAAAGAGGCAGCTCATCCTCTTTTGGATAGGTTCTAAATGGGTCCCATCCAACAAAGTCGATAACTGCCTTCTTGTTTTTTTTATATGTTAAATATTGTTCAGATTCTGGATCTAACGCATTTTCTTGCACATCGAAAGGTTTTGTACTAGAAATCTCCTTAAATGTATCGCCGTCTTTCCAACGCATACCGTTGTATTGCGGCAGCTTTACATTTGTAATATATGCAGACCATATATTTGTCTTCGGTCTATCAAGAGTAGGGTCATGCACCTCTTTATACGACGCTTCCCACAGGCGCTCTATATATGGAAGGTCCATTCTCTCAAGGGCATTACACAGAGAAACCTTCGTTACTTCTCCATATATTCTTGTTTTTTCATTGTAGTTTCTGGCAATTCTCTCTATGCAGAGTTTGCAAAAAGGATTGATACCAACGCTGTTAAATGGGTCAGTAGTTGTATAAAAAGATGACCTACTTTTTGTTTCTCCACAGCAATAGCACAGATAATCCTCTTTAGACTCAGCAACTGCTTGAGAATTTGTTGTTATAGACTTCTTTTTTGTTTGTCCCATAGCACGAGGCATAATATCACTCCTTACGAAAAAGCTTACTGCTCAGCTTCGGACTCTTTCTTTAATCTATACTCTTCCATGATTGCGTCAAAATCGCTCTGAAACGCATCGTTATTTGCAAAAACAGCGACAGTTTCGCCGTTGCCATCTCTTAGAGGTTTTACGTCGATAATGATATTTTTGTGACACTCGCACTGATCCTCGAGCGCTACGCCGCAATATGGGCAATACTTCATTTCTGCATTCATCTTCAGCAGTTTTCTGACTAGCTTCATATCGAACACTAGCTTGCTTTTCTTATTAGTCTCTCTCATAATTATTTCTCTCTTTCATTGTTTATTAAATTAGACCAACGTCATATAAGCACTTCACGGCTCTCTTCTCGCTGGTAATAATTACACTTTGTTCTGGTTCTCCAGAAATTCTCTTATCTACACAATAATCATCCATACCTACCGTGCACCCGCACTGAACGACTTTTACATTATGCTGTGTGTCAAGTGCTGTGTGGTGACGATGACCCATAATAATACCATCTGGCTTTAAACCAGACATTAAAGTCAAATTTTTCACCACGTTGGACGGGGCGTCCTTATCCCCATGAACCGCGTAAAATAATTTATCGCCCCTCGTTCTGAAGGCGCAAATGGTACTATCTATTCTGGACGTAGTGTCAGCAATCTCCACCTTATCATTGTGAGCAAATTGTATTGTTAGACAAAAAGGAATTAGTTCGTCTAACTCTTCACCTTTAAGATGCTCGTCCTTGTTAGGATTAATTCTTGAATGGTTACCAGGCACACTAAATACCTTAATCTCCTCAAACCAATCCTGCAAAGCATATATAAATTCGCCAATATATGTAACGGCAATCTTCAACTGCTCAATTACATTTTCATTATTCTGCAGTCTGAGGTTCTGGTGTATTAGTCCGCTAACATGGTCGCCACCCAAAACAACATTACACACCTTGCATTTGTGCAACTCCTGGATGCTGTGAATTTCATCTAGATACTTGTGCAATCTATTTTTCAAAACACCAGTATTATATGTGTTCCACCAGTTCTGAACTTCAATACCAGCATGTAAGTCAGACAAGCATACAATCATATCTTCATTACTATCAATCACTGGCGAAGTTTTATATTCAAACGGCTCTACGGACTTAGCCATAGAACGCTCCACCAACTCCAAAAACGACTCTCGTCTAGCCTCGGCTCTGACCGTACGCTGATAGTCACTTCTTTCATCTCGTAGCTTTACTGTCGCCTTTTCAATTTTGCGCAGCTTCTCCGATAACTCGTCAGCAGTTTGCTCGTTCACCGCTTCTTGCTTCATAAACATCTCTTTTGCGTCTATAAAACACTTATAGCGTTTTCTGTACGCACTTTCTGAACGATACTCGGTCTCGTCAGTTCTAAACGTTTCGTTCATAAACTCAGCAATTGTTTCCCATGTTGCATCTAACAGACCGTCTCGCTTTGCTGACCCAATACGAAACAATGTTTCCTCTTCCGTTTCATCTGGAAATCTTCTTAAAATCTCATCCATAAATCTTTTCCCTTTCTTTTTCAACAAAAAAGGATGACATATCGTCATCCATGCTTTGCTTCATAATTTTCTTGTATTGCTTTACGAAAATCTTCTGAATATCGAGTCTTTGGCTTGCAACAAGGCTTACAAATAATATCTTCCTGCGTACGAGGATCTTTTCTCTGTCTTTCAGGCTGAATAGAGCATCCTACTTTGATGCCTTTTACAATCTGAACCATAACTTCCTCGTCGTCCGTAGCTTCTGCGAAGCAATCAAAGATAACATCGTCAAGCGCCTTAAAGACAGTGGTTAAATCCTTCTTAAAAAAGCCGCTTTTCTTGGAAAGTCTCTTCATTAATTCTTCTCTTGTAATATTCATTTTATCTCTTCCTTTCTTCTTTTTTGTTGTTTGGAGCTGGCGGAGGAAATCGAATCCCCAACATCCTCATTACAAGTGAGGTGCGCTGCCAGTTGCGCCACGCCAGCATATATGAGAGTTTTTTGGTTGGCTCACTCACAAAACCTACTATATAAAACCCAAAAGGGTTGGCGACTCTATCGGGACTTGAACCCGAACTCTTCTGCGTGACAGGCAGATATGTTAACCAGTTACACTATAGAGCCATATGGCGACAACAGTAGGGCTTGAACCTACGACCCGCAGATTAACAGTCTGCTGCTCTACCGACTGAGCTATGTTGTCATTGGTAACGCCATGGGGATTTGAACCCGCAGTTACCGCCGTGAAAGGGCGATGTCCTAGACCAGGCTAGACGATGGCGTCATATGGTGGAAAGTGGATATTTAAGTGCGCCTCTCCCCATTACCGCACTACGGAGCCAAACCCGCGTTCACACTGGCTACCTGGTGGACCCAGTGGAAGTCGAATCCACGACCCCTACCTTGCAAGGGTAGTGCTCTCCCAGCTGAGCTATGGGCCCATAAAGCGGTGTTTAAACGCACACCGCAAAGCATATTTATAGTAAAGTATCTAAATCAGTAACAATCTCGTCGATTAGCCCATTTTCAAGCATCTCCTGCTCGTCGAAGTACCAATCGAAAGCCGCCTTCTTCTTAAACACCTTCGGGTCGACCTTCGTATGCGCCAAGAAATATTCTGTAATTCTCTTGCTGAGCTTGTCATAATATTTCTTCGTAGACTCAACCACATCAACCTGACCCTGAAATCCACAGCTACCATTGTGAATCATTGCTGTAGTGCCAGGCAGCGCAAATCTCTTGTGGCCAGCAGCGAGTAAGTCAGCAGCTGCGCTATGACATCCACAATAATTGATCGTGTGAATTGGAGTTTTGCTCAACTCAATGGTCTTAATTGTCGTCCACAGAGAAGTAATATCGCCGCCAGGAGAGTCAATAAATACTCTGATCGGTCTGCGTTCAGCTACAGGAATATCCTTGTCCTCTTTGTTACAACGAATAATCATCTTAACAAGGTCCAGCAGGTTGCCAGTAATCTCATCGTCCACCCAATAAATTCTCTCTGCTTCGTCGCGATAATAATCTCTCAATCCTGGATTAGGTAACTGATAACTGAGCGCTGCGTCCTGTGCTCCTTGCAATACTTTGTTTAGTTCTTCCATAATTGTTCTCCTTTTGATTCGCTTATATTTAAATACAACAGGTAAAACCCGTGTTATTCCTTACCATTAACTACAGAAAAAGGGCCAACACGTATTTCCGTAGGTTTTTCCTATTCATTTTGTCGTGTGAGAATTTTATGACGTTTTATTGTTTTTTGAATCCCTATATTTCTTTGATGCCTCTTTCCAACTTTCTCTAACGGCATCTTTTGCGCATTCTTCACAATATTTTCTTGGTTTTGTCTTACTTTGCTTAATCAACCTGCCGCAAGACTCACAACGAGTAAAACCTTTGTTCCCGTTCTTCCAGTTCTCATATACATACGCCAACTCATAAAAATCAATCTCATTAATCTTAATAACTGGTTGTTCATCTTCGTTATCAGACATAAAAGTAATATATCTTTGCTCGTCGTCTACTTTAAACGGAGCGCCAATATACCCACTTGACAACAAACCATGCATAAATTTATTTCTTTCTGTGGAAGGAATATGTACTCGTGCCAACTTGAAAATATTTGTCAAAGCGAATTTATACTTGCCATTTTTATATCCAAACAAGTTCTTTTGTAACTTGGCAATACACAACAGAGCAAACAGAACTTTTTGAGTTTGTATATCTCCAGATGCCACAATTACATCAAGCTCGCTCTGATAAATCAGTAAATCATCACTCTCTAGCAATCTATAAGTATGAGCCGCTTCAACTTTCTGTCTAATTACACTATGAAGTTCGGTTTCAACATAATGTGCGTAATGGATAGTGAGCCAGTTCTTAATGAAGTTACAATTATCCTGGTCATTCATATGTTTCACGCTACAATTATACTTCGCAATACTGCTAATAACACTTACCACGCTGTCTTGCGTTACAACTCCAGACTCAATAATAGCTTCAACATCTCTTTTTTCACTGAACGTCACATTCTTCATCAAACTTCACCTCACTTATAGCAAACTTTTCTCCGTCAAACTCAATGTCTCCATCCGCGTTACGACTGGGAAACTTAAACACTCCGCCATTCTTCTCAAGCAAGTTCATTACAATCTGCTCGCCGCAAATATCCCACACAATCGCCTTCGAATTGTTTGAATTATAACAAATTTCCAATAAAATGTTCGTCAAAACCTTCTCGTTATTACATACGGACAGGCATTTTTCTCTCCATGCCTCTTTAACAACATACAAATCAGCGGTCATATCATTGTCTGCAACGTCGTTTTGCTTTTGCGCATACTGCTTTTTTATGCTTCGAACCGTGTGGATATACTCTGAATACAAAGCCTCAACCGCCGCAAATTCTGCTTTTGTATATGTTGCATTAGAAGTCAATACATGGTAGTCAAAATTAGCATCTGGCAGTACGTCTGTATCCTTAAATTCATCCTCTATCTTCCAACAAATTCTATTTATTACACCAGGAGAGCTATCAACTGGCAAATATTTATAATAATTATCAATAAATTCGCGCTCTAAGTCCGAATGTTCTGCTTTTGACAGCAGCTCGTCGAGCGTAATACCAAACCGCAACTGTGAGTTTGCACTGACGTTTTTAATGTATTTTGTGTACTCTTTATGCAAATAATCGTAGTTAAAAATGAAGAAATACGGCTTTTTAGCTACTAATTTCTGGTTTAGCTCTTTTGTTTTGACGATTTCATCGTCGTCTTCATCAGAAATTATGTTCGACTTATAATCAAACCAGTGTTTAGGAGCTGGTCTGCTCCATGCTCCTTTGACAGCATCAATCTCCGACTGCTGCAACTGCACACAACAAATTGCACGATACGCAAGAATGTCACTCTCTTCAGTTCCATCTGCATACGCGGCTTGCATATTCTTCTGACCAGTTCCTTTGTTGGTTATGGCGCCAATTTGGTCGTTAAATCCGCGTTTCTCACTTGCAATAAAGTCGCTTTCAGTAGGTACAATCTTATCTGGCTTCTTCGAAACGCAATCGATAGCAGGCAAATGACGATATCTATTCAGCAACACTCTGTTGTCTGTAGTCATAAATGTATCGCCGTCGTAGTCACATCCGCACTCTCTCATACAAATGTCACTAAAATTATTCAGCACAATTGTACTTTTAATATGCTGAAACCAATAATCTATATCAGAATTGTGTACAATTTTCAATTGCGCAACGTTATTCTGGACAATCATTGGGGCACGGAACGCAGTTACCAAATCAACCCCGCGGTCAACCCAATATTTACTATACGCCTCTCCGCCTTTGAGCAAACCAACCTTTGGAAGTCCAAAAATAGACTCAGCCAAACAATATGGGTCTCCAGTGATGATCTGAAAGTTGCCATGAAACTGAAGCACACCAATTTTAGCGTCCTTGATACTCTTTGCAATCATCTTTTCGATGCGCATTCTAATATATTTGTCATTAATGATATCTGGGCACGCCATGATAGCACGAGCTATGGGTTCTGCATATTGATAAGTAGTCTCGTCCAAGCCCTTGCCGCACATATACATCAATAATCTGCGCCAATCTAAGCCAAGAGCATCTTTAATGTGTTTGACGGTCGGAGCTACAAGTTCATCAATGTCATCATCGGTTAAATTTGTGAAATCTTGCAAGAACTGATAGTTAGATGTTTGCTGCGAGTCCAAAACATGTGGCGCAGTTTTTGCAACACAAAAATCAAAATCATGTTCGTGGCAATTGCGAACATATTCTTCACAAGAGGCGTAACTGTCCCATAACTTCAACATGGAAACAGTCAAAATTACATCATATTCTCTAATATCTCTCATGGCTCCCCATGCGTCTTTGACGCAATAGTCGCCATTTGCCTTTTGCTCAGCAAAAGCTACGAAGTCAAACGGCACTAACATGCCCTTAACAAACGCACACCGAGAGTTAAAAGTCACGCACTCAGCAGGGTCTCCACCCAGTTCTGCATTTACCCTGCGCGAAAACTCTGGCGTCATAAGACCAAAGCCATCAGACCCATTAATTTCTATCTCTTGGTCACGCATTAGCTCCATAACTGGCTCATCCACACTCATATCAGTGTAATCCAAGTGTATCAATTCTGGAACAACAGCAGTCGTAATGCAATCATCTACGACCATAATTCTCGGAAACTCCTTAAGCGGAATACTTCCAGAGCACGCCAAAGAAAGATACGCCTCCAATTTTGCAGGCACAGCGGGCTTACTCATGTTACGACCGTTGTTCATGTGCCACATGAGACGGTCGTATACCTCAACATTCACAAAAATAATAGTATTCTTCTTGATAGAATTCGCTGTGCCTATAAATCTACGATAAGTTGTCGTCACGCCGTCAACCGTGATTGTAAACCCTTTGCGCGCCTTGTCGTAGTGAGATTTTTTATCAAAAACAACCATCATATAGTCGGTTGTGAAGCGTGTTTTATAGAGCTGCTTATATTTTTCACTGATTAAACGCTTATTCTCTTTTGTAGACGGCTCTCTTTTTAGTCTTCGAATCTCAGACTTGATAACCTTAGCTATCGCATCTGAGTTCTCCGTGCCGTTAATCTTCGCCAACCACCTGAGAACCTGGCTGTCGTTTAGACTGACGACAGCGCAAGATCCTCTTCTCAGCTCCTCTATCGTGGTGGAATAATTCCATTTATAGTCGTCCAGTAAACTGCTGTGCAGCTTCAGCGCATATATATGCGTTTTTTGTAATTTCAAGATTTACCACCACCTTCGTAAATTTAACCCAAATTCAACATCTGTTTGTCTGACATCTGTTTTTTAATAGTACTACGAATAGTCACTGCATAATCTGGAGCTTCAAAAACTCCGCCGCACACAGAACCATCGTCATACACATATTCTACCAACTGCGTCCAGCCTTGGCGCTTTGCCTTGTTATAATGCCTCAATACAGTTGTGTCAATTGTCCATTTTTTATCCGAAGCATCATACTGCAACATCGTTTCTTTTTCTTCAAGAGTTAATCTAACTCCAATACAAATTTTCCGCATCACGCTCAATCTTCCTTTCTGATTTATACGAACTGAGCAACGTTGTGCATCATTTCATCTACGCTAGCAACATTGTTTGCCGCAACCATGCACACACAATGCAGCAATATATAGTCCAACTTACTAAAAATTAATAACAACAACACCATACCAACACAGACCGTAAGGCAAACCGCCAAAAACACGGTAAACTTGTTGGATAACTTGTCGCCTGCCATAACCAGAACAAAGGATATAATGATTGATACAAATATTAACCAGGTCAACTTTTATCACCCTTTCAGATTATAAAAAATCGACGCAACGAAATTTAAAACTTTTGCAACAGTAGCCCCAACTTTGCTACTAAATGGCTTTTTAATAGTCAAATCACCACACGTATCTTCATCTGTAATGCCCCAAACTTCTCGAATAGGAGCGTCATACGGAATAATTACACGACCATTATCCGACCATAATGGGCCCCAGGAGTTCTGTACCTTCCACCCAATTTCATTCCAACCATAAATAACCATACAGTGTGAATATTTGTAGGATGTTTTAGCTTTGTCTAAATTCATAACGCCATCTCTAATCCGAATACCGTCATACCACTTCATAGCCATCAATGCTGGACCATTTACCATAATAGACGCCTTGATTGCGTTTTGATTCATTAATTGAAAGTACTTTTTGAATCGAAAAGGACGTCCAGTCTTGAAAAGTTCATCTGCCTTCTCTTCAAATTTATCAATAGCATAAGGAACCTCTACATTGAGCGGAAACTCAACGTCAAGAACATCACCATACTCAACAACGGTTTTAATTGCATCTCGTGTAATCAATCCCTTTTTTGAATGAGTTGTCAATCTGCGGTTTCCATAAATGTAACCAGTGCTCATTACTGCGTCTTTGCCAGTTTCTTTGTGAACAAAATACTCTACAATTGTAGACAACGCGTGGGCGACGCATGAGCTAGTAACACCCTGATCTTTGACCTTTGGCATATCCAACTCAAATTCGGCAGGAAAATCTCCTTTAACCGCCATCGCAACATAATCTCTCACATCGGGCGCTGATAATACGGCACCATATCCATGCTCTTCATTCATAATTCTTCCTCCTCTTTAAACCACTCATCAATATCAATCATGTCGTCATTAATTAGCGACGCATGCTCTTCACACCAAGGAGATATCCATCCGCGAGATATTTTTGTCGCTGTGGCTCCACACTTGATGCACATACGAGCAGACATGCGCTCATATTTTGAAATAATATTGTGAACCTCTCGTGGTGCGCCAAACGAGTATGCCCTCAACGTGCCAAATTTCTCTTTGATTTGCGAAAATCTAAACTCGTTGAGATAATTTGCCTCGATTAACGGCTCTCTAATTTCCTCGCACATCTGCAAAAACAATTCTCGCCAACCATCTGGCGCTTGATCTGCTAACGTCCAAGAATAATCATAATCATCGTCAACTTTGTCCGTCCAAACGTTGCGCGGAAGCAGATACGGATATCTCTCTATAAGCTCTTTATTATCTGTCTTTGTCATACGTCACACTTTCAAACTCTATAGGCGTCAACCAATACGGGTATGGGCATCCCCATTCTTGCCTATCTGTCTCAAAATTAATGCACACAATGCCGAGACCAGGCTCGTCATATCTAACCGTCATAATATATCTCGCCTCAAGCAGCAACATTACCGCCTTCTTGATTGCATTCTCAAACTCATCCTGAGACTCATAGTTCTCTCTGCAAATAGTTAAACTATTCATGGTGCCTCCTTAGTAACTGTCATAAAAGACAACGTCCAAATCATTATGTTCCATGAGCTCAACCAACAACTCAAGATTGCCAATATATCGTTGTATGTGCGGCTCTTGATCTTCCCAGTCCCAAATAGAACCAAGGCCGTTATCCCAATTGTCCGCGTTAAACGCCTTAAGTGCTACAATAATACGACGAACATCTTCCTTGGTTAACTTCGTTTCTCCGTTATCATTGAATCCGCCTTCGATACTCTCAATAATCGCACCTCTGACATTCCAACACTTCCTAAAATACGCCAACTCATATGGCAGCGTGTTATTTTTATCCCACGAATACTGAAATTGCTGTAGCTCTGCGATTATCTCAGAAGTTGGCGTCCTTTTTACCTCAATACTATTATCTAAACCCATAACACTATACCTCTTCATCCATATTTTATTCCTTTACCACAATTGTCCCACCAAGATATCTAACTGGGACCTCTTTGGTTAACCATACTCCATTATTAGATAAATAAAACTTGAATCCGTCTTTGTACATTTGCTCAGCGTCAACCCTAAACAGTGCAACATCGCCATGTCTCTTGCCGACATTGATGGCAGTACGCATATCTGCAGACAAATGAACATATAGTCTTGACTTAGACAATAATCCACTGTTGCAGATACTTTGCACGTATTTTTGACCAGTGCCGTGCCACAAAAACTCTGGCGGCTGCGCCTCTTTGAGTTCAACATCTACATTAATTGAGTGACCTTGATTTGCTCTTATACACAGTTTGTCATCACTAAATGAATATCTTTGCTTATCATCATTCGCAACTATATCTTCTAGGTGGAATTTTGTGAAACCAGGATATTTGCTTTGAATACCACGCACCAATTCATCAACATTTGCCCATCCGTATTTATCAAGAGATATACCGATAACCTCTGGCTTGTGACGAAGTATCAGACTAACAAACTTACTTATATTAACTAAGTCCATACCATTTCCTTTCATTCTGTCGTGTTACTGGAGATATTATAACATAAGATGAGCAATTTGTCAAGATACGCTGTAAATTATTTACAGTTTGTTTACAACTAAGTAGTTGTCAGTTTTAGTAGCTTGAGTATAAGGGTATGTAGTTGGTAGGGACACTGCGTAAGAATTGAAGTTTTACTTAAGTAGTCTCTGGTTTTTAAAAATATTTGTGCCACCACGCCGCGAAGGTCTTCTTCCATGTGCCATTTTTATATTCGTAACCATCAACATAAACTCGATTGTTAATGATAGAGACGTTGTTCATACCACCTGGAAGCGTTTGGATTTTTTGTCCGCCGACGTAAATTTCATTGTTTGATATTGTTGCACCATCATTCATCGAAAGGGTAATTGGTCCAAGGTCTTCAAGCATCTTCACATCTTCACGCCACATGCGTTTCATCTCTCTTTTAAGCCACTTTTCGAACCCTTCAATATTAAATCCCATACACATCAACCTCACGAGTGCTTATCAATATACTCATCAATCAAAAAATCAACCTTTTGCTCTAACGTCATGTTAGCAAAGTAAGCCTTCCACAACGCTCTCGTATCAACCCTGGTCCAATACGGCTTTGCTTTTCCGCTAATATGGTCTTTTTTACAAACGCACATATACTCCCACTCAGTTCGTGGGTCTGTTGCCAACGCGACATCTCCAGGCTGCGCGGTGTTGCGGATAAAATCATCAAGTTGATCAAGTTTCATTCTAATTACTCTTGGTCCCATATTTGTCATTTCTCCCTTCTGATGTAAGAAATCTCGCCACAATTGGAGCACTTGGTTCTACAATAGTCTCTCCATTCTAAAAAATTAAACCAATGAATAAGAGTTCGAAAAGTCCAATCAAAATAATTTTTATAAATCATAACATTACCGCACTTAGGGCAAATTACTTTTACTTTTTTCATATTCATGCCTCCTTTAAGTCCACTCGCTCTCAAACCAATAAGCCAAACCATATTCGTCAAACTCATACTTTACAATCTCTTCCTCGATTGAATAACTGTCCCCATCATCGGATACAAGTTCTGTGCCTGTCCAGTGACAATACCCAAATAACAGATCGTCACCAAACGGATCGGTAGTTCTAGCTTGAATCTTTATGTAATGGTCTGGAAGTATATCTTTTAATTTCATAATTTACCTCTTAAAACTCTATTTTTATTACTTATACCAATCAAACCACCAAGGCTTGTTCCAGTCCTGTCTCTTCATAAAATGTCTTTTGACTTCACAATGCTTACACTTAATCCACTTCTTAGCACCAAAGTGAGGGGTCCAAAACCACTTCCAAAATGTTGTAATTGTATTTGTTTTGCCACAATAACGGCAAGTGTATTTTATTTCTTTCATATATTTTTACCTCTTAAAATTTTATTTTTATATGTACTCTTTCTTATCTAAGAACTCCTCAACCAAATCATCTAAATCTTCAATATCAACTGCCTCAAAATAATGATAGTTGTCTAAGTCATATTTACACGAATGCTTCTTTAGATACTCTGCAAACTTTATAACTCCGTTTTTAAACCCAGATTCATAATACATAGTCATATTTATACCTCTTAAAAGTTTGTTTTTATTGCCTATTTATGACATCCATAATCTCATCTTTAAATTGTACAGACTTACGTATATTCTCAGCTTCTTCATGAGTACAAATTAGAATCTCGCTATGTTCTAATCTGTCGGCAACTTCCTTTTCATCACCACGCATATTACACATTTCAATATTAAGTCGCTTCATTAAGTACAATTCTTTTTCAATCATAGAATAGTAAAAATCTTGTTGGTCGCTCGGATTCTCAGGTTTCTTTTTTAACTCTTCCTGTAAAAGTTTTTCTGAAATTAATAACAGACTCATATCTTCACCTCTTAAAATTCGTATTTTATCTGCGCTCTCCGCAACTACAGAAGAAATTCTCGTCGCCTATTCCTATCCTATATTCGCAGATTATTCCTCGATAACAAGCATCGTTTGAACAACTATAAAAAGTTGCGTGTTTGCAATCCCTACATCTAATCACCTTCACATAGTCTGCCTTGCAAATAAAATCTTTACAATCAATTCCTTTGTCTGAAAATGTACTATATTCACATATACCATAATGCACGCATTCTTTACACTTCATAATTTTCACCTATTAAAACTAATCTTTTATGGGCTTTCCAACACAGTCCACCTCAATAATGCCATCTGTAATCACATCGGTATCAAGCAGCATTGTTTCAAAAGCTCTTAGTTCATTCATAATATATTTAAATTTTATCTTGAAATCTTCTATTGCTTCTTCTTTGGTTGCTCCGTACCCCGTAATATTAAATGGGTCGTGTGACCATACCCACACATTATCATCGACTTCGGCGCTAAAAATACCATTTTCTCTTATTTCAATTTCATGCGATTGCCACTTTTCTTTATGGTCATTATGATATGTCATTTCAATCATATTCTTACCTCGTCTTAAAATTCGTATTGTATCGCTTCTGCAATTCTTCTTCGAGTTTCTTCTTATAATCGTAAAGCAATTTACATCTATAAGCAGACACTGGATACATTTCGTTATTTAGCTCGTCATCAACTAAGTAAATCCCTCTAATTATTTCTTCTGTGGATGCTTTCTTTAATTTTTCTTCATTTACCTTCATGGCTCACCTCATAAATATCGCTTTCGCACTTCTTTCCAAAACTCTTCTCTCTCTTTTGTAAGAACTTTATTTGCCACATATTTGTCTGATACTCTTTTGCCAATGAAAGCATGTCGGTGACAATAGTGATAGACGCTATCATCAATGATGCAATGAAATGATTTTGGATGATTAGTTTCTCTACAACATATACAACAGTAATTCATAATTCACCCCTTAAATACACTATAATCTTCTTTAAACAAATCTGGGAACATATCTTCCAATTCGCTTTGCGTAACCAACTTGTATATTACCGTTGCCTCATAACTTCTGGCAATAACCCAGTTCCACTCTACTGGGCTAAGAGGAGCGATTTTATTCGCCTCTTGCATCTTGGTGAAGTACTCAATATATTTTTCTCGTCCCCACTTCATATCATACCTCTCAAATTTTTGCTGGCTGCTTCAGCCAATTCTTAAAAGCCTCGTTTTTAGCATCAACCTCACACATGCCGTGGCTCGTCTTGCACGGCTCTGAACTCGCATAACCACCAAAATTCTTGCAATAATAACATACCCCGAACTCAATCTCTGGAGACTCAAAGAAGAAATCAGCAAGCTCGTCGTCTGTCATAGTACGAATTCGGTCACCGTTAGTTCGCTGTGACGCCGTTGTAATATTAGTTGCCTCATGCTGCGGATAATCTGTGCAGTTACATGCTTCTGTCATAATGCACATATATCAATCTCCTTTACCCGAAATAAAATTGTCGCAAATCATATTCTTTTACATCTCTCGATGAAGACACTTCTATTTTCCAAGTGCCGTCATAATCACAATCCCAGCATCTACCGACAACTTCAATAGTCATGGTATTGTCATCTCGTACAACTGGTTTCTCGCCCCACTGAATTTCCATTTGCTTATTACATTTAGGACAGTTCATAATTTACCCTCCTGTTTTAAACGCTTTTTTATAAGTTCTCCTATTTGTTTATTCATTTCTTTGATGGTGCAGCTAACGGCCTCGTCATAATCAATTTCTCCATTAAAAAACTTTGTTAAGTACTGAGCTGGAAATCTTGCTACCTCTTCACCAGTAGATTCCTTCTTTAATATCATGCCATTTGAGTTTAAAAGTTCGTCGGTCTCTTCGTCATATGCAAAATGGCACTTATCGCAAATACGTATCTTTCTTGTCTTATTAAATTCTATCAGGTCTGGTTCGAAAAACAGCTCCAACTTTCCGTTGTCGCAACATGGACAGTCAAAAATCATATCAAATACTGAACTCCTTATCACAATTCAAACATCTACAATGTGTTGTAATCTGATTTCTATCTGGATTAATGTTAACGCCGTTCTTATAAATTGGAGGATAATACACAGAAGTCGAATCACTATATAACTCAGTATAATAACTCTCGCCGCAGTGTGGACACTTAGCGTTGCCTACTAGCGAAACACCATCAACGGCATTCAAAACTGAAACGCTATTGTCTATACACACATCTGTGTCAACAACCAGATCGCCGCCAGCAAAAACCGTTTGCCCATCTTTAACCTTCATAAGATAGGTATCGTTTACAAAATCAATAATCTCGTTAATCTTATTAATTATTTTGCCTGTGTCGGCGTATGTGTTCAATCTCTCAATCATTGTCATTCTCCTCTTCTATGCAAATGCTCTTGCCAATAAGGCGATTTCTCCATTCGTTGGAAGCTATAATTCCTAACGCGCCATCTTTGTCGCTCCAATAAACTTCAGCATTTTCAATTTTTACAGCATCTGGATACCGTGACATGAAGTGATGAAAAGTCTCTTCTGTTCCAATTAAAGACCTAGTAATTCTTTTACCCATGATTGCTATCCTTTGCTTTGGTCGTTTTTACTGGCGTCGCACTTTGAACACCGTGTTCGAAACCTTTGTCGTACGCAGCATCGAGCAGTTCTACAAGTTCTTTCTCCGAAAGCGAGTATTTGCGGCCGTCGTTTGGTAGCGGGTATGTATATTTTGCAAAAACCATAAATCAATTCTCCTCACTTGTAAATAATCATAACCGAGTAGTCTGGGCTAGAATGATAAGGAACCGTAGCATATTTGATATCAATGATTTCTATTCCAGGATGACTTTGCAGCCATGCGTTGACCTTATTCTCTAGTACGTGTAGATACTCTTCTTTAATACAATGAACTCTCATCATGCGTTCTCCTTTAATATATTTTCTATTAACGTTTTAACTTCAGTCTTAAATATCATCCGTTCACTAAACTCGTTACTGTGCGCTTTGAACTTTGCGGCAATATCTTGCACACTAAGATTTTTGACTACACAAGACTCATCGCCGTAATAAATCTGAACTTCGCCAGACTCCGTTGGCATTACGAATATTCTTGCCCAGTCAAATTCGAAATTATTATCAGAAGTGGATTTCTTCCATTTGAACGTCATTTTGTTTGTCCTCCGTTGTAATTGAATAACCGTCGTGAAGAACTGAAACCTTAATGACGGCGCGTTGCGATGTGACTTTGGCTGGAATGGCGTTGCCGTATACATCGATTACATCGGTAAGAGCCTCAAGGATATATGTGCCATCCTCGTTTAGATATGCGTGAATTTCTTTAAGGTTCATACTTTGTTTCTCCATTCTTCAAGTTCGGCTTCCAAAAAGAAGTCGTTTGCTGACGCTGTTTGATTGAGCCAGTTGCTCTCTGTGAATTCAAGTTCATCAGACAGAACGTCAACGTCGTCGATGTGGAACTGCGCGTAAGCACCGTTGTTCCAGGCGACACAGTAGATGTCGTCGAGAAATTCAGCAAGACGAGTTGGATTGTTGGCGGCGAGGTATTTGATGATATCAAGGTTAGTCATTGCTTTTAGCGTCCTTTCCTGTTAAATATTCGTATATCTTCTTGTTAATATATTCTTGAATGTCATTAAGCAACTCTTGGTGGTATTCGCAATTGTTGACATTGTTATTAGTAAAGACGCAATCCTCAAGACATACGCAGTTGGCGCAGTGGCCAAACGGGTCTGGAGTTTTGTTATTTTCTTTAGATAAAGGAATGACATATCCACTTTTGAGATAGGCCACGTTGGAATCAGTTTCGTTATATAACGGTAATTCACTTCGAAGACCACGCTTATATGCGTTATTAGCCATGTCTATTCTCCTTTGCTTTAAATGATTCAAAATTATGTGCCCAACAAATTGCGCAGTAGTTTGTATTTGAGCCGAGGTTCTCACAATTAGCACAAGGAGCAGTAACGGTTTTGTCTGTACCAATCTTCTCATCACACTTCTTGTCCCACTTGGAACACCAGCCACAAGGAGTTTCGTATGGGCAAATTCCAGATATATTCATTTTGTTGTCTCCTTTACAGTTCAAATTCTTCTACAACGCGAGGCTTTCTAAGTTCGTAAACATATTCCTCAAGTGCAATTTTTGCAGCATGTACACTTCTGTACTTTGCTCCACAATAAATATCCTCCCACGTAGTACTTTCGATTGGTTCTGCACTGCGTCCATATGCCGTACATGGCACTAAAATTTGAGCCTGGTAATAATTTTCAACTTGAACAATTCTGCATTTCATTATTAATCAATACCAATCCTTTCTTTTAAGCGACGCTCTTCTGTTTTTAGCTTGTTTAGCTCTGCGTCGTATATTCGTTTTGCATCATAATAATTTGCCGCATTCACAAAATACTCTCCAAGTTTACGCAAGTATTCGCTTGCTGGTGCATCTAACTTAGTCAACTTTTTATCATACATAAGAGACATATCTGGTTGAACACCATAATACAAAGCAGTTAACCAATGATATACATTGCGACTGATTTCAAATGAGTCTGGTCTAGGTGGGTTCAGAGCCGCAATTGACGCTCTGCATTTTTTGATGCGAGCTTGAACAATTTGTAGTTGTCTTAGATGTTTACGGGTATTTATCATCAGTTCTCCTTTTGAAACTTTCCAATATTGCACTCTGGAACGTCTTCATAATGTCTTGCGTAAGGATTTGAGTCATCATAAATCATTTTGTTATTTTGAAACGGACAACGATATTCAATATCATCAATTGTGCCAGTCTCGTAAATGGTTATTGAAGAATGAATACAATCTATACAAGTGTGAGCCTGCAAAAAGTTTTTACATTGTGTTACGTCAATATCATCTGGAATTGCACTTCCAGTGAGACCACATACGTTATCATAGTAACCGTTGACAAAACCAGTGCGTAAGTGGCGACATTCATTATCTACACAATTCATTGTGAGTTCTCCTTTGCCTTATAGTTCACACGATACCACTTCTCATGCGTTTCAGAGTCATAATACGCCTCATCAATATCCAAGGTCATTTCTATGCCACGCATTTCCTTATATTTTCTAAACATATGCGGAAGCGACACTATGATGTCTTCAACAACATTTTGTGTGCATTCAAATGTCGTGCCTGGTTCGCAGGGTAAGTTCCACATTACAACTTTATGAGATATTCTATCCCATGCGTCTGTGTATCTTTCCATCACTCTCTCTCCTTTACTGTATAGATCTTGCCTTCTTGATCAAGGATTTCGTATTTGTCTAAGAACTCGTTCATTGAGACGGAGTCGTCGATGGTGACTTTGTGTTTTATGTATGCGATTTCATCTGTTTGGCGAATTGTCATACCAGATATCAAGAGACCTAAAATTGCTCCCGCCATCACTCCCGTAAGGGCTCCAAACACACCGTCAACCACATCAAATCCGAACGTACCCTGTCCGCCAGCTACAAATCCGATCACCGCACAAATCCCAATGGTAATAAAAAACGGCAACCACGACATGGTAGTTTCATATATAATTTCTGAGCTTAAAATTTCTACACCGTTCATTTGTTATACTCCTTTACACTGCCCATAACTTAGCATCCTCTCTTACATATATGAATTTTGCGTAAACATATTTGGGTTTCCATAACTGCCACCAACGTCGCTTGATCTTTTCGGCGCAAATCACTCCTGGGTAAATACGCTCACCAAGCGGCAAGCGTTTGATGGACCAACCACACATCTTCTTCGCGGCAGCATTGTTAAGCGTGAACTTGTCTCCGCATCTAATCTCGTACACTCTCTCAGCCATCAAATTTCATCCTCCTCGGTAAGCGCTCTCTGTACAGTGCGAACGGAGCAATTAAGTTCTTTCGCAATTTCTTGATAAGTCATTCCAGCGGTGTACATTGCCTTAATGTTATCTGGGTCGTGCTGCACTGGTCTGCCTCCCTGCTGGCCGTTAGCCTTGCAGGCTTTGTAACGGTTCTTGGATTTGTGGATTAGGTCTTTACAGAGTGCGTCAATAAAACCGCGTATAATCTCGTTGTCTGTTGTTAGCTCACCAGTTACTCCATATTGAATTATTTGTCGTGCAAATTTATCTGCGACGGCTTCGCCCTGGGCCTTCTCCATGGCGTTGATAGCATCTAGCCAGCTGGCATAGAACACGAAGTTTTCTTTTGTGGACATAACCATTCCCTCTTTCATTTTGTTGTGTCGGACATATTATAATACAAAAATGGTGTTTTGTCAATACCGAAAAGTAATCGTTTACAATTTGTTTACAAATGGTCGCGACAAAACCAAAATGGACAGTTATGTCGCAGTTATGTCGCGAGTTATGTCATGACCCCTGGGAAAAACCTAGCGGACAAAACCACGACAAAACCAAGACATAACCTTGATATAGATAAAGATATAGATACTGATATAGATATAGATATAGATATATCGGATTACTACGTAATCCTCTTTTGGGTTATGTCGCGCCCTCACACCTCCACTTCGTGGCCTCCTGCCCTCTCTAGGCAGTCGCCGCCTGAGACGAGAACAACGACTCCTCACTTACGCCTAAGTACTCGCTTATTTTAGCTTACGCTGGTCTGGGGTGGTATTCTCGGAAGCACCCTGGGCATTGTTGGCGACTTATCGCTAAGTAATACGCTGTTTTTGGACGTAAAACGGTGTTCTGAGCGGTTCCCTACCATGTGGTTTTTGGATACCCCCCTGCGGGAGCCGCTTCTGGCATAGTTTAAATATACCCCCCTCCCTGCTCTTCTCTGTGAGCGCTCAAACCCTATCGGACGTTTTGCCTGCGTCAAAACACGCCCTTCTCCGAGGGCTGTCCTCTTTTGGTCTTGCTGGCGCAAGCCCAGGAGCACTTCACTCTCGGATTTCGGAGCCTTTTGTTGGTGGATTTTGGGGAGGGGTGGAGCAAAGTGGGGATAGATCAGTTCCCTGCTTCGCTCGGTGGTTTGGTGAGCGAAAGGCTGGGCAGATTTGGCCGTTGGGTTGGGATTTGGAGGTAAATTATATTTACACCGTGGAAACGCTTACGTAAGTGGGTTTTACGGGGCGTTTTTCGATTTGTGGAAAACTTCTGTGGACAACTCGTCGATGGGCTGGGTTTTGCTGGGTGTTTTGACTGTGGACAAGTTTTGGGGTGGGCGAATGATCGCTTAGGCTGGCAATTTAGAGTGGTTCCCTTCCCTGCTTGCTGGGCCGTTTATTTTCCAGTCGGTGTCTGAAAAGACTACCCATAGCATATTCTGATTTTCCTTGGTTTTTCAACGGTTTTTAGTACCCCCACCCCCGAAAAATCAACATTTTTCCGCTGTCCGTTGGTTTTGTGGTAAAATATCCATGCTGCCACCAGTGGCGGCACTTCCCCCATGTTGTAACACTTGCCGCCCGTAATACGGGCAGCGCGACAGACCATCAATCGCGGACACTGCGCAATGCGCACCGCGCCCGATACTGTCCACTGTTCTTTGACAACTCAATATCACTTGGTTTTCACGGCAGACCGTCAGCCTTGCCGCTATGCGTTGCAGTTATGCAGCCCGTAGCGGTTGGGCTGACCGACCACACAAAATACCGCGCAATGCGCGTTAAAGAGAGGTAAAAACCATGAAAACCACCACCATTATCAACACTGTAGACCTTGACACCATCATTGCCGCGCCCAAGGCAGCCGCAACGCCTAAGACCGCCGCC